TGTCGGGTTCAGGACTCTGAATAGAGTATCTTAAGATATACAATATAAAAATCGATTTAGATGATAAATCGTAGGATATTACTTCTAAAAACCGTTGATTGGCAAAAAAGTACTGCTAGTAGGCAGCAACGCGAATAATGGCAGCAATGCAGGTCTCAGCTATTTCAATTCTAACAATGACGTCAGCAATGCCAATTCCAATGTCGAGTTATTATATATTTAGAAACATTTTATTATTTTTTTTTTAGTTTGCTAAGTAATATCCTTGCCTCTAGGCAAAAGATAACGTAGTGTTGAATGAAGGGTGTTAGTAGGTTAATTCTCGAACGCTTCCGATGAAATATATAAAAAATTGAAACGTGTAGGATATTTGCACGAGAAAGTATACGCTGAAGATAACATCGAACTAGCTGACGATAAAGCTAGAAGAAATAAGTCTATTAGATGTGGAATCAAGCAGCATGATAAGAATAGATTAAAAGAAAATAAGGAATTATCCGATAAGTTAAGGGATTTGATTTATCAAACCTCTGAATATAGTACCTTTATAATATACGAACCTAAAGAAAGATTAATCTTTAGACTTCCATACTATCCAGATAGAATAACTCACCATGCTATAATGAATATTATGGAGCCTATTTGGACTAGTATATTTATAGACCAAACATATTCCTCTATACGAAATAGAGGTATTCATAAAGTAGAGTATGATTTGTTCAAGGTGTTATAGAAACATCCAGAAGAAACAAAGTATTGCTTGAAAATGGATATAAAAAAATTCTATCCTTCTATAACTCACGACATTTTATACGAAATGTTATAGAGAAAGATAAAGGATAAAAAACTATTAAAACTGTTGAAAGAAATAATTTATTCAGCGAAGGGAGTTCCTATTGGAAATTATCTATCACAATTCTTTGCAAATTTATATCTGACATATTTTGACCACTGGGTAAAAGAGGAGTTAAAATGTAAGTACTACTTTCGATATGCTGACGATATTGTGATTCTTGGTAATGACAAGAATTATTTGAGAAATGTATTAGTATCTATAAAACTATATTTGAAACAGGTTCTTAACCTAGAGTTGAAGCCTAATTATCAAATATTCCCTGTAGAAAGCAGAGGTATTGATTTCGTAGGCTATAAATTCTATCATACTCATGTTCTACTGAGAAAATCTATAAAAATGAGGATGTTTAGGCTTATAAATCTATATAAATAGAATAAGATTGATAAAGATGAATTGAATAGAAGAATGAGGTCTTATTTTGGATGGATGAAATTTTGCAACTCTAAGAACTTGCTGAGAAAGGTAGAGGAGTTAACTGGATTGAAATTCTCTAACTGGAATGGAAAAGAAGTTAACATATCTAAGTTTTATAATAAATATATTCACATTGTAGAGGTTGTTGATTATGACAATCATTTTCGAGTGCATTTCATGTATAACAATAAACCCTACTATTTTAAAAGTAAGAATAGGAGATTACACTATTCTTTGCTTAGATACAAATTTCCTATAAATTTTAAAATAACACCTTATGTTAGAGCCGAATAGAATACAAATGGACGTTTATCCTTAGACAATCCAAAAACTTGGGAACGGTACTTATTACTATAACTATGATATAAAAGAAATTAGTGTTAAAGTATCTGATTTAGATAATACCGTAAAAGAAAAAACTTACTATAGTTTTATATAGGTATTAATAAACGGATAGCCTAATTATAAAGATTGTGTAAAAGCTATAGTTAGAAGATTCCTTACGGTTGATGAAGAATTTGATTTAATCAATTCATATAATAGTTATTCAGAAAATCTTATTTCTGACTCTGAAGTTATTAATGAATATAAGGAATATCTTAACATATTAAAATAGATAAAAGCTAAAGTCAAGGAAGATTTTGCTAAATTATGATATATAGAAATGGTAAGTTAATATTACAGGTCCAAAAAGATATTCTAGAACTTGTAGAACAAGTTTAGCAAAGAGTACAAAAGAACATTGGAGCTATATATAAAGGGTCGTAGTTAGTCTGGCTTACCGTATACGATGCTGTTAGAAGCTGTTTTGGTAGCGGAACTTGGCTACAAGACAGACCTTGGTTAAAAGATGATTCATGGAAAAATAATTAATTTGTAAAAATGGCAAAATTTGAAAATTTACCTAATCAGATTACAGATTTACTGACAGAGTGGGATGGTCACTCTGGAATGGAGGTCGAGGATTTTATTTGCCGAAAAATAGAAAAAGTAGAAGGATAGGACATAACTGATATGTCTTATGACTCAGCTACTAGTATGCTTACTCTTCTAAAGAGTAATGGAGAGAAGGTAGAAACTGAAGTATCAGTTATTCCTCCTACTTATTCTTATGGTATAATGGTATATGGGGTGATGTTGGACAATAAGTCTGATAAGATATATACCGAGGCAAATGGCTCTTTGTTAATGCAGTACAATTCAGACAGAAATGTTAAGGTAGGTATTGCTATGTATGCTGTTGCTACAACTTCTGTAACAACAGATAGAATTGGACCTTTTAATGTCAAGATTAGTTATGGAACTTAGTCAGGAACATTTAGAGTAAATAATATTAAGTATAGCTAGTGTATTATAGATCCATCTACAGGTGCTATAACAGGAGTTAACATACCATCAGAGAATTTAATAAATACCTTAGCTTGGATTGATATAACTAGCTTGTTTACTAAAACTTAGTCTGCTAAGAAGATTACAGCCCAAGTTGTAGATGACCTAGATGTGGAAGATACACTAGACTTACCAATCACTACAGAGGTAATTACGTTAAATTATAATGGTGAAATTGTATTAGGTAACAACCTAGTTAATTTCTCACTTACTGGTGGAACTACTAGCAATTATCACCTAGAAGGTTTCAACAATGGAACGCTTTTCTCTACTAGTGGTGGAGTTTTAAATTATTCTAGTCTAACATCTGGACTTAATCAATTAGCTGTTAGAGCAGTTCATAATACTGAAAGTTCAATCTACACTGATTACTTATACGTAGATATTATTTATACATATAACTGCTAGGATACTATAGTAGCTATCAATGGTGTAAGTAATGGTATAGCTAATAATGGTGTTGCTACTCTATATGAATTAACAGTATTTAGTCCAGATAATAGTTCGATGGCTATTACTACATATCTGGAAAATGAAATGCCAGATTCTGGAAGTATGAACCCCACTGAAATTATGAAGTATGAAATCATAGGAGCTTCTTCATATGACGAGTAGGGAGTATATGATACTTCATATAAGAAATATATAGAAATAAACAGTAGTGATTCTGAGAAATATCTAGTTATTAAGGTAGATGATACATATTACAAATTCTATACTGTGTTCACTAACAGTTTAGGACAGACTACTGCATATACTAGTAATTTCAAAACTATGAAAGTGGAAGCAGTAAATCCAGAGTTTATATATTCTCAGGATGTTGCTCCATCTAAAAACTTTGACTAGATTGCAGGTTATCTAAATGATATTTTCGTCACAGATGAGTATGCAACTCCATCTAATCCAGCTACAGTGATTTCTACTCTAGAATCATCTGACGGATGGTAGGAAGAAGACGGTCGCACTATATTTAAAGTATCTGCTCAAGATACTCCTATTCTTAAATCTCCTATAAGTCTAGGACTTGGAAATAACTTTACCATAGAGTTAGGATTTAAGACATATAATATTAGTGATGAAAGTAAGCCTATTGCTACTTTAGGAAATTTCCAATTAAGACCTACGTAGTTCTGTTGGAATACTGAAGATAATGATTTATTCAATGCTAGAAACGCACAGTTCCAAGAAGGTGTAGAAACTCATGTGATAGTAACTGTATAGAAAGGGTTTGTAATATCTAAAAGCGATATTTACTATCCTAATTTCTTAGCCAGTTTCTAGGATGCTTTTGACCAAGCTGCTCCTACAACAAGCATAAATTTAGTTAGAATTTTTGTCAACGGAGTAATAGATAGAGAAATTTCTCTAACTGATTCTGAGCTTAATACATTTACTTCTGCTGCTTTGTAGATAAATCCTACTACTGCTGATATAGATTTTTATCTATTTAGAGTATATAATAGTGTAGCTCTTACCTTTAATTAGGTTCAGAAAAATTATCTTTCTTTCTTAAAGGAAAAAACTTCTAAGGAAGACTTTTATGATAAGAATGATATTCTAGGAACTGATGGAGAAATATCATTTGTAAAAGCTAATGAGAAATATAATACACTTGTTTATGTGTTCCCATAGGGAGCTAAGTTCCCAAATAGAGCATGGGGAGGAGAGGATAATGAAACTCCACCGCAAGAAGGTGCCCAAAAGAAGTCTCCAGTAACATTGTTTGTTAATTATGTAAATCAGGCAGTTAATAATCAATATGGAGGTAGACTTACTTATGGACAGGTTAAAGGACAAGGTTCTTCTGCAATGAGATATTTGATTTGGAATGTAACATATGCTCTTAATAAGTTAAAAACTCCAGGAGGAGAAAAAATAAAGAGTCCGTTTATTCCATATTCTCAGCTCGATCCAGAGACTAATACATTTAGAGAAGATGCGTCTTCTACTAGTGGTTATTATGTAATGCCTCCGTATGATGGACAGCAAGACACTACTGCTTATAAGATTACTAAGTTAGTCGGAAAGGTTAACTTTGCTTCTTCTATGCAATCTCATAAGATTGGTTCTTGTAAGCTATTTGATGATGCTTATAAAGAATCTAGAGGTAATCTAATATCTGGAGGATAGAAGGCTGTTCATGAAGAGCCATTCTTATATTTCTATTGGGAAACAGATATGGAAGATGTTTCTAATATCCAGTTAGCCGATTTAATAGACAATGACGAGTCTATTAAATTTATGGGATTTCAAACTTGGGGTGCTGGTAAGGGAGACGATGCTTCTAGCGGATATGATGAAAATAAAACTCCAGAATATTTGATGCTTGAGGGTGGTGAGAATACTGACCCATCTGTCAACTTTAGACGTCCTTGGCAAGCTTTACAAAGAGCTACTGGAGTTCTCGGAGAGGATACTTATAGACTAACTAATCAACCCACAATTACTTATGCCAATTCTCTTCTTCGTCCTTGGGACAATCTTTTGATTGAAGATGAATCTGTAGTCTATGACTAGAGAGGAGCATGGGACATTGATTATGGTTGTGAAGAAGTGGAAAATGATAGTGGAAAGACTTACTTCCAATTTGCAGAATCAGTTCATGAATCTTTAAAAAAGTTTAGAGAATTTTATGATTTTGTATATGGACACGATTACAATATGACACAAACTAGTGCAACCAGTCCTTCAGGATGGGATGTTACTAGAAAGTACATTGTAACTGCAAGTAGCTGTACAATAAACCCAACTGGTCACAAGTCTGGAGACATTTATCGTTATGATGATATTAACGGGACTTGGGTATGCGCTGGAGTAAGTTATGAATCAGCTACTGGATGGGCTAGAGCAAACGTATATGAATTAGCTGGAACAGGTAGTACATTAGGTATTCCAGCAGCCCTTGATTCAATCAAGGCAAACTTTATTACTGGAATAAAGAAATATGTAGACGTAAATGATATTGCTTTCCACTAGGCTTTTATAAAGTTTGTATCTGGAACTGATAACAGAGCAAAAAATACATACTTCCAAATTATTGGAAAACTGAAAGAAGATAATGGAGAAGGATAGTTTGTAGAAAATGGAAAAGGGGACTATTTAGTTAGACTTATTGGAGACGACTTAGATACTATTCTAGTAACTGATAACAACGGTCTTCAATCTAAACCTTATAATCTACTAGAAACTTCATATAGAGAATCTGACTCAGTTTACTGGGGAGATGCTAATAACATATTCTTCTATATGTTTGACCAATGCTTCGAGTCTGAGATTAAAACATATTTAGCAAGTGTTATAAATACCGCATTTAAGAATAGTAATAGTATGGAGGATAAATCTAACTATTTCTATAAAGTATTCTTTAATGTTTAGGAGACATTCCCTGCAGTAGCATATAATCATACTGCTAAGATATATTATGAAAACGCTCAAGCTATTAAGAACTCAAAAGTTCTTTCTTACTATAGTAATAATGAAATCGAACCAATAGAACAAAGTCACGGTTCTTGCTTAGCCTGTGAAAAACAATTCATGACTAAGAGATTCGCTTTCTTATCCACATATGCTCAAACATCATTGGGAGCTATTGCATTAAGAACTGCAAGTTCTGCTGGTAGTGGTGATACTTTGAGATTAAGAATGGAGTTTGAACCATATCAAGATTGTTATCCTGTATATCATTACAATGGAAAGAATCTATATCTGTCAGACTTCTAGACTTCTAACTTTGATGCAATTAAGAATCTGGCATAGGCTGGAAATGAATATGTTGCTTAGATTAATCAGGGAGACCCTGCAATCAACCAAGGTATCTATTTAACTACTCTGTATAAGAAATTAAATATCCTTGGTCTAAAGATGTCTACTATTGACGCAGACTTCTCAAGAGCTACTGAGTTCCAAATTGATAATGCTTAGCTAGATGACTATTCTAGTCTATTCCCAAGCGATTATCCAGATTTAGCAATCAGCTTGTTCACACCTTCATTCCCAGTATTGGAGAGTTTAACTCTTAGAAATATGACACTTCCTACAGAAATGGACTTGTCTAAATTCTTAAAGTTGGAAACTATAGACTTCTCTAAGACTACTACTAAGAGTGTAGTATTCCCACAGACTGGTAGATTAAAGAATGTAATTCTTCCAGATACTATAGAAACATTTAGAATCTATGATAATCCAGGATTGACTGATATTACATTTGAGGGATTAAATAATCTATCTACAGTTTACGTTGACTGTGATAATGTTGGAAGCTTCGACGTAGCTAACTTCTGTGAATAGTTGATAAATTGTAACGCACTATAGTCAGTGACTATTAGAAATGCAAATTTATATATAACAGAAGATGCTTTAAGAAAGATGATTCTTACAAATACTTGTAACTTAACTGGAGATATTTACATTGTAAATACTGCAGGAAGTACAACTCTTAAAGCAATTAGCTTTGCTACTAAATAGTTACTTGTTAACACATTTGGTGACATTTCTGACCCTGAATCTAAGATTAGAATACACTTCCAAAGTGCAGAAATTTTGGATTTCAGTTGCGCTGGAGAAGTTTCTGTATACTACCAAGCTGGAGAATCTGGAACGATTGTTCGTCAAAATCTATTTGATATTACCGTAGCATCTGGTAATGATGTTGAAATTAAATAGGGAACTAACCCATATAATCCATCTGTAAATGGATACTTAGATATTACATACTCTATGTCAGGAGTATCTACTGATGTAGCTACAATTGATTAGACTGGTGCTATTACTTTAAAGAAAGAATCTAGTAGTACAGCCACTGTGACTATCAGTATGAAAGTTGCTAATAGTGGAACTGCTATTAAGAAAGCTGTTAGGGTAAGCTTTACTTGGAAAGCCCCACAACTTGGAGATTTCGCTTATGCAGATGGCACATTTACAAGTTCGTTTGACGCAACTAAAACTCTTGTAGGGTTAGTCTACGCTAAGGATGAAACGAATAGCACTTCTGGAGTAGTTTATATAATTGGTAAAGAGTATACAGATGATGAAAAATCCTACTATCTGGGATATAGTAATGATGGAAACCAAGGTTCTCAGGAATAGATACTATAGCAATTATATTAGGTACAAGCCTATTTGAATAGTGTATCAGTATAGAATTATGAAACTGTCTCTGGTACTGCATCTGCAAATTTGATTAATAATATCAATGTATCTACTTATAATATTCAAGTGAATACAGCATTTGCTGGAGAAGCAGATACAGCCTTATATATTAACCATGTGAATAGCAAGTTGCTTCCTATACTATACAACAATTCAACTTGTAAGCCCTATATAAGTAGAAGATAGGTATCCTCTGGAGAAGGAACTAACTGGGAATATTATATTGAATCTAAGGCTAATCTTAATAACTTATGTGAAGCTATTCGAACTGTCTGGACAAACGCTTCTGGAACAGATATTATGAGTTGCTTGTTATATCCATACTTCTATAGTATGCACGTGTATGAACCATAGGTTCAAGAAGATGAAACACTGAATGCTGCATACTAGAAAGGAAAATGGTACGCTCCTTCTGTAGCCGAATTCTCAAGAATTATTTACTACAGAGGATATAGTGTATCAGGAAGTAATTTCAATACTGGAGATACAGTAAGATAGCCAATTAGCACTTCAGTTTCTAATGGAGGTGGAGTATTAACTACTCCTATATTCTCTATTGCTTATTCTAGAGCTACTAATTAGTTCCCATCTGTATGGTCTAATATTGTGGGCTCTGGAGATAATGCTGGAGTTAATAACATAACTACTTCTATTAACTCATCTGCTGCTAATAACTATTCTTATCAAAGGACTTAGCAATATAGTGGAAGCGAATATACTTACCAAAATGAATGGGTTACTGGTAGTTATAATGACCCATCTTACTGGAATACTGTTCAATATAACAATGCTTGGAGATTAACTAAACATCAAGGAGTACCGTTTACTAAATTTAATTATTCTAAGAATGGCTAATAATTTCATGCAAATAAGTCATAATGATCGTTATTATGTAATTAATAAGGATGACTCTTTGAAAACCTTACTCACTCAAGAGGAACTTCTAAAGCTTCCTCTAAGTGTTTGGAAGGAACTGTTTGAGTTAAAAGATGGAGTATGTTATTTTAGACTTATGCTTCAAGTATTAGAAGCTGTAATAAAAGCCTATGATAAATCTTCAAATGTTAATTCTTTTACTTATAATAGAGAAGAGTATTGGTTAGATAAGGCTACTAGAGTAGGACTAAGAAATTTAGTTGATTCTAATCCAGAAGAAATGTCCATAGTTCTTGGGGATAAAATTATTGAGATGCCTGTTGATAATGCTAAAGATTTTCTATCTCAATTAGAAGTATATGCTGGAAAGTGTTTCGTTACAACTACAAAACATCTATAGGCGATAAAAGAACTTAGGACAGTTGAAGATGTTGTAAACTATGATTATACATCTGGATACCCAGATAAGATTACATTAAATGAATGAAAATTTAGAAAAGGATAAAATATAGCTAGGGGGCGAAAAACCCTAGCTACTTCCTTCTAAATCATTACTTAATACTATAAAACTTGGCTACAATGTTAAGCCAGTCCCTCCACCTCCTGCGAATCATATTGATTTCATAGAAGGGGATTCTGTGATGACTACTATAAGTACGGGATTTGAACATAACGATAAGCCAGTCCCTCCACCTCCTGAAATAAATCTAGGTTGTAAGATTCCTAAGAAAAAGAATCCAGATTCGGTCATAGGAAGTATAGATACAGGATTTGGTTGTGATAATTAGATCGTTATAGATTGTCCCAAACCGAAATATAAAACTCATTTATGTAAAGAAAATTATCTAGGAGAGTTTAAAACAGAATCTGAGAAAACATTAGCTAGAAATAATCTAGGAGTTTATAGTAAAGAAGAAATAGATAAGATTGTTGGTTAGATTGTAGAAAATAACAACAACAATTTTATTACTAGAAAGGAAGTTCAGAATATGATAGCCAACTTAGATTTTGTAGACTCTACACTTAAATCTTATGCAGACTACCAAATACCTAATAATTTATTTAAATTATGAGTACAACACAAATTAAAAGATTATTTCAATCAAAAACCGAATTTGTACCTATTACTCTAGCGGAAGCAGTAGTTGTAAATACTTCTAATCTCCCTGGGCTTTCATCATTAGGGATAACAACTCTCGATAAAGTATTGAGAACTACTATGGGAGTAGTTGGAACTAATGCTGCAGATATTGCTAAATTAAAAACTACAGTCCAAGAAATTAATACTGCTCTAGAAGGAAAATAGGACAAACTTACTGCTGGTGTAGGTATTACTATATCTCCAGATGGAGTTATTAGTACTACTAATAGCATAGAACTATACAAGATAGTTACTTAGCTACCAACAGCATCAAAAGACTGTTTAAATTCTATATATTTAGTTCCTGCAACATCTGGTACAGCAGGAAACATTTTTGTTGAGTATATTTGTGTCTATGAAAACACATAGGCTAAGTATATTTGGGAAAAAATTGGGGAAGTTCAAACAGATGTAGATTTATCTGGATATGTAACTACAGAAACCTTTAACTAGACTATCAACACAATTAATGGTTAGCTAGCTAATGCTATAACAGCATAGGATGTTACGACATCAGATGGTAGTGCTAAGGTTGTAGTTAATTATACTATTCCTAGAGATTTATATGACAGTATGGTCGAAACAGATTCCTCAGACCAAGTAATAGGAGGATAATCATGGAACTAACTATTAAACAACTTAAGCAACATGGTTAGATATTCGTTCCTTAGACTACTGCTGAAGCTGTTTTAGTTAAAGATGGTGAGGAAGTTATTACTCTTGATAATATGCTAGAAAGAAAGATTGAGCAGATTATTACTCCTGCTGGGTCTGGCTTGTAGGCATTTAAACAAGGGTCTAATATAATTCTTGCTCACTCCAATTCCATAACTGCAAATGAATCTCCTTCTTCAGTAAAGGTAAAATATGATAGCCGAGGACATATAGTTGAAGTAGCCCCAACAAGTGAAATGACTGTAGTTGTAGACCAAGAAGGCTATTTTTAGTATAATGGTTCAGAAGACCGGAATCTACTTCTGGGGAATGATTTTGGAATAGATGAAGATAATAAAATTATATTAAAATGGAATTATTTATAATATGGCACTATTAAATTTTGCTAATACCTATGCTGAAATATCTGGCAATCTTTCTTTGCCGGAATCTACTTCTGGGGATTTTGTGAAGCTATTCTTTTCCAAGGATGGACATATTATATCCCATGGAAAAGATTTTACACCTACGTTCACTCCGAATATGAGGGGTCTAGTTCCTATTTCTAGCGGAAAAGCTACAGAAATATTTAGAGGAAATGCTACATGGGCGGAGATAACTACTGCCGATTTACCTATTGCCTCTAGTATTTCTGATGCTATTACTAATGGTACTGCATCTACTACTATATTAAACACCCAACAGATAGTAGAGTACGTTGGTAATGCTTTTGCAGCAAATGACGCTATGAGATATAAGGGAACTATTACCTATAGTAATGGTAATTATACAACTCATACAGTTGCTGGAGTAGAAGTTTAGGGATTCCCAACTAAATGTGAAGTTGGAGATACTTATAGAGTAACGTCTTAGGGAACATATGCTGGATAGACTTGTTCCGCTGGAGACTTACTTATTTGTATACAGGATGGAACTGGAAGTAGCTTAAATACTGCGGCTTATTGGACTGTCGTAGAAGCAAATATTAACGGACAGGTAAAACATACAGTAAACGGTACTTCTATCTATGTTTATAGTAATAGTACTAATACCTTCACTATTTACGCTCCAACTACAAGTGGAACACAAGGATAGGTATTACTAAGTAATGGAAGTTCTGCTCCTATATGGGCAGCTTAGTCTACCCTAGTAGTAGGAGAAGCTAAGAAAGTAAGTAATGCTCTCTCGCTAGGGGCCGGTTTAACCTTTGGAGCATCTGGAGCTACTTATGATGGTAGCGTTGCAAGAACTGTATCTTTGGTGGCTGCTACAACAACCACTATAGGAGGAGTAATTGTAGATAAGGATTCTACTAATAAGACAATATCTGTCACCAGTGCTGGTAGTATATATCTTACTAAGTAGAATGTTATTAATGCTCTTGGTTATGACCCAGCATCTAAGGATACATGGAGACCTATTACTATAGGCGGAGTATCTATCGGTGAGAAGACTTTAAATTTCGTACCGTCTGGAGACGTTTATTTAAAGGCAGACTCTAATGGGGACGATATACAAGATATTAGTTTTGGAATAAGCTGGTATAACATCAGTACTAAGAAATACGAAACGGCATAATTTATGAAGATAGCATACAATCCTAAAACGGCTGCAGCTCTCACAACTGCTCCCGCGAACAATGATATAACTTTCGACCTTAGGGGCTTAAATATATTCGTTAGAGGGGAGAAATTCAAGGGAACAGATACTACCTACTCAGTATTTAAGAAACATACTTCTGCTGGAAGTGGAGGTTATAACGGATTGGTGCCTGTTCCCTCATATACTGCAACTAATATTAGATTTTTAAGGGAAGATGGCACCTGGTCCATACCTGCGGCTGCGGCATTCATTTATACATAGTTGACTAATCAAGATCTAGATGATTACTTAGATGAAGGAAAATGGTACTATGCTGGTGGAGGTAATAGTGTAACTAACAAACCCAGTGGTGTAGATGCATTTGAGTTATATGTTGGTAGAAATGCTAGTGGTTATCGTTACTAGAAATTAATTACTTCTAGCGGTATAATATGGTTTAGATATTATGACTCTACTGCTTGGAAGACCTGGGTTAGATGGTATACAGACCAAAATACTGACTAGAAAGTGTTATAGTCTGCTACTACTACTGCAAATTTTAGACCTGTAATCCTAGGTTATACCAATACAAATACTCCTTCTGATTTAAGTGCTAATGTTACTCAGTAGGTTTATACTACTACTACTATATATGCACAACCTAGTACTGGTAGTCTGTGGGCTAATAAATTATATTCAGGTGGAAAGCCCGTTCTTACAGAACATCAATCATTAGCTAACTATGTTACTCTAAATACATCTTAGACTATTACGGGAACTAAAACTTTTGGCTCTAATATACAGTTTAATGGAACTCAGAGTATTCATTGGAATAATGGAACTTATTAGTAGAGGATATCTATAACAGATGATTCCACAGCTAATACTTCTGTTTTTAACTTTTAGCAGTCTACTAATACTGGAACCTCGTGGAATAATATATTACAAATATATGATAACGGGATTTTACACGCTAATGGATATTATAAAAATGGTTCTTCTGATTCATATGTGCTACTAGGAGGTGGGGGACACAAATTAGTATCAGACTTTATGTTAAAAACTGATGAGCTGTCTAACAACCTTACCACTATCACAAAATCATTAAATGTCACACAGGCATGGATGGATACTGGTATTACTTCCACAAATCTTCCTGCAAATGGTACCTATATAGTATAGGTTCAAGTTAATGCTAATGATAGCACTGGGACTATGTACAATTGCTACAGTTCTGGTGTAATGAGTTGGTACAAAGATGGTACTAATGATACAGAGACAGATGAAATTATATTACATCGCTCTGGTCATGCATATGGAAAAACAATCTACTTAAGAACTGTTATGCAGAGTTCTGGAGTTTTAAAATTATAGATAGGTGCAAGTTCTGGTATTGGAAAGGCTTACACTTATACATTTAAATTTAAGAGAATAATATGATAAAGGTTAAAGATGGATATGGTAAGCTTATAGGAACCACATATCAAGGAAGTGCCACACAAGTTCTTCTTAGTAATGGAGGAAATCTAGAGCTCTCTTCTGAAACCAAAGCCAATACACTTGTCTAGAGAAATGCTAGCTAGCATATATACGCTACCTACTTTAACTCTGCAATTTCAGATGAAGCATTAACAGATATTGGTTCCGTATATGTGAGAAATACTTCTGATACATTTATCAGGAGAATAAGTAAGACTCAATTTTATTCAATTATAGATAACAAGTTTGTAACCCTAGATACAGCTTAGACCATTACTGGGGTGAAAACATTTTCTACTGGTCCTATTCTAGCTAATAATGCTACTATTACTTAGAATTAGAATAGTACAAGCAATTATACGACAGTTGTTAAATGGTTAAAAGGAGGAACATCTTAGGGAACTTATAACCCATCTATTGGGCAGCATAATACTGGAGGAGATGGAACTGGTTCTATTTGTATTCTTCCATATCCTACTAGTACAGACCCGTGGGGCGGAACTGTAGGTTTATTTATAGGTAAAGGAGTTCTCAGGTTAGACGGAAAGGCTGTTGCTATTGCTGAAAATTATTATACAAAGACAGAATCAGATGAACGCTATGTAAATGTTACTGGAGATACTATGACTGGCCCTCTGATAGTCAAGGCTTCAATAACTGGAACTTAGCTAATTTCAAATATAGCTGATGGAACTGCTCCCCTAAAAGTGACTAGTAAGACGGTAGTCACGAATCTTAATTCTGACCTATTGGATGGTTATCACGAAACATCATTCTTTAGAGCTAGGGGAAGTTAGACTATAGCAAGTTCTATTCCAACTACAACTGAGTTATCTAGCAATAATAACCTAAGTGGTAATTGGAATGTAACTTATCCTGGAGCATCTGGACATCTTGTTCAATTCAATACTGGAAGTGGAAGTACTAGATATATGCAATTCTACTCTTATTATAGTGGTAGTTTGTATTGGAGAAATAGTACTGATTCTACACTCAACACTAAATCTTGGAAAACTATAGTAGATAGTGCAAACTATACTGGAATAGTTTTAAAGATTGGTACAGCTACAAAAGGTTCTGCAACTCTTCCCATATATTTAAATGCTGGAACTCCTACGGCTTGTAGTACAACTCTTGGAGTTTCTATTACGGGAAATGCAGCTACTGCAACTAAATTGTAGACAGCTAGAACAATAAACGGAACATCGTTTGATGGTTCTGCTAATATTACTACTGCTTATTGGGGAGCAACTAGAACAATCACATTATCTGGAGCTGTGACTGGTAGCGCCTCTGTTAACGGAAGCTAGAATGTTACTATTACTACCACATATCAAACTGGTTCTATAGACGGACGCTATGTTGGAGGTAAGAAAATAGCAGGACATGGCTCTCAAGGAACTGCGTATACGGCTGATACATACTCTTCTAATTTCGTAAATAAAGCTTTTGTAGCGTATGCGGAAAGAGGTTCTTGGGCTTATGCTAACAATGGATACATAACAACAGATACAGGAGTAAATATTCCTCTTGCTGGAACTGCTATATTCCAATGGGGAGCTAGTGATACAAATAAAACTTAGTTATTCATAACTCCAATGAATAACAGTGGTGTTAGTAATCCAGCCGTTAATGAAATGTTGTTTTATACAAGCAACGGAAGTGAATATAGCTCTGGGTGGTCTAGAGTATTAACTAACAGAAATTACACTATTTATACTGTAACTAAGACTGGTGGAGGAGCAAGTGGTACTTGGGGAATCTCAATCACTGGTAATGCAGCAACGGCCAATAGGATAATATCTCATAGTATAAGCGATACCTTAGCTAATAAGACTACCCCAGGATACTTATATCACGCTGGAGGAAGTAATAGTGTGAAGGATAAACCTTCTGGAGTTGACGCTTTTGGTGTATTTACTATGTAGACAGCATCTGGATGGTATGGGCAATTACTAATGTCTTCTAATACTTCTACAGGATTATATTGGAGAACAGCCACGTCCCTTAATGGTGGATGGAAAAAAATATTAGACTCTTCTAATTATACTGCCTATGTAAATCCAGCTAATTTCGTAACATCTCTTGGAACTAATGGAAACTATGTAACCTGGACTAAAAATGGTACTACTAATAACTTAACAGTTCCCTTTGCTACTACTTCTAACGTATTAAATAACCTAGGAAATAGAACAGCTATATCTGGAACTACTGTTGGATAGAGTGGGCTTAGGTTGTACGAAGTTTATAATAATGGTTATCCAGTAAACTTCGGTAATGTTTTAAATATTGGTGGGCAAGGTTATGGAGAACTTTTGTTTTAGTGGACTGGGGATAGTAATCCTGGACATTTGTACTACAGAAGTAAAAGAGATGTGGCTTCATAGGCTTGGAGTAATTGGGTTACTATACTAGATAATAATAACTATTCTTCTACTCTAGATGGTAGATATGTAACTCTTGCTACAAACTAGACAGTTAGTGGAATTAAAACTTTTAGTACATAGTAGAAATTTACAGTAGCGACTGGAACATCTCCCTTCACAGTATCTTCTACTACTGTTGTTTCTAACCTAAATGCTGATATGCTAGATGGATGGCATCTAAATTATATACTAAAAGATGGTTATGTTACTAGTGGTACGGCCGGACTTTCCTCTTACTGGAGAAAGGTATGGGATATAACATTAAATAATTAGTATAATGATGTTGATATTAATCTTCTTGTACATTCAGCCTATAATTAGTAGTGGGGAATAATATCTTTTAGGTTAAGATAGAATGGAACTGGGACTGCTAAAAATATAAGTGCTTACTTGGCTGAAGTAGTCGGAAATATTCCTACAGATAGGTTTAGATTATATTACAATAATAGTAGTGGTCTATGTCAGTTATGGTGTAACCCAAGTAGCTAGTATAGTGTTTATAATTACAGAGTTTTAGCTAAGACATGGAGAACTGGTACTGAGGCTACTACTCTAGGAACATTTTATACTGGTGATACTTCCACAGCACAGTCTCTTCCTTCTGATAGTTATGTTTCTATGACTGGAATAACTATAGTTAATACGGCTGCAAAGGTTGCTAATACCCTAACATTTTCTGCAGGAAAATTTTCTTCTAAAACGTATAACGGAAGTTCTGCAATAACAGTTAATGTTCCGACTCACACTAGTCATTTAACAAATGATAGTGGATTCTGGACTGGAACAAGATATTGGGCTAACATAGCAGTATCTACTTCTTCTAGTACAAGTACTTCACCTACGTTTAGTACTGCCTATACTTCAAATTGGTTTAGAAGTACTGGATCTACGGGATGGTATTCTCAGACTTATGGTGGTGGATGGTATATGGCCGACAGTACTTGGATTAGAACCTTTGGGAGTAAATCGGTTTATCAGGATACTGGATAGATAAGAACTGACGGCTATCTAGTTACAAATGGAGGAATTACTGTAGGAGCTACTTCTCCGAATAATGGTACTTATAAATCACATGTTACTGGAAACTCATGGTCTTCTGGATATATTAGAGCAGGTGCTGGTTTTTATCATAATTCAGTAAATAGTAATAGCTATGTATTGTTAGCTGGAGGCTCCTACAAATCATTAGCGGACTTCGCCAAGGGTAATGCTGGTGCCTCAAATAGAGGAGTATATGTAACTAATGGAACTGTTACTGCTATGACATATTACTTAAATGCTACAGTTAACTCTGGAGCATCTGGCAAACTAGCTTATTATAGCGGTACTAACTCTATTGACGACTATACTAATACTATAGGATCTTCATCGACTCCTATATATATTAATAATGGAATTCCTAATGCAGCCAACAGTTATAAAGTTGTGAATAGTGGTCATTATTTTAGCGCTTTTGGTATAAGCGGATATATTTATGTAATTAGATATGGTTAGGTGGTATGTGTATCTATAAATATGTCTTCAGGTGGGAACGGGTCTACGGGAACAACTACCCTTTTAACTAATCTCCCATCAGCTGTTTATACAACTGGATAGTCTGCTTCTAAAGGTGGTGGGGCAGCCCTTAGATAGGCCACTTTTTATGTTTCTGGAACAACGTTATATGTTTATTCTTACCAAGCAGATTAGTTACCAAATAAAGTGTCTTTTACATACATAACTAATACTCTAGAATAATTAATAAATTTTAACTTTTAAAATAGTTTATATTTATTTAGTTTAGTATAAACCAAAAATTAATGATTTATGACGTTAAATGATGTATTGACAAAACAAAATGTAATCACCAAGATTATTCTTAAGGATGGTGACAAGGAACTCCCAAAAGAGTTAAAAGTAAAGATTATGCGCATTAGAATGGCTTACAATAAAATTAAGAAACAATTTGATGCCGATGCTCAAGAGTTTGCCAATCAGATTATTACAGATGAATTAAGAGAGCTGTCTGAAAAAGCTGATAGAACACCAGAAGAGGATGCTAGATTTAACGAGCTAAATAACAAGACTAATTCTGAATATTAGGAATATCTTATTCAAAAGGGATTAGAAGAAGTCTTAGATATACCAGATGATACTTTATCATTAGATGAGTACTCAGACATTTTAGATGTTAATTCTGGAAATGATGTAGAAATTAATGGAAACATTATTAAGGCTGCTGACCTAATGGAGATTATATTTGATTTATTTATAAACGAGTAATTATGGAAATTGTAAAATAGAATGAGACTTATAAAATTACAGATACAGTCGATAGCTGGGTAATGGAGGGAACTGCTAGCAAGGATGTAAGTGGTGCTATTAATATAAATTTCTCTGTAACAGTTTCTGGGGAATTGTCAGAATATCTAGGAGACTGCGGATATTTTAAGCCAGCTGATACGTCTATGGTTTCTACTAACTTTAATGTTGCAGAACCTAATAGAGATAAGTTTGTTGCATATATAGATACAGTAATAGATTCTATATTGGAACATTTTTCAACGGAGGAATAACAATTATGGGAAGAAGAAAAGTATCTAGTACTAAGGGAGGATTCGGAAAAGGTGGAAAAGCAGGAAAAAAGTGTAAATAAACATCTTTATAAAATTCTTATTTATGTTTTAAAATATATTCCATTTATTTTAGCATTAATGGAAACTGTATTTGTAGTATTGAATTATTATGAGTTACCTCATTACTATTTAAATGTATTTGGAGGATTTTCAATATGTTTTATTATTACTCTATATCTACAATCTTACATATTCCAATTTTGTTCTTGGCACAGAGTGCCTATTCATTATGTATTGTTATCAAACATTATTGCTTTAATAGATGATATAGTTAAAATACCACTTTCCGATCTAAATATGATGAGAATGTATTTTGTACTTCTTGTTATGTTTACAATGTTATTTATATATTTAAAAATTAAATGCAAATGTTGAAATCTATAATAAGAACTTTGCTATAGAAATTCATAGATGATATTGACTCTGATAATTGTAATATTACAATGGAACAGCAGAGTAAAATTATTTCTGTGTTATCAAATATCGCTAATCCAGATTATAGAATGAGTAAAGTTTAGGCTTGTGATTATCTTGGTGTTAGTAGAGCTACTTTTGATAACTATGTTAGAGATGGATTCATTCCGAAAGGAGTCAAATAGGAAGGTTTTAAAGAATTGAGTTGGCAGAAGTCCGATTTGGATATATTCTTATCAAGCAAATGAGTAAAAATAATCTAAACTATTCAGTATATGTACATACCAATAAAATAAACGGTAAAAAATATGTGGGATAGAGTTCAAATATAATAGAACGATGGAAAAATGGAGGTAAAAACTACTTTAGTAGTACTAAATTCCATAGAGCTATATAGAAATATGGCTGGGAAAATTTTACTCACGAAATTCTTTATGAGAATCTTAATAAAGAAGCTGCTAATAAAATAGAGCGAGATTTAATAAAGAAGTATGACTCTATAAATAATGGATATAATATTTAGGAGGGAGGTTATACATCCCTTACTAAGGAGAGTCTAGACAAGATGAGCAAGTCTTTGAAGTAGGGATACATAGACCATCCAGAGAGAAAGAAAAGGATAAGTGAAAAACTAACAGGAAGAAAAAATTCGGAAGAGACTAAAAGAAAAAAGAGTTTAAATAATGTTAGAACTAAACTTATATCTATAGATGGAGAATTAGGAAGCATTAGATTTTGGGCAATAAGGATAGGAATGTCTCACACTGCCTTAAACTACAGACTTAAAACTTACGGAGAAGATAACTTAATTAGCTTCATAAAATAGAAGTTAAATTAAACTTTCTTGGAATAAAGCTGACCTAGATATATTTCTAGCTAGCAAGAATTAACTCAGCAACGAGTTAGAAATCGGGAGTCTTGAATAGTTTATATTATGACGACATAATGTAGCTGTTTAAGATTCCCGATTTTGTTTTTAGCATTGTTCAATATCACTCATAGAAATGTATATTATAGTGTAGTTCTAGAACAAATAAACTTAATTATTAACATTTAAATCGTAAACTATGAGTGATACAAGAACTTATATCGTACCTGATGGTTAGGAAAATAGTACTAACTAGATGCTGCCTTGGATGGCTATGATGAACGGTGGTATGGGAGGATTTGGAAACGGAATGTGGAATAATCCATTCATGTACTTAGTTTGGATGTGGATGATGCGTTGGATGAACAGAGGAGAGTTTGGAGACGGTAATAACTGTCAGAACTTACAATCTGCTGAAATTCAAGGTCAGTTAGCTGGTCTACGTGAGTAGATGAATACTAACTAGAACACTCAGCTGTTAATGGACGCAATCAAAGGTAACTCTGCTGCTCTTGGTCAACTTGCTACTAATCTGAACTGCGACTTCGGAGTATTGAAAGACTGCTGCTGCAATATTCAAAATGCAATTGCCACAGTAGGAGGACAAGTTGGTTATACTTCTGAAAGAGTTATCAACGCTGTAGAAAGAGGTAACTGTGATGTTATTCAGGCAATTAATAACTGCTGCTGCAACACACAGAAAGCTATTATCGAACAAGGCTATCAAAATCAATTAGCAAATGAAAGACAGACTTATCAGATTACTAATAGTGTAGATTCAGTAGGACGTGCAGTAGAAAGAGGTTTCTGCGATACTGCTTATGCAACTCAGACTTAGACTTGCTCTCTTCAAAATACTATTAGAGACACAGGTACTGCAAACACTAATCAGATTATAGCTAAGCTTGACGCAATGTAGAATCAGGCTCTGCTAGATAAGATTGATGCTCTACGTGAAAAGAATAGTCAATAGGCTGTTGTTATTAACAATGCCCAATAGACTGCTGCATTTGGACAAATGATAAGTCAAGCTACTACTCCTATTGTTGCTGCTGTAAATGCTCTACAAGGTGATGTAAATGGAATCAAGTGTAAACTTCCTGAAACTGTAACATTGCCATACAGTTGTGCTACTGCTGTACCAACTCAAGCCGTATTTAACGGATATGCTCTTGGTGCTTATGCAGGATGGAATAATGGATGCTGTGGTAACTCTCTTTGGGGTTAAGAAAGGAGGTAACTATGTTATTACCTACTTATATTAACGTAAATAGAGGAGGAATACCAGCAATTAGTAGCTTATCTGTAACAGTTACGGCTAATGAAGTACAATTTGACTTTAATAATCACCGTAACATAGGTGCGCCTTTTAGAGGATTATTAATAGTAAGACTTAACTAGGCTATACCAGCAGGAACTACTACGACTTTACCTATTGTATTCACCAGTGGTGGAGGAGGTAACGCTCAGAAATTGACTGGTTATAACGGAGCAGATATAACTGTGTCTCAGATACCAGGAACAGGTATTTACTTATGCTGGTTTGAACACAGTACTAATACATTACAATTATTAACAGGGGTTGTATAATGGCATTTTAGAATTTAAGGAATAGTAATTAGCTATTTATCTTGCATAAAGATTCTGTCCCTACTCTGGAAATTGGTAAGGTTACTAACGTATCCATACCAGTTCCAAAGTATGGAAACCCAGGAATGTATAATCAGGAAATGATAGTGGATATTACGGCCGAAATAAACGGCACATCTGCTAGTTTCTAGAAATTACCTGCAATGGGAGACATTGCGGATTTCGGAAACAATATTGTGGTTTCCTGCAACAAAGAAGCAATGAATAGTGAAGTTTCTTCGATGAAGCAAAGAAGCCTGGATATAATTAATAGTATCGAAACACATTAGAGTATTATTAAAGGATGTGACGAAATTCTATCGCAATTAAATCCAGAAATAGTTGAGAAACAAAGACAAGAACAGGAGAATAAGGCTTTAAGGGAAGAAATAAACTCCCTTAAAGAAATGTTCAGAGAATTTATTAAAACATCTTTAAAATAGGAACAACATGGCAACAATAATTGAAATTCAGGAGTCAAAATTTGAGCATCTTTCAGATTGTGCTGAACAAATCGTTAAGCATGGAAAGAAATTGATGCATTGTTTATCAGAACTAGAAAGTAAATCTGGTGAACACTACATGGAAAGATACGGAAAACGTAGACGTGGAGGAATGAGAGATTCTGACTACGACGACGAGGACTACCCAAGATACTATTGATATGAGAGCAGCTTTGGATATGTATGACGATATGCCAAAGTATATGCGTAAGTACTTACAAAACTACGGTTGGCATTTCAATAAGGCTTTGTGTTCATACGCTATTTCTTTTATGAAGAAGGGAGGAAAATCCCTAGAGCCAGTATCCAAAGAATACATTGATAAGGTATTAACGTAGAATAACATTAAACTAGAAAATAATGTTGGCTATGATTATGTATTTGTTGGCAATATGTGTAAGGCTGATTATTACGGAAGTAGTATAACAGATGAAAGGCATTTTGCTCTTTACATTAAAGATACCATAGACGATGAAGACGCTGGAGATGGTACTACTATGAGAAGATGGTATGCTACTATGGTAGCTAACGGAACTATGGTAGACTGGGAGGATGTGATATGACACATTTCAGAGTATTGTTTGAGAAATACGATTGGGATATAGAAGTTTGCATAATTGTAGAAAATCCCAATGTTCAATACATTTTGAGTAGATTAGAGGATTTGGGATGTCCAGACGATGTTTTACATAGGGCAGCTTCTAGGATAGAGGATTACGAAAATTCAGGTTTTACGTTTACTAACCAAGAAGAACACAAAAGCATCATAGTTATAAATAGACCTGATTCCGCTGAGGAATTTATAGATACTTATAACCATGAAAAGAATCATGTTGAAATGCATATATGTAAAGAGTTTGGTATTGACCCATATTCCGAGAAAGCTGCTTATCTAAGTGGTCAATTAGCAAAAAAGTTATTTAAAGCATAGTTGAGAAACTGGATTAGATAACTATATATAATTAGTAGGAGGATTTCCCTAAGTTGGGAAGTTCTCCTATTTTTGTTTTGATAAATCACTAGTTATGACTATATATTACTGTAAACATATAAACATATAATCTTATGAAATTTTTTACTATCAAAGAACTAACAAAGAGCACTACTGCTTAGTAGAAGGGAATTAAAAATGTTCCGTCTAAAGAATAGGAACAAAATTTGATAGCTCTTATAGAAAATGTTCTAGACCCTCTTAGAGAGGCATATGGGAAGCCAATCGTTGTTACTAGTGGATATAGATGTCCAGCCCTAAACAAGGCTGTAGGAGGAGCTAGTAATAGTCAGCACATGACTGGATAGGCTGCCGATATAAGAACTATTGAAGATACTAAGGCGGAAAATAAAAAGCTATTCGATTTAGCCCAAAAGCTAAAGTTACCATTTGACTAGCTAATAGATGAGCATAACTTAGACTGGGTTCATATAAGTTATTCTAATAGAAATAGAAGACAAGTATTAACAATAAAATAACATGGGAGAAGGTAAAATCAATATGTTCGGTAAAACCTATAATACTATTGGTTCTACCGATTCTAATTTTATAATTAAAACAAAAGGAGATTTAAAAGTTCAGTGGGGAGGAAAATTCATAGACGTAATCAAAAATGGAAAATTAGCATCTGCTGGAGCGGACATACTAAAAGTGGCCTCTAGCTCAGATGATATTTCTAGTAATGGAGTTTATTTAGTTCCTACCGATGAAGGGAACGAAGTATGGGTCTCTATCGACGGAACTAAGGTTAATATAGCTGGAGAAGTTGGGACTACCTATGTATCATTCCTAACAGAACAAAAAGAAGTAACCGCTGACCAAAAGTATACAGCCTTAGTAAATGCTGGATTATATTATGAAACTTTGGAGGATGCTTAGGAAGCAGGTGTGAAAGCTGGGCTTATATTCATAGTTGGAGAAAATAAATTATACATAGCTAAAGACGGACAGTTATCTGAATACATAGCATCTCAGGGTACTTCAGAGAATGATAAAAATACATATTTTGATGAAATTACTGTTAAGGAGTTAAAAATATACAGTGATGGGTCTAATATGACCATTGATAGCCCAAGCCTTCAATTTAAAATAAATGAATAGTTGGCTATATCATTAGATACCTAGCTTAGATCGTACTTAAGCATTGCTATGCAGACTGGTACTTATATATAGTCAAATAATGCTACCTCTACGAGTGGATATAGATTATATGTAAAAGATGGAAAATCTATACTTGAAGTAGACTCTATTGTGTGGAGGGATATGGGATAGACCCTTGGGGGAACTAGTACATCAAGATTAGATGAAGCTATAATATATAGTGTACACGGAAATATAATATAGTCTGCATATCAAAACGAGAATAATATTATCTGCATTTTAAGATACCCAAACTCCTTTTCGTCAACAGGAAAAGTATATGTATTAGTTCCTCTTAGCATACAAATAGAAGTAGATTATGAGTAGGATGATACCAATGTTCAGATTTTTGCTAGTACTGGAGACATAATAGCCACCTAGGATATAAAAATACAAATAGAATATGTTGCAGATGGTGTAGATGGACAACTACAATTAACTATTCCATCTGGAAGTAGTTCTGCAACTTATGATTTAACTGGGATATAGGAATTTGGTATAGATGGATACACTATCCTATCTGGGCCTTCAAATATTAATAATTCTGGTGTCTATGGAAAAGGGCAGCTAGTTGAATGTGATATATTAGATACTGAGGTATAGGAGTTAACTATCTCTATGGATTCTTCAATCTAGGACTTGTTTTTAGCTAATTGCTCAGGTTCTTTTATATACTCATCTAATGTCCCCCTCATAAAAATAACCCAAAACACTATTGATGTTCTAGATAGGTCAAAAACTATTGTAGATGAAGATACTTTAGAAGAAAAACCTGATGACACTGTTCATACCAGAATAGGAGTAATAAATGAGCAAGAATTTGAAGAATTAAAGAAATGTCCAGAAGAATAGGAAGAAGTGCAGGTTGGAATATATTCTGATAATTTTATAGGACTAAATTCAAAATTATACGATTCAGTTTTTAAAAAGAGATGCGATTATCCTAAATATGATGAATCCGTTGAAATCCCAGAAGATTTTTAGGACGAAAAATATAATAAAGCAGTTCCAAATGTTGAATGGATTAAAGAACTAATTAAACTAGCAGTTCCGAGTGGGACTATTGCTATGTATAATGGGCAATCAGAAATCCCAGAAGGATGGGCTGTATGTGATGGAAATAACGGAACTCCTAACCTAGTAGGAAAATTTATTAAAGCCGTATCTGAAATAGATTAGATAGGAGACAATGAATCTGAGTTGAATGAGAACAATGAATTCATAATTACTTAGGAACATCTTCCAAAACATAGCCATCCTCACAAACCTCATACACATAATCTAGGAGGAGACCTATCAGGAACCACAGGAAGTTCTGGAGATTTAACAGTATCTCTAGACTATTCAGATTATAATTGGGGAATAGAATCTGTTTAGAAAACATTTGTCACATCTGTAACCGGAGAAGGAGTAACTTCAGAAACTGGAACTGTTGATGGAGTATCAAATATAAGGACCCAGGGAGGAAACGCTACAGGAGGAAACCACACTCATTCTATTTCTTTGGATGCTGAAGGGGGAGTTTCTTTATCTTCTGCTACGAGTAAGGAGGAGACTTTAGAAGATTCAGAATGGCTAAATAAACCTATAAAAATAGAACCTCGTTCTTATTCTCTGGTATTTATTATGAAATTATAATTTTTTATTACAGAAGTTTAACATTTAATTATGTTTTAATTGCTGTCTACCTAATCAATACATATATATTGTATGATTAACTAAAAAATGATTATGTATATGGAAAATTTTGATGAAGTGATTTTTGACGACGACGAGTTTGGAGGTGATTCCTTTGAACAAACAAAACCAGAAGATGGTGATGGCAACCAGCCTTCTAATGGCGGAACACCTTCTGGATAGCAAGATGAAGATTTAACAACTGAAGTACTACGTCTTAAAGGTATTACTGACCCAGGAAAAATTAAATTCGAAGATGAAACTGGTGCTATTGTAGAAAGAGCTTGGGACTCATTAAGCAGAGAAGAATAGATTAATATCTTGATTGACCAAGAACCAGAACAGTAGGACTTCGATGAATCTGAATTGTAGCTTATTAACACAATTAGAGAGAGTGGAATGACTCCAGAGGAGTACATCTAGTCTTTACAGCCAGAAGTTGAACCAACTAAACGATATAGAGTCGATGATCTTTCTGACGATGAGGTTTATGCGTTGGATTTATTACATAAAATTGGGTCCGATATTTCTGACGAGGAAATCAATCAAGCACTTGAATTAGCTAAACAAAATGAAGGTTTATTCAAGAAAACAGTAGAAGGTCTTCGTAAAGAATATATAAGACTTCAGGAAGATGAAGAAGCTCAGATAGCTAGTGAAAAAGCTGCTAGAGAAGAGGCTGCATATAATAAATTTGCCGACTCAATCAAGGGTCATATTAAAGACTTAAATTCTTTTGCAGGACAACCTTTGCAACTATCTGATGATGATATAGAAGATTTATCCTCATTTATGCTAGACATAGATGATTAGGGATTGAGTGCGTTTGGTAGAGCTATGAATGATCCAGCTTTATTTACCAAAGCCGCATTTTGGATTCTTAATGAGGATAAAATAGTAGAAGAATTAAACAAACAGATTCAGGATAACTATAGAAGAGGTTATGAGCAAGCCAAGGCGGATTTATAGGGAAAGCCTAAGCCTAAATTGGTGTTCAACAAACCCGCTTCACAAAAGAAAACCACAGACGATGTGTTTATAGATGATGAAGATTGGTATTAAGATTTATTAACATTTAAAAAGAATAATTATGCTTGTAGCGAGTTTTGTAACTAATCGCCCTACGATGGGTGACACTAGAACTTATGAAGATTTTAGTAAATTCTTAGGAGAAAGACCTCACCGTTTAGGCGTTGTATCTCGTCTTTATCCAGAATTAACTGCAACTTTCTTGACAGAGGCTCTAAGAAATATTTTCTATGGAGATACCAAGAAAGCAACTGGATTCCAGAATATTGATTCTACTTATTTTGAATGGGAAGTAGAAACTAATTACATTAAGAGAATCCCCTTCGCAGCAGTGCCTGTTGAAGATGGAGCTGATGGCTCTGAAATTGAAATGATTTTCCCTGAAAACTATTATCAATTACACGAAATTTTCAAAATTGAGAAGACTGGACAGCAATGTTTTGTTGTATCTCGTCCTACTAGAAAGGCTGACAATATGTGGTCTGTAATGGTAAGACTCATCGACGATGACTATTCATCAATCCTAGATAAAGATGGATGTTAGGTAGGTGATACAACTCGTTTCATTGGTAATGCTAAACCAGAATTGCATGATACTGGTTTCGTTAAGTATCAATCTAACGTTGAAAAGATGAGAAACTATATGACAACTATTCGTGTTGACGATAGCTACTCTTCTAAATATGCATTAATGGAAGATACTTTCATTAAGGTTGGTAAAGGCGAAAATCAAGGATGCTTAACTGAAAAGATTTACAAACTTGAGCCTATGAAGAAGAACTTAATTGAAAACTTCTTATATGCTCGTGAAAATATGATTCTATTAGCTAAAGGAAACATCGGAGTAGACGGTAAAGCTACTATCTCTGATAGAGGTACTGGACGTCCAATTCCTATTGGTGACGGTATGATTCCTCAAATCGAAAGATTTGCTTCTAAGTATGCTGCTAATAGAGTAACTATTAACACATTCCACACAATTATCTCTACTATGGTAGAAAAGGCTGAGAAACCTACTGGTAATCACTTTGTATTCATGGTAAACGAAAGAATGTGGGGAATTGTACAGAGAGTTCTTGGAGATTATCTATCTACTCGTAAGACTGATGGTGCTTACTTGTGGTCTAGAGGTGGAGAAGGAAAATACATCAAAGTAGGTGCTACATTTGACGCTTACGAATGGGGTGGAAATGTTGTATCATTTAAAGTTGATAGAACATTAAGTAGAGAGTTCTTAGAACCATACGCTCTATGTATTGACCTTACAACTGGTAAGACTTCTACTCAACCTCCTGTAGCTATGTATTCTCTGAAAGGAAAAGACTACATCTTTAACGAAGTACTTGGTGTAGGTGGTCGCTCAGGTGGTGACAGTGGTGTTGTTTCAACTCCTGTTGCTGGAGGTATGATGACTATCCATGGATATGCTGGTATTGCAGTATTTAATCCATATCGTTCATTTATTCTTCGTTGTAAAGAGTAATAAGTAAGATAAATAAAAATAAAATAGATACGGTGGGGAACGAGGTGCTTCCCTACCTAATTCTTTAAAATATGAAAATGAATTATGGCAAAAAAGGTTAATGAAGTACAAGACGGTGATTTAAAGAGTAACATCGTTGTATTAAGAAGTGTGTTTGGTAAAGTAGGACAGAAATATTATATTCAACCTCAAAAAGATTCTCGTGGCAGATATGCAGATTGTGTTAAAAGGGTTAACTCTCAAGGAGATATTATTTTAACACCAGAAGAAATTGAAAAAGAGTCAAAAGGATTAGCTGCTTATATTCCAGAGACAGAGTTGTTTGTAATAGAAGATGGTAAAACTTTTAATTTGGATGATGTCTATGAGAACGCTGTTTGGGAAGCAATTAAAAATTGCGACCTCATTGCTCCAGACAGATTTGCAAAGAATGATAAAGGGGACTATCTAATTGACGGAACTGTAGACCCACGGTCTAAAAGACCTAGATATGGAACTGCAGAGCTTTATGTAGATAGACCCGGATTTGAGGCTCAACGTAGAGTTACTAGACGTAAACTTATTGTAGAGGCTTCTAATTATATCATGAATGATGAGCGTGGATATGAAGGAAGATTGCTTGTTGCTAAGGTATTAGGTAGAGATATGAAAAATCAGCCAAATGCTGATGTTGAAGACTATCTATTGTCTATAGCTGAGAAAACTCCAGAGAAAATTATTAATTGCTACACTGGAGGAGATATTCAACTTCGTATGCTGTTTATAGAAGCTCGTGAAAAGGGAGTTATTCTTAAAAAGGATGGACTCTTTGTTTATGGAGAAGATGGTAAAGTAGCACTAGGAGCTACAGATAATGCAGTTGTAGAATGGATGAAATTATCTAGAAACGCCAAAACCTTAGCCTTAATTAGGAAAGACACATATCCTGATATGTTTGAAGATTAATTATCAATATTTTAATATAATGCGAAATGACCGCAAGACAGGTTTTTGAAGCTACGCTAATAGAACTTAGTAAAATTCAAGCACCTTCACTAAAGCTTTATGAGTTTAATTACTTATTCAATAAGGCTATAAACTAGTACATTAATAAAGTATACAATGTATACGATATTAACTAGCAAACTACTGATGACCTGAGAGTCTTGAAAGCCACGACTTTCTTGACTCCTCACAAGGTAGAACTTGCAGGTAGAGCTGGAGGATCACAAAAAGATAGTGCTATTCAAAATACTAAAGCAGTTACTGGAAACCAAGATTCTCCAGAAGGAGGATATACTGGTTAGGCTTCTTCTTATTTAAGTAAAGCACATCGCTCAATCCAATCTTTACATGGAGCTACTTATGAAGTATATATGCCTATTGATTATTTGCATATGTTGAATTGTGTTTGTATTTATTATGTTGCTAAACAAAAAGATTGCTGGGATGCAGGCTCATATATTGAAATCCCTGCAACAAGATTAACTGCTGATTCTTGGAGTCAAATCATTACTGATATCTATAATAGACCTTCTCCCATGCGTCCGTACTATTATATTCATAATTTAAACCAACAATAGGTATTGCCTACAGACCCTCGTACAAAGGTTACTACTGGAACAGGTCTTGAAGAAGTTGGTATTGATATGAATGGAATTTATCAGGTTACTTCTGCTTCTGGAGGAGAATGGGAAGATAATGATATTGATGCAGGAACTGCCGGTGGGACAGATGTAGAAGCCCAGAACTCTAACTTTTAGAGAACATTTAAGCTAAAGACTACGAAAGGAGAATAGCAAGTATCGTTGGTAGAAAAACCAATTGCCCTTAGAGCTGGAAATACTTCCAATGTTCGTTGTGAAATTAGATATGGTAAGGACGACAGTTTGTTCCAATTAGTAGAAGTGTAGATTGATTATGTTAAGTGTCCATAGTTTATCCGCTTGACTCAAGAACAGATAGACTTAACAGAAGACACTTCTCAAATCATGGAGTTCCCAGATTATGTAAACCAAGAGATTATAAACGAGTTGGTACACTTAGTAATGGAACGTGTAAACGATCCTAGACTAGGCAATAATATTTAGATGACTCAATCTATTGCTAGACCAACTGGGCAATAGCAACCAGCCCCTCAACAAGGCTAATTAAAATTTAATTAATTATGGCAACAGGTTTAAATTTTCAAACTTAGACGATTATTAATTCGAATCTGGATCCAGATTCAAGTAAACTAAATGGAAAAGGTACTGATAATACTTACCTTTTCAAGAGTGGCAAAACAAACATCGACGGTGTAGAAGTTGATGCTCTCAAGATTAAAAGAGACTTTGTATTTGTAAAGGATTGTGTAAAAGCAATCAGAAAGAGAGCTGGATATAATGCTGTAATGTGTAAAGCTACTATAGACTTTGCAGATTCTGCTCTTTTAGCTGCTTTAAAAACAGGTGGAGCAAAAACATATTGCAGACTCGATATTTATTTGGGTGTTGAAGGTGCAGAACCTTATATTTATTCAACTCCCTGGGTTCAAAAAGGTATGCCATTCTGGATTGAGTTTACTGTAAAAGAAGCTGATGAAGCTGCTACTATTGCTAAAAACGTAGCAGATATGCTTAAGAAAAATCACGTATTCCTATGTGATAAAGATTTGATTAACGTATCTGTATCTGGTAGTAAATTAATTCTAGAAGGAGCTACTGAATATCAGAGATTCCGCAAAATCGAAATTAGCACATTTGATGCTTATGATGATTATGCAGATAAAGTTGCAGAGCTAGACCCAACTAAAACTGCTGCCACAGACATCAAGTTGGATGAAAGAGGTAAGAATAGCTTCGGTACATATTCTCAAATCATTAAAGATTTAAGATTACCTACCGCTGCAAACTACCAATGGACTCATATCCGTTAGGTAGAAACTCCTATAGTAGGTGCTATTTACAATCAATATATTGTAGAATATGAAGCACCAGCTACAAATGATGGTCTTCACGCAGTTGGACAGAGAATGACTTCTCATACTGTTCATGTATTCTGGGTTAAGAATGACGCTGATTTGATTTCAGCTTGGGAAACTGCACTTGGTACAGTAGGTACCGTAGTTGACGTTGATGCCACTTCTGATGGTGACGAAGATGGGGACGAATTAGGCGCTTAAATAAACTAAAGGCGGGACTACCCTGTTCCGCCTTTCTTTTTAATAAGATATGGAACAGTCTATTTTAGAATGGGCCTTAGCAGTAATAGGCAGTGGTGGTATTGGCGCAGTTATTACCTATATTTGCACATTTAAAAGCAAGAAGAAATAGGTGGAAGCTGAAGCAGAATCTTCAATGGTTGATGTTGAGCAAAAGAAAACAGACCTCAAACAAGACCAATATGATTATTTATAGAAAACGTGCGATAAGTACATAAAAGATTATCATGAACTTGAAGGCGATTTTAGAAAGCAAATTTCAGAATTGAGAGAACAGATGGATAGAATTATGCTAGAGAAATCTCAGGCTATATCTGCAAAATGTAATGAAATCGCTACTCTGAAATCTAAGGTTACTTATTTGAAGGGTATTAGATGTTATAACTTTACTTGCAAACATAGGATAATGACTAATCCTGATAAAACAGAAGAATAATGTATATAGAGAAACTTGCATCCCAAATTCGTAATGATGTTGTATCTGGACTAAGAGGTTATCACTAGAACTTATCTATGAATATGGATTAGCTAGAGGATGAAATAGTCGCCTGTAGATTATCTATATTACATTAGTATTTCCTTAGAGGAATATTCCCTATCAAAGACCTATTGATAGCAATCAACTGCATAGATGTAGATTGTGAATCTCTTGAAAGATGTAGATGTGGGATGAGAAGTGAGGATGATACTGTAACAGCTCATTTTGAGATTCCACAGGTTATTACACAATATGGAAAGCAAGCTATTGAATATATAGGTTCTACTGATAGACAAAATAAGTTTACAATAGTAACATCATTATCGGAATTTAATAATAGAAAATACAGAAAAAGAAGTCAGAAGAAACCATACGTTTGGATTGACTTTGCACCAAATGCAAATGGAATGTTAGACTGCTTCTTGTTTAATGCCCCATTTTTGCAACAAGTTTCAGTAGTTGCTGTGTTCAAAGATCCTAGATAGCTTAAATAGTACAGTTGCTGTAATACTGAAGAGCTTAATGGCCCAGATGTAAACACCAGTTTTATTGATTAGTTAGTTAAAGAGAAATTAACTAAAGAGAAACTATACTACTATAGATAGGTGACTGCACAACCTCTTCCAAATGATTAGCAATATGTAACAGGAGGATAACATGGGACGGAATAATTTTCATTATGCTATAAGTTTAGCTCAAACGCTATACGATATTGAAGGAGATGACGATGACCTAGAAGAAATCGGTCTAGTAGCATACAATTTTATTGGAAACAAGAATACTAGATTATATAGGACATCATTAGATATAAATTGTTAGGATGGGTCAGTTTAGCTGCCTTGTAATGTTGACATTATAGAAGCAGTAACTTATTGTGGTCCTGAGGATTGGGGATATACGAGTAATACAAAAGAGTTTGGAGATATACAGTCTTTGTATACTGAAAACTATATAGAAAGTAGAAAAGCTTTCCTAGATCCCTTTTATGTTAGCGGAAAATTCGTTAAATATAAAAGAGTAGGAGATACACTTTATGTAAATAAAGGGCTTGGAAGAATAAATATTCTCTATCATGGAATATTACTTGATGAAGAAGGTCTTCCTGAGATAAACGATAAGGAAGCTATAGCAATAGCAGAATATATTGCCTATACTTATAAATACAAGGAAGCAATACGTACTAACAACTAGAATGTGTTGAAAATGGCTTAGGAATTAAAGAGATAGTGGCTCCTACATTGTTAGGCCGCCAGAGTCCCTGAATATGTATCACAAGAAGAAATGGACAAGATACTAAATGTATAGGCTTCTTGGGGACGCAAATTCTATAATAAGAGCTATAAACCAACTATGTAAAATATGTAGGGAGGCAATTTGTCTCCCTATTTTTGTTTATGATTATGAGTGATAAGAATTATGCAATGGGTCATGCTTTTTCTCTGCATGATACCTTTATGAATTTTCCAGTAGAAAAACTAAAAATGACAACAGAATAGTGCAAAGAGACATATTCTGATGGAAGTAAAAGAGATTTAGCCGCTTCTATCTTTGCAAGAAGCGTATAGATGGTAGTTGACGATATTATAGATAATAATGTTCATTTTAAACTACCTGGAATGGGGAGAACCTAGGCATATTTATATATGAAAAGAACAGAAGGTAAAAAGTTTAAAAAGGCATTTAAGAATGGAAAATGGAATGATGTAGATTTTATTATGTCCAACTTTAGCGGTTACTAGTTGACTCTAGAGATGTAGAGTGAAAAAAGACTCCCTAGGGAGAAACCTATCTATCTTTCTGGAAAGGACAAGTAGAGAATTATAGATAACACTAATATGGGTAAATAGTATTAATTATTATGGTACAAAAAACTATATAGGATTACTATGACCAAATTTGTGAAGAGTATCCGAATATTCCTAGGTAGGATATTAAAAGAATTTTGCAATACGGATGGAAATCATTATACTTACATAATAGTTACGGAGGAGACACTCTAATTAATAGAAACGGATTCTGGTTTTACTGTGGATAGCTAATGAACGATTCCTTAAAGTACTTCGAATATTATAAGAAGAAAATGAGAATTAAATTACGAATAATGTACAAACGTAAAAGAGTTCCTTGGGATGGTTATTACTATTTCGCATTAACATAGAATTAGTATAATGAATATTTAGGTTAGAAAAATAAAAGAGGACGACCTAGGAAAAGATTTACCTTTTCTAAGATCATCCTCTACAAAATATATGATGAGTGTAATATATCAGAAAGTAATAGAGTGGCGATATTTAGATTATAGATGCCAGCCGACTTAGGTATTAGCTTATATAAAAAAGAGTTAACTACTGATAAAGCAGAACTTATTCTAGTTAGAGAACCCCTAAAATTTCAGGATATATTACTGTCTAATTATAATTATCAATTTATTTCAGATAATTTAAGGAAATATAACAAAAATAAGAGAAAGAATGGCTAATACAGTTATGAGTGCGAAAAACACTTTCGCAGAAGGATTAGTGATGGATTTTGCTCCTGATAACACCTAGGCTACAACTCTTACGTCAGCACTTAATGCTACTCTATTAACATTTAATGGAAATGAAATGTCATTATAGAATGACATGGGAAATGGTAGGGTAGAAACAGCATACCTACCAGAGGGGTATGTTCCGGTTGGAACTTGTGAATTTGGAGATATTATTTATATAGTATCGTATAATCCAATCATTAATAAGTCGCAGATAGGATGTTTCCCAAGTCCAGAGAGAAATATAAGTAGTGATGAAGTTGGAGGACTTGGACAATCATTAAAATGGACTGATTTCTAGGGAAGTGATGGGAGCGGACCAAATGGTGAAATAGTAGCCTCGTCAGTAAAGAAGATATTATATGGAACAAAAGATATGACTTCTGGAGATAAGTACATTATATATTCAGCAGAACTAGATAGTGCTGGAAATCATGAGTATTTATCTGATTATGGAAACACCTCACACTAGCATGAAAGATTTCCAAAATTAGTTAAGATTCATGTGGTGAGTATTGAAGAGTCTGGAAAAATTACTTATTTAGATTCTTCTACTAAGTGGTATAAAGAAAACGATTTCTATATATAGAACTCTAAAAAAATAGTAGACAAACCGGACTTAGATAGTTATAGAACTATGGTTAGTTCTGCATATTCTATATTTTCTTCTAAAGTGTCTGGTAAATTAGCTTTGCTGGTTGAATTGGAGAAGATAACAGGATTTAGTTGTACGTGGAGTGCCTACACCAAGGAGATGGACGACAATTCTGATTATTAGCTAAGTAAGTATTCCATATATTGGAATTTTAGTTGGAATACAGACGATAATAACATAAATCCAAATGCAGTTGTTCTGACACAATCTAAGTGGACTGGGGAAGATGATACTCACGCAGGAAAGTATCAGATATGGGAAAAAGATGAAGATAGAGATGGATGGGTGTTAGGTGGAAAAAATAAAAATTGGGTTGATGGACCGAGTGTACCAGTAGCTTATCCTAATATTGATTATAATTACAGAACCATTTCTAGGGTGTACAATCCTGAAACATACAGGGGAACATTTGAAAATTTTATAAATTCTGGTTCGTATGACGCACAATCTAAAGCTAGGTTGGATTAGGTAAAATAGGAACTTGGCTTATCAAACGTGGAATTAATAAAAGCAAATCTTTCCAGGAATACAGAAGGTACTCCAGATGAAGGAAAATATTATTTCAATTGTTCTTCTAGTTCTATATCTAAGGATGGAAAAGTAACATACTATACTAACTACGAAAATGAACTAAAAGCTATTTCTCCAAAGGAGATGTCTGATGATATAATTAATAACACTTTTAACTATCCTATAGTTAAGCACTTTTCTGACTTTCTTATTCCTATAAAATAGAAAGTAGTTGAAGATAATGTTGAGGAATGGAAGAATCTAAACATTAACAATCTTATTTATTACTACGAACTTACTCCATCTATGCCATATGGCCTTTTAAGAGAGTTCTCTCAGGATGGTTACATAGACTTTAAAAAAATAGGCACTAAGAGTATAGAATTAAATTCTTGGAGATATTATAACTATGAGAATACTAGTACTTTGACTTGGGGTTTAGAAGCATATACTGAACCAAATAAAGGAATATCGGAAGTAGTATTTCTATTTTACGATAATCAAGGATTGGCTGCTGCTTATCATAATTCTGGAAAAATTTCATATAATGGGAAGTTTACAGAGTATTTCACATTAAATACTTCTGGAACAAATTACAAGTTAAATAATAAGAATGAGAAAAATGAAATTTTTTACCATAAGGGTGAAAGGGTTTCCAAGGATTCTGCTACTATATCTAATACATATTTGGATTCTAGTGGGAAGGTTATATCAATAGATGACATGAAGGATGGTGTAGATTATTACCTCAATGATGCTGGAACTATTTATAGTAATTGTTTATATTTAGTTAAAATCATAGTTAAATATTGCAGCATAGGAGTGTTAGACGAATATATTGAAGATGAAACATCCTATATAGAAGATTTCAGATGGTATTGGACTAATACTATGTTTAATGATTATTATTACTCTACATAGGACTTTAGAGGATTGTAGTTTAGTTTAAATTTAGATTGTCAAGCAGTTTTTGAAACAGTGAAAAGTAAGTGGGAAGTCAAGTAGGAAAATTATTATGCAAACGATGATTTCTCTAGCTCTATAACAAGCCAGAACGCTTTCAAATCTTTGTCTGCTATAGTACAGTTTATAAACTAGGACAACTCCTAGAATGATAATATCAGAATGGCAGTGAGGGCAGGACTTCAACAGGATTATAACACCTTTAATCTGGAAGAAAGCTAGCTTAGTAATATAAACACAAGGATATTTCTGGCTAATGAATATATTCAAAACTATCCAGAGTAGCCAGAAATTAAATTCACAGAAAAAGACACAACCATATTTTCTGGGATATATCCAACCTTAGCAGAAAACCTTACTGGAGAAGTTGATTCCTCTACTTCTGATACGTTAAATAAATTGGTGGATTCTTCTATTACTGGTACTGGAGAAGAAATTTATAATTCCGCTGAGGCTTATTAGAATTACACTAATAATTTTCACCTATCTTCAAGTTTAATTGGGGATAAGATTGGAAATTCCTCTGACGGAGCAGAGTTTGTTTACATAGATTCTTAGAAGCAAGAAGAAGTTTCTACCACAAATTTTACTGTGTATAGTACTTCATTGGACTAGGTATACTATGATGAAGCCAACTCTAGAATCAATGAGAGTAAAAGCTATCCTCTAACTCTCAGGGGAATACATTATAGCAAGTATTATTACTATAATCAGTTGGATACTTCCCCATTAAAAATCCTAAAGTCTTTTGTTACTAACGTAGGGGATCTGTAGACATATTCAATGGGACTAAATGGTCAAAATAAGATACAATATACAAAGATGTACTTTTGTTCTATTAGAGAGAAAAGAGGTGCTTCTACAGAGTATAACTCCTCAATTGTAAGTTTTAATACTAATGCTAGTGGGACTAATACAGTAGCAGGAGAACCAGACAACAATAACACTAGAGACATAAACGATGATGGAGACTAGCCGATTCATGAAGGTTTATCATTTACATATGATAAAATTATGAATAATTTCAAATTTTTGTTTCCATTAGGTTTTGCGTATAACAATAGTGATAACCCTGCTTAGAACACTGCGAGAAAAAATGGAAACGTACTGATATCTTCTAATAAACTAGTTAGAGCTGGAGAAACATTTGGGTCTGGAGACTTAGGTGGGACACTATGTGGAATATCTGTAGACGGTGTTATAGAACCAGGAGATCATATGTAGTATGGTAACTCTTTAACATACTTTGTACCTATTGTGCTAGGATATTTAACACAATTGTTCTACCTATCATCTGATACTGGACAATCCTAGTAGTATTATCCGAGTAATTACGTATACTTAGATGACAACTATTCCATCTATGGAAGAGACGTTGTTATAGAACTACAACCTGGAGATAATATAGAAAGTAATGAATTATTGGTGTTTAGAAGTTGGAGCTATTCTAAATACTTAGACCAAGTTATCTCTAAAGCATAGCTAAGAGAAAAAGTGTAGGAAGATTTGAGAATGGAGAATAATGTTAATTTAAAACTATATGGATGTCTTAGAACTAGTCCTTTAGAAATAAAAATTCCATACATTACCCCTGCCACTGATACTATCAGCGCTTCAAATAGAATTATAGTAAACTCTATCTATTCTGACATTCCAAGATTCACTACGCAATCATTTACAGAAGGAGCCATCTACTATTATAATCCATCCACAAAACAGTTTGCAAATGTAACAACTGGATATTCATTAAGAAAAGTATCAAATTACGACATAATTGAAGGAGAGTCTATATAGACATCATTTGCAAGAAACTATAGTACATTCAACATAGAAAGAACTAAAAGGCAACTCACGTTGGTTAATAATTAGTTAGCCTTATCTTAGGTCCCTTCATCTTCTACTGGTACATATTATGTAAGAGTAACAAAGCAAATCAAGGGAGATTCATCTAGATCACTTACAGGATTTTATTCTGGACTAAAATATTATGATTGATTGGATTAAATTATTTGACGGAAATATTAGCTTAGATGTACAAACTAAAATGCTTCCAACGAAAGGAAACCTAGTATATGAGTATAATCCGTTCAGGAATTACAGGATTACATAGAATATGTATGAATATAAGGAATAGCTCTATTCTCTTGGGGATTTATGGTCTATATTCGGAATAAGTATTAATTGTACAGCTCACCGTTACAAGAAAAATAACGTCTATAACTATAAGATAGGAGATTTAAATAGTTATAGCTACACATGGAACCCGGACGGAGAAACAGTAACTACTGTTTCTAGTCCGTCTGAGTTTGGAAAATGGATAGAAGAAGCCTATTCTGATGGACATAATGCAGACAGAATAAATTTGGAATAGGCATTAATAGATTCGGATATTAATAATGCTTGGTACAATGTTCCGTCTACAGAGACAGATCCCTATCTAAGAGAATCAGGAGAATTGGTAGACTTCATTACCGATGAACTAAACTTCTCTCTCGAACATCCTGTTCACATAATTCCTTAGCATAGTTACGATGGGTCGGTAAATCTGATAATAAATGATGGAATAAACATACCAAGACTTATTAATAGTAGATTCAGTGCTACTGGTAGAAATACCTACGAGATTGTTGACAGAAAAGGAAACAATGACACTAATATATATGATTAGGGAGATTAGTTTGATATAGATACTTCTCTATACAAGAGGGTAGTAAAGATACCCAAGATAGAATTTAGAGGAGTACATTCTGGAGGTAATTTAAAAGTCGGAAATTATCACTTCTATTTTAAGTTATCTGATGCTGATGGGAATGAAACAGATTTTGTTGGAGAATCTAGCTTAGTTAGTATATTTATAGGATTTGATGACTACTATGCCGTTCAAACAGGTTAGAAAAATGAAAACAGCTTTAAATAGGTGAGTTTTTAGATGACAAATATAGACTCATCATATGATTATGTCTACGTTTATTATTCTAGAAGTACTGCAGAAGCAGGAGAAAACTTTCAAACCCAGTATGCTAAGATAGATAAGAAATTCTTAGTAAATAATGCTGAGATATGTAATATAATAATTACTGGCTTTGAGGACACGATAGAATTATCTTCATCTGATATAAATCTTAGCTATAATACTGTAGACAGTGTGGTTACTTCCGCAACTTGTCAAAATATGCTGTTTCTAGCTAATGTTCATAAACCTGATATACCATATAATGAGTTAGCAGACCTCTCTCTAAGATTTCTCCCGTATCTTAAATAGGAAACATATACCGTAGATATAGACTAGGACTATAATGTATCCACTTCTAACAAGGGATACTTAGACCCATTGTTTATATATAACAAGACTGGGTATTGGGGAAAAGAGATATATAGATTCGGAATAGTTTACATATTACCAAATGGTGAACTTTCTCCTGTCTTTAATATTAGAGGAGGTTATAATATTAAGGAATTTGGAAGTTCTGGTACTGAAGAATAGATTGCCTTAGCTGAATCTAACCCTCAATATATAGACAACTAGTATACGAATATACCAGTATATGTAAATAATGGTATCACAGATGAGAGAAATTATGTAAACTACAATGAGGAAACATATACTCTTCTCGGTTATGATGGCGCCGACTCTTATGAGAATATAAAGGGAGTTGTTTCTTTTTCTCCATCTAAAGATACAAATACTATATACTCTGTTGATATTAGAGTCGATGATACTACAATGTAGGAATTAAAGAAGTATGTAAAAGGTTATTTCTTTGTAAGACAAACTAGAATACCTACTATTTTAGCATAGGGAATCACTATTGGAATAGATAAGGAATCTAGAACTCCTACAATTCCTACAGCTGACGGATTTTTATCAGAACTATCTGAATCTCTTAGTATGACCCATGTTACAACTAGCGATATTAATGATGTTAACTTTATATCAGAGGGTTTTCTGAATAGGTATTCATTTGAGTTTAAAAAGAAATCTTCATCTTTATTTGGAAAGATTTTAAAAGCTGTAGCTATAGGTGTTGGAGTTGTTGCTTTGGCAGCAGCTACGGTATTCACGGCTGGTGCTGCGGCCGCTGTTGTAGCGGGAGCAACTATGGCTGGTGCAGTGACTGCTGGGGCTACTACTCTTGGAACTATTGCGGGTACTATAGCTGGTACTGTAGGATTAAGCGCAGGACTTGGGACAGTTGGAACATTGGCTGTTGGAGCGGGAGCAGTAGGAGCTGCGGCTGGCTTATCAGTAGCAACTGCAGGAGGTATTTAGGAATTAAGATATGGTATTGCATCTATATTTGCCAAGAAAACCTTAAATGGTAGAGCAACTCAAGCACCTTCTGGATATAAAATAGTTGAAACAGAAAGCTCCAGAAAACTTACTTAGGATTTTAGAAGTAGATTTATTCCGAAGGATTCTGATAGCAATATAGTTGCTGGAATATTGTGCCCAGATTATGAGGTTGATTAGGCTAGGTATAATTAGATATTCACAGGAAATGAACACCTTGTAGAATTAGCTAATTCCTAGAATATAAACTGCTTGAATGGACATTCATATAATTACTTTACAAACAGTGATAGACATTTCTATGTACCATCTTACTATGATAGAAATGTTAATACTAGCTACTTGGTAAAAATCATTCCAGTTCCAGATAATACTAAATGTGTTGGGGTGGATGATATGCTGTTCAGAAGTAGAGCCGGAGAAGCAGAAGAGGCTTGGAGATATGAATGTATAGCAGAGGATTATAAGTCAGAATATTCTAAAAAGAACGATACAGAAGATTCTGAAACTATCTCTAATAAGTAGATAAATACAGATATAATTAGAGGAAGTTTTGGGCCTTACTTAGCGTTTAATGATAAGGATAATAAATTTTAGCCAGCAGAAACTGTCAACATTTATATTCCAGGATATTCTACTGCTAATATGTAGAGTTATTTCTACTTAAGAATGATAGACTCTTCTACATTTAATGCTATAACAGAGAGATATGATATATCTGAATCTGATAAGTATCTAATTAATCCTCCAAGTAATATAGTCGGATAGGAAGATAGAAGTTGCGGATACTAGTTTAATGCCTACAGGGGAGATTGTTATTTGTGTCAATTTACTCACAGGGTAAATAGGAACTTTAATGACCCTTCTGCTCCATACAATGATGAAATTGTAGATGAGAATACTTGGAAGGAAAATTATGACCCTAATAATACTGAAAAATATGAACAGATAAACCTTGGAGACGTGAATGCTATTCAGCTAGGAATGTGGGTAACATTTAAAGTTAGATCTTCTAATAACTTAAATATTCGCACATTAGACGCTTCAAATGTAGATGAAACGGCAATGTGTGGACATCCTAGAGGGTATTATCCATATCTTCCAATGAGTACAGAGGGAACGTACAAACATCCAGAATCTTAGGTATATAATAAAGGTTTTACTAAATCTCTAAGTGAAAGATGGAACTTTGAGCTTCCAGATGTTCCTTATATTAAGAATTGGTTCGGAACTAGAATTATGTATTCTGATATTCATGTTAATGATGCCTATAAGAATGGATTTAGAGTATTCTAGGGAACGCATTATAGGGATTATACTCGTGAGTATGGAGAAATAGTTAAATTAGTTTCGCTTGAATCAAATCTTCTTTGTGTGTTTGAACATGGGGTTGCACTAATACCAGTCAATGAAAGAGCAGTTGCTGGAGAAGGAGCTGGTGGAAATATCTATATAAACACCTCTAACGTGCTTCCAGAGAACCCAAAAATTATTTCTGATATGTTTGGTAGCCAGTGGCCTGAAAGTATCTTAAAAGTCCCAGGAAAGACTGGAGATTCTGCGCAATATGTTTACGGAGTTGATACTGTTGCCAAGAAGATTTGGCGCACTGACGGTAATACTCTTACTTGTATTTCTGACTTTAGGGTACAAGAATTTCTGAATAAGAATATTACTCTAGGGGAAAGAGAGCTTACTCCCAAAATAGGTATTAGGAATGTGAAAACAGTATATAACGCTTTCAAGAGAGATGTGTTATTTACCTTCTATGATAATACATATGGATTTGAAGAGAAGGTTTGGAACCTATGTTGGAATGAGTTACTTCAGAAATTTATCACTTTCTACAGCTGGGTTCCTAGCTATATGGAAAACATAAATAATATGCCATTTTCGTTTGATAGAAATACATCTAAATGGATAGCGAAACTCGGCACAAGTCATACAGAAAGCTCATTTGCTGATGGTATCACTTTATCAAATGTTATCATAGAAAACCTTGAAAATGAAAACGGGGAAGTAGTAACTAATTTTAGAGTTCCAGTCTCATATATAAATAAGAAGGGGGAATGGGTAACTGCTAACTATAGTATTGCCGATGATAATAAGAGCAGAAAGAAGTACATAGGAGTATTATCCTTAAGTAATAGAATACTTCCAGATTCTTAGTTACATTACTAGATATCTTATTCATTATAGAGGGATTAGTATGGAAATTATAAAAAATTTGAAATAGTACCATTGAACTGTGGAGATAGTGTAGGTGGTATATATCTTCCAGACGATGCTATGTTCGCTGGAGCCTTTATGCCTCTTTACTGCCTTAAATTTAAAGAGGGAGGAGATGAATATACTCCAGTATTCTATAAAGATGGTCAGGAGCTTACTTAGGTATCTGATGGCGCTGGTGATACATTCTATACTTATTAGCCCTTGTATACATCAAAGGCTTTATTGTCAGAGCTTTATTATCGAAATAAGGCTAAACACGTATATGCTGATTATGATACTAATAAGATAAAGCTTGGAGACACAGTTGATGACTAGACATTAGAGATACAAGATATGTTAGAATATCCAATATTCAAGGATATAACAGGAAAGCGTCCTACTCTTCCGAGAGAAGAGATGCTTAATGCAGATAAAATTGTAACACTATTGAATATTAAAGCAACTATATCTATTGTCGATGATTATAATGCTTCTAAATTAAGTGATGCATATTATAATATGAAGGCAGGATTTTAGTCTGGAACATCTCTAATTGATGGTGGTTACTATGAGTCTGTTGTTGGTATAGCTCCTAGATGGAATTTACAATTCTTGTCTACGGATTTTTGGAAGCATGGACAGGCCGGATTAATTGACATAGCTGATGATATATATCCTACATATTGGTATGGAAAGCAACATCCATTTGAGTTTGAGTGTGTAGTAGTTAATGACCCTTCAATACATAAGATATTTACAAATCTGGAGATTGTTGCTAATAAGGCTAAACCTGAGTCTTTTCATTATGAAATAATTGGAGAGACTTACGATTTTGCAAAGGACAAGGTAAATATGTATTTTAGACAGGAAGCTATGAAGGCATTATGGCAATACAATGGTGCGGATATTTCTTATGATAGAAACTTCTTAAAGGTTTAGCCTAGACAATAGCCTAAATCTGCGGACTTCCCTCATAAATATTATACCAGATAGGACACAATTAATGAGATAGAGGATTATTATATTCACGTAACATATCCAGAATCTCATGATTATCGCCATTTGTCAGGAGCAGAGGTCGTATACTATCCAAATAGATAGGAATATAGAATATGGAATCATGCAATGGCCGTAAGCTTAGATGATTTAAGTCAAGACGATTCTAGGTCTATTATTGCTGCTAACTGTCAGTACTTAGAAGACAGATGGAAAGTTACAATTAATCCTATCCTAGTATGCTACAAGAATGAGTATTAGAGAAAATTCTCTGGAGCTTTAATATAGCCACAAAATTCTACTTGGGCTAAGGCTAAGGATAGTTCACAAATGCTTCCAACATTACCTATCTATAATTCTCCAATCCCAGATTAGGTACTGTCTGCTGGTGGTATAGATTTCCCAGGAAATGATGTAAATCATCCAGAGTGGGGAGAAGATAATGCTCTGTATAATCTATACGATTTATCTGGATATAATTCTGGAGGAGATTGGAAACCATTAGACTTAACTAACTGGTTAGATGATGTAAATGTTTACAAATATAATTTTGGAGAGGCTTAGAATAGAAAAGAAATAGATGTCAAGGATAAATTCTTAAAGGTGAGAATCAGATATTCCGGAGAGGAATTGGCAGTTATAGATTTCTTAAATACTGTATATAGAATTAGTTATGCTTAATAAGAATATAAATAAAGTCAGAAGAATAGCGAAAGCCCGCTTTGGGCTTTCCATTCCTTCTGGGAATCCATATATGACCACAAATGGGCTAGCCATTCCTGGAAATAGTATTACCTAGTAGAATCTACTAGGCACAGATTATGGTGCTGAATTTAGGAATAGAGCTGAGCAAATAATGGCTCCTACTAATAATCTTATAGATTTCAATGCCAAAATGGGAGACCTATTTAGTTTAAAGTTATAGAATGATAGAAATACTTCTAGAGCAATAGCATAGATGAATACCAATGGAATTACTACACCTAAAAGTACATCTCCATCTTTGTAGCAATCATTCTAGAGATTGGGAGGTTGGAATACAGCAAGCTAGGCTGTTGATTTGGCTAATAGCTTATTATTTTCTAAGTAGTATTCAGAAGATTCTGCGATTACTACTGGTTTAAATAATCTTTGGAATACTGGGGCGAAAATAGTTTCTACTGTTAATCCTCTATTTGGTTTTGCAATGGAAGCAGGTAGTCTAGTTGCTAATACAGCCAGATCTTTAGGTACTGGAACTGATTAGCAAACTGATTTTGATAAGTTTGGAGATAGCACTATTGGACAATTATCAGGAATAGGATTAATCAACGGAATGTTTGGTAAGAAAACTAGAGATTTTTCGGCAAACAAAGCAACTATCGAACAAGTGGGAGGTTCTTATGGAGGTACTGTTCGAAACATAAATGAAGCCTCAGAAAAGGCAGGAAAGAAGTATGGACTATTTAGTAGCGGAAAGAGAAAACAAGCTAATAGGTTTATTGATAGAACAGAATCCTAGCAATCTACTATGACAAATATCGCCAAAGATGCGTCAGACTTATCCTCTATAGCTGCTAATATGTCTGACCTTAATCATATACAATATGGATTTAATCTCAATGGGGGTTATGATTAGAGATATATGAGAGCAGCCAAATTTGGAGCTAAATTAAAGAGAGTTAAAAGAATAAACTTCCATAAATAGGGAGGAGAAATAGTTGGAGCTATAAACCTAGATAATTGGCAACCAGTTATTACAGAAGCCGTTGAACAATTTGAAAATGGGGGAGAGCTAGAATGGACTCCAGTTATAACTGAGTATAAGCAAGGGGGAAAATCTGAAGAATCATCTAAAAAAGAATCTGAACTGGAGGAAACTAATTAGAAAAATATAATTCCAGAAGGAGCACTTCACGCACATAAGCATCACATGGAGAATGCTGATAATCTAACTAAAAAAGGAATTCCAGTGGTAGATAATGAAGGAGAGCAATAGGCTGAAATTGAAAAAAATGAAATAATATTTACTCTAGAGGTTACTAAAAGATTAGAAGAGCTTTATTCCAAATATCAAGACTATGAATATTCCTAGAAGGAGAAAGATGAAGTAGCAATAGAAGCCGGAAAATTACTAGTAGAAGAAATATTATTTAATACTGATGATAGGACCGGACTAATTAATACATTATAGAAAGGGGGAAAGATAAATGGAATTGAGTGATTTGTTAGTATCATATAAGAGAGTTGACGCTCCTAGATTTACTCCTTCTATTCCTATTATTGAGTAGTTTCCCTCATATCAAACTCCTACAGACAAGGAGACTAACACCCCATCATTACCCATCCAGACAAAACCAACAACTAGTTATTCTATAACTTCGGTTCAAGTGCCTGGATTCAAAGCAAGATGGACTAGTCCTTATAATGATAGAAATAAATGGGTATCTGACTTAACTTAGGCATATAGAAGAGCTGGAATAATAAATGATAATGCCTTAAAGATGCTAATAGCTCAAGATGCTTTAGAGTCGGCATGGGGGCGTTCCGCACAAGGTAAATTCAATTTTGGCAATTTAACCACTGGTAGTTCGTGGAAAGGTGATTATGTGACTGGTAATGATAAAAATGCCAAAGGTTAGGCTATTAAATAGAAATTTAGGTCATATAATTCTATTGATGAATATGCAGTTGATAAATTATAGTTTCTAAAGAGGCTGTATGATTTTGATGAGAATGATGATATAGATAAATTCGTAGCAAAACTTACAGGTTCTAATAGAGGAAAAAGAAAATATGCAGAAGCCACTAATTATGCCAGCTCACTTAAAGGAGTGTATGATAAATTTGAGAAAGGCGGAGTCATAAAATATCAATAGTCTGGAAAAATTAAGAGTCCTTCTCAAACAGCGCAGGATAATCTATCTCGGCAATTTCCAGTAAATTGGGAAAACTCTAACTGGCTCCACAATTATTTTAAAAAGAATTTAGGATATAATACTTCTCTAAGTATTCTTTCATCTATTCTACCAGAAAGTGGTGCAGACCCTCATAAGAAACAATTGAAAGGAGGTCCAGGAAGAGGACTTGTATAGTGGGGATTTGGAACAGATAGATATAACCATATGAAGTCATATAAAATGAAGGGAAAAGTTGAAGAAGGAGTAGACCCTGAACTTCAGAGATAGGCAGAATATATAGTTAATACTGTAAAAGACTCATAGAAAACTGGGGAAGGACTATGGCATCATGGTGGTGCTGGTTCTGGTTATAAGAGTGCTGAAGATGCTAGAAAAAGATTTATTAGTGCTAGAACTCCTGCTTCATAGAAAGCCAGAGCATTTAGTTTAGGCTATGTAAGACCTAAAGGGGGAATCAAAGAAGCCACAAGAAGAGCATCTTTTGTTGCCTCTTTAGATTCAGTTTATAATTCTAAGTATAAATAATGGATAGAGTAATAGTGAATATAGGTAACAAGACATATAATTGTCAAGTTGCTAAAACGGAAGAAGACAGAAGAAAAGGTCTGATGGGTGTAGAGAATCTTCCTCCCGATGAAGGTATGTTATTTATGTGGGACGATGAAGATACAAGAGAAATGTGGATGAAAGATACCAAAATTCCTTTAGACTAGATAGCTATTAATGACGATGATGAGGTGGTACTGGTATATAAAGCTCAACCAGAAGACGAGACTTTAGTTCCGTTTATGAACACAAAGTATATTCTAGAAGTCAATCAAGATTCTGGAATTGTGGAGGGGGATGAGTTTGAAATAGACGATTCTGATGATTTAGATAAATATGTAATGAAAGTACTTGCCCCAGACGGTAGTACTTAGATGCATCTTTAGGGAGGGGAAAGAATTGTTAGTAGAAAAGAAACTAGAACCCTAATTCGCAAAGCTAAAAAGGCTTATGAGAATAAGAACAAAGATTATGATAGATATTGTAAATCTCTAGGAAAATATATTTTCAAAGTAATAAAGGGACAAAATACCCGCCCTCCAGAATACGTCGAAGTTCCAGAAGGAAAGGATAAAAATTCTGACGATAAAAATTCATAATATACACATCGTATCAAAATTTCTTGGTTATGCAGATATTAATATGTAGTATTGAAGTACATAAGATAGATAGATAATTAGTGCATTAATTACATTTTAAATTTTTTATTTATGAAATTAGGAAATAAGTTTTAGGCAGGAGGACCAATGCCTGCAGGAGCACCTGCTCAAGCACCTCAAGGTGGTGAAGATCCAACAGCTATGTTGCTGCAAGGAGCATAGCAAGCTGTTCAAGGACAAGATTGCGAAATGGCTATGCAAGTATGTCAGATGTTAATCGAAGCATTGGGAGGTGGAGGTAGTCCACAAGAAGCTGCCCCACAGGAAGCTGCCCCAGCTCCAGCAGAAGGGGAACCTGTTTACCGTAGAGGCGGTCGTTTAGTGAGACGTATAAACGCTTAACAAATTTAACACGTAGGGGTATATCTAAAATTTAATTAGGTGTACCCCTTTCTTTTAATATATAAGTTATGGCAGACGAAAAAGGAACTTAGAAACCAAAGGAAAGAGTTAAGTATAAGTTTGGACAAAATGATATTGACCTAACTAATTATATACATAACTTGGGAACTAATGTCTAGTCATATCTAAATTCCAAGAATTGGAATGAAGGCTAGAAACAGGAGTTCATGAATGCATATAACAGATACTTAACTGGATTGCAAGATTAGCTTGCAAATAATACTAATAGATTTACTACTGACGACTTTGGTTCGATTATTGATTCTACTGGAGCGTTAAGTAATACCGACAATGATGATATAGACCCAGTTGGTTCTGAATACTATTATGATAATAAAGGTAATCGTATTACTACTGACGATTTTAACTTATTAAAGAAACGAAAATAGAAAAATTATAATACATTTTCTGCTAATAGAGAAGTTGCTACGTACTTTAATACTATAGGTAATGCTTTGAAAGGTATGGAAACTCCTAAAGAAAAAGTTCAAGATGCATTTAATCTATCTAAACACGGATTTTTAGCTGATTGGACTACAGCAAATAACCCTGCAGGAGGGGATTTCAACTTGGACCCATATCTAGAAAAAGATGCTATGGATGAAACAACTGGAAAAAGAGGAACATCTAATAGAGCTGCATATTTAAAGGAATAGATAGAGAATTATATTAATAATATAGGGGAATACGACTTTTCGTCTTCTCCATTCAAAAATAGAGATACATATATTTCTAGACTTCGTGCAGCTGCATAGAACTTAGAAAATGGATATAACTCAGAGGATGTTATAGCACTTAACTAGGCTGGGATAGGAAATGAGTTTTTGAGTAAATTCTTTGCTACTGGAGCTGAAGAAGCCCCTATTAAAAAGTCTGAATTGGAATTACAAGCTGAATAGGCAGCTAAGGAATAGGCAGAAAGGGAGAAAGAGGATTAGTTAAGAGCTGTTATAAAAGCTAATGAAGAGGATAAGTATAATAGGGAAAGAGATGCTTTCTTCGCCGATTATGCTGCCTAGAATCCATTTTAGAGTACTATTAGTGGATATGTTACTCCATCGTACAATCTCCAGGGCACATATAACTGGCTATAGGGAAGATACAAGTTTGATGCTGGCAACATGGACGCCACAAAGGAGGCAGTAAAAACTTATATAAACTTTCCTGAGCTAGCTTCAATAATTAGAGGAGGAAAAAAGACGAACGATAAGGGAGATGATATTACTGCCCTACATATTGCTAATAATCTAGATTTAGCTGCATAGAGTGATTTGTTAACAGACAAGGTTGGAGATACTGGGTATTATGTAGTCCCAGGTTCCGAGAATTATGATAATTGGTCATATATAGCTTATAATCCTGTTACTAGACAATATCAAGAACAATCTATGCTTTTAAATGAAGAGCTTAAAAAGAAAATGGCATATGCTGAGTATGACAGAAGGCATAAGGGAGTACAAAAGCATTAGCTAGGAGGTATTGCCAAATATGTAGAGGAGAACTAGAAAAAAGCCTAGAAGGAAGCAGAAAAGCAAAGACGTATAGACGAGAAAGTAGAAGAAACTGGAAAGACTAGAGAATAGGTTGAAGCTGCAGAAAGAAGACCTATGGAGGAAGGTTTTTCTACTATTGATAAAGTCAGATTGGGTACTGCTGCTGCTGATGCTGCTGCCGCCGCTGCTGCTTTTATTCCTGGATATGGTACTGTAGCTTCTGGTGTTCTTGGTATAGGAAGCACATTAACTAATATTGGTGCTGATATTGCTGATGAAAGTATGTCAGGATGGGACGTTGCAGGAAATGCTCTTTATGGATTAGGAATGGATGTGGTAGGATTAATTCCAGGACTTGGTACTACAGGAAAGGCTGCCAAAATTGTTAGAGTTTTGAAGCCTGTTTCTAAGCTAGCAATGAGAACTTTGTAGGCATACGGAATGATTCATTCTGCCGATGCGTTTAATAAACTAATGTCTAATCCTTCTGATATGTCGGCTGATGATTGGAGAAACCTTGTGACTGGACTACAAGCCATAAGTGGAGAAGCTAGGTATAAGGGAGGAAAAAGAGCGGTTAGTAGAGCAACTACTCAAAGAGATGTTGCAGATGTAAAAACTTCTACTGGAAGAGTTGCAACAATTTCTAAGGAAGATTTAGATAAATTAAGAAAAACAAAGGGATTAAAAGCATAGAATAAACTGTTCTCAGAATTAACTGGCGGATAGCAGTTATAGAGAGAATTTAAGGATAGAGAAATAAATTGGAAAAAGCCTTGGAAATCAAGACTATCTTCTGATAGTCCAGAGGTCTCTCTAAGAACAGAGTCTTCATTCCTTCCAGAAGACAACAGTTGGGATGCGAGACTATTCAGAGGAATGAATAGAAATACTCCGCAAAGAAAACCACAAAAGAAACAGTAGGAAACTCAGCAGCCTAGATTTGATAGACTCAGACAATTAAGCTCACAAACAGGTAAGTTAACCCCACAAGAAATAGCTACTATTAATAGACAGAGAGTTAAATCAGGAAAAGGAAAGCTTACTGAATAGGAAATATAGGCTCTAAATCAAAGACGTTAGAATAGAGCTGGTGATGGTACTGATAATTCATTCCAAGCACGCTTATAGAGATATAAGGATGCTAAGAGAGAAGGAAAATTTACTTCTGTAGAAGATGACATCAAGAGAGCTAAGGATGAATTGGCAGAGGCTACTAGATAGCAAAGACTTGCCGTACCAACAGGATAGGGAGAAATAGTATCGCCTGATGCTAATTAGGCTAGATTCATTATGGGATTCTCCCGTGCTATTCCTACTGTTAATCCGTCTAGACCTCCTATATCTAATCCTCTAGCTATTATACCAAAATAGTAGGTTAGGATTGAACAACCTCAATAGTCTCCATTTAACTATGATAGAATTAGAGAAGGCTTAGCTAGAGCTGAAAGAGAAAGACTTGGAAAGGATATTGGAGAATAGAGATTATAGAGAGCTATAGAAGCTAATCCAGAGAGAAGTGCAAGGCTTCAATCCGAGGAAGCATATAGAAATGTTAGATAGGCGTTCAATCTATATGGAGCACCATAGTATAAAAGACCTCTCACAGGGGCAGCTTATAAAGCTAAATAGGATATGTATAATAGACTGTTTAACTAGAGAAGATACGACGTTATTGAAGCTTTCAGAAATAGAGAACTTCCTCATAGACAATCTAACAAGAAAAAGAAAACATCAAGGGATGATAGAAGAACTGTTAAACGTGAAGATGGTGGTACTCTAGATCTTGTTAGAGTAAGAAAATTTCAAAATGCTGGAAAATTCCCAGAATGGTATTCCAAACTTTATAAATTTTAGAATTTAACTGGTTGGAATAATTCATTGAATTAGTCATTGGCTGGACCGTCTATTACTAACGAGAATGCTGGGCATTATAGAGCTGGGGATTTGAATGAGGCTTATACTAAAAATAATTCTTATACTTCCAATCCGAATCTAGTAGGATAGGATTTACAATCATATTATGATTCTTCTTTTAAGGGAAAATCTCTGGATGATTACGTAAGTGCATACAATGCTAATGCAGCTAAGATTAGGGGATATTGGGACTAGGAAAGAACATATAAATAGTCTGGAGCTTAGGAGCATAATAGACTATTTAAGAATATGTTTGGAAACAGAAGTGATAATTCTAATAATGTATGGAATATTGGTTATGACTCTAATTTGGAGGATATTGTTGGTTCATCTACCTGGCTGAGAAGAATGGATAGATATGAGAAAGAATTTGATAACTTGTCCGATGAGGAAAAGAAATCAAGAATCCATAAAATAGACTTAGGAGATGGAAACTTTGGATATGTCTACAAAAAAGCCAATGGGGATATAGCAGTATGGAATCAACCAGAAACTCCTGCAACCTCTACTAATCCTGCCGATAGCTAGACTACTCCTACTATAACCTCGGTAATACAACCTTCTCAAGAACCTAGTGATGATAACAAACAGAATAAATCGTTCTTTAGTAATATTAATCCCACTATAGCTTATGGATTACCAAGAGCGGTATATGCTGATAGAATGAATAGGAGAATTACTGATTTAGCTAAAGAATCTGTAGTTCCACTATTGAAAGACCCGTTCGAAGTACATCGTTATACTAGAAGCGATTTAGATGCAGAAATGCAAGGAGAGCGTAACTATGCTAATCTTAGAAGATTAGCTAGTAGACCTATAACTTCTGATGGAAGTTTACAAACTGCAACATAGTTGCAGGCTGAGGTTTAGGGACAAGAAGCTAGAACTGCTGGAAAAGAGAAGAGTAATTAGGTTCAAAGATAGTATGATGAATTAGCTTGGTAGCAGGAGAAAGAAAACGCTGCTAACAGACATGAAACTGCTATGTTTAACAGAGCATAGCAATGGGGAGCTGATTAGGATAAGAGTAAATACGAATAGGCATATTTAGCTAAGAAGTTTAATATTTGGGATGTATTCGGACAATAGTTAGAATATGATGCAAGAACGAAGTAGAAAGAAAATAAGGCTTTGGCTGATAATTTTGCTAGGTCTGATATTCATAATGCTATTAGTTATGCTCCAAATGATTACGGAGCTAACTTGACTCCTGATGAATTAACTGTATGGAATAAAGTCTTATCTGGAACTAATCCTTCTAGTCTGTCATCTCAAGAATTTAATTCTTATAAACTAGCAGCCTAGAAAGTTTCTAGAGTGGAAACTGAGCAATTAAGATAGTATTACAATGTTCCTAATACTAGATGGTCTGGAAAGACTCCTAGTACTCATTGGTCTCCTACAATTTCTAAAGCAATATCTGCTAAGAATGGAGCTAAAATAGCTGTTGCTGGAATAGAAGCAAAGACTGCTGATGCGGAGAGGTTTTAGAAACAAATAAAAGAATGTATAGATAGAAATGAGAAAGCCATAGATAGATTATCTAAGAGTTTATATGGACTTATAAAAGCTTCAATGATAAAATGATACTGAAACTATAGCAAGGGGGGAATGCCCTTCCCCCTCTTGTTTCTTATCAGCCAGTAACAGTTACTGGTGGGGCAACTGCTGGAGCTTCTGTGGCAGCTCCTAGCGATAATCAAGAGACAACTGATTTAACTGACAAGGACCTATTAAAAATGCTTGAAAAGTTAGACGGACTTCCTAGTGATATGGCTGTATTAACTTAGACTCTCTAGAACTTTTATATAGACTAGCAATACAGTCCATTCCCAAGTACTTCTAACATAGCATCTAGATACTTATAGGCTTTAAATCAAATGAAGATAGCAAACTTCAACAGAAAGGAATATGATGATGCCTTTTCTACTGTTGATAAAAACGGAGGAATAAATGAATTTGCTGTAACAGATAGAGGATAGTTATTCTGCATGAATGATGAAGGGGACTTTAAATTATTTTCTTTGGAATAGCTTAAAGAGAATCCTGACTATCAACCATTAACTAATTCGGAGTTATTATACTATAGAGCGTAGTCTCCTCAATTAGCTAACAACAATGAACTACTAAAGGTAGTCAAAAATGGTATAGGAATAGAATCTGTTACCAAAATGATATAGGATAGCATAGGAAACCTAGGAACTACTTCTGAGTCGAATGAAGGCTTTGTCAGAACCTAGGCGTCATAGCTCATTAATGGTTTACAAGAGTTTATGAATGCATAGCAACAATCTGGCAATTATAACGCTACCGTAGATAATTTGTACAAAGGAAAATTCTTAACTAAGAGCCAAGCTATGTAGGCATAGGCTGCTCTTAATTATATATATACAACTCTTCCAGCTAATGCTAAGACTTTACTAAAGACTAAAACATAGAACGGAACTGATGCAGAAGCTGTTTAGCTAGTGTAGACACTAATTAACTCTAAATTAAGTTCAACTGCAGATTTCTCTTTAGATTTAGACGACCCAAGTTCTAGTTCCAAAAATAAAAATGGTGCTGGGGACGGTCTTGATGCTGATTTAGTTACACTAATTCAGGCTAGTCATGGAGGTCACGATACTGTCTACCAATTAAATAATAAGTCAGGAATAGGAATGACCGTTTAGGGAACTGCATATGAGTAGGTAAAGGACACTAAAGGAAATCATATAGGAAGAACGTCAATGGAGAATTTATTGAATGAGTCTGGATTACGTTCTATTATCAATGCTGACAACGGAGTGTACTTTGGAAATCAAAAGGTTGATTTAGATTCATTGTTAAATATCACATATGACGGAAAGGGATTGCTAAGAGTAAATCTTCCTGTACGCTCAGATGGTTCTCCTAATTTTGATCTGTTAGAGGAATATTCTAACGCCCAAGCGGAGTTCTTACTAAGTTCTCAAACAGATGAGGATAGACTTAGAATATTTGGAGATACAGAGAAGTATCCCGGACTAAGCTCGCTAATCAAACCCACTGGAGAACTAGATATGGATAAGTTTGCTCCATTTATAGTGGCATCTGGTATGACGACAGATGGTATGGTGGAAATAGATAAGAAGCAAAATAAGTTTATCACTGAAGTTAAGCAATCTCCGGAATTAGTTTAGTAGCTAAAGACCAGTTTGGCAACAGGTTCTGGAAAAGAGACTCAGTATCCCGATATTGATGAGTACGACTGGACAGAATGGTTAATGCCTGAGTTTATAAATAGTTATGACCATATATTTAAAGGAAATATTTATATACCTCTTAACATGAACAAGGCAGCCGCAGCTCTAGGAGGAAATCAAACTATCGATACAAATACTGGATAGATGTTAGAAAAAGAATACCAAAATAGGGATCTAAATTTTACCAAATTAGATCCATCAATATTAAATAATTAATTATGTTTGAAAATGATTGGATATTATCAAGCTTAAGTAATCCTACCTTAGACATAGATGATTTAGTTTCAATTGGAGGTTTAAATACTAAAAATACCCAGTTTCTAAGTAAGGATTAGTATTTGAAATCAAGCTTTATTAAAGATAATCCCGTATTCAAGGACGATAAGGGAGATTTTTCTAAAGAGAAGTTTGATAGATTTTATGAAATGCAAGCATCCAGATGGAGAGATTTTTAGAATAATGAATTTCCAACTGGAATAGAATTAGATGCCTTTGATACGGCAAGCAATAAGGCTAATGCCAAAATTAAAGAAAATAAATTTAACTTAGGACCAGACTATAATCCTGATAGGGTTTAGATTGGTGTAGAAGGTTGGAGAACTACAAGTAAGAGAACTAAATCTGAACAGGAAATAGCTCAATCTTAGAAAATATTCAATCCAGAAACAGGAAAGTTTGAAAATTATACTCCCGAAGATTATGCCTTATTTAGTAATCCAGTAAAATGGGTTTAGAATCTATTTAAGGAACCTTTGGTATTAGCTCAATATGACTAGGATGAAGTTGATGAACAAGGAAATAAACATAAGAAAGGAGAATACAAACTTAATCCAGAAGGAACTTATTATTATGAGAAATTAAACGGACGTTCTCCACTTGGAAAAACAGTTTTATCAGCTGCAAATATCTTAACAAAAGAAGATTCTGCTCTAAACAAGATAGACTTCATGGATTCTGATGACCTAGAGAAAAGTGCTACTGGAGTTATAGCTAAGAATATAGCATTAATAGCTCCAATGTTTACTCCTGCAGCTCCATATTATTATAAGGCTATGGTAGCTAAGGAAATATCTAAGACTCTTCCAATGCTTCATAGTATTGCTACCAACTTGTTTGGTTCTGGAGATAATGAAGCTCCAGAATGGATGCGAAAAGCAGCCGCAGTTGGAGAATCATTATCTACTACTAATTCTGTGTGGAGTAGTGAGCATACATTCTCTTTTGAAAACTTAGCTAATTTAATTTCTGATATTGCTTTACAATGGGGACAATAGAAGTAGATAGCTAAAGCTGTAGGATGGTTTGGAGATAAAAAAGCATTGAAGAAGGCTGAAGATTAGGCATTCCAATTCTACAAATCAAAAGTTGGAGGAAGTTTAAAAGGTCTAGAGGCTCCGTCTGATGAACTATGGAAACAATCTACTCTTGGTCAATTATGTATGAAAAAATACTATGACCCAGTAGTTGAGACCATGAGAAAGAAGCAAAGGCTAGGAGCTAACTTAGCTTTAGCGTATATGTCTTTAATCTCGAACACTGATGTTTATTCTGATATGCTAGAGAGAGGTGCTACTAAAAAGGAGGCTGCCTGGGTAGCATTGGGTAGTGCGGCTGGAATGTATGGAGTGGATAGGTACTTACACCTTGGAGAAGTATTCTACGATGATCTTACAGCCGAATCCATTAAGTAGGGAAGACAAGCAGTAAAAAAGGAACTGAAAGAAGCTTTCGAAGAAATATATAAACCTGGAACTAAAGATAGCCCAGGTAACTGGTATAAAAAGGGTGTAGCTTTTGGAAAGAGAGCAGCAGAAACATTTGTAGAAAACCTTAAAGATCACAATCTTGGAGGAGTTGGTAAGGCTCTGGGAGAAGGTTTAGAAGAAGTTAGTGAGGAACTAGTAACAGACCTTACTAAGTCTACCTATTCCCTTCTTGGAGATTTAGGGATGTATGATAAAAGCGTTAAAGATACTGGAGCGTTTGATAATATGTTAGAAAGATACTCCATGTCTTTGATAGGAGGTGCTATTGGTGGAGGATTGTTCTACGGAGTTGAGAAGTATAAGGGATTTAACAAAACTAGGGACAAAGACTTAGTAGACTTAATTAATGATGGAAGAGCTTAGGAACTAAGAAATATAGTAAAAGGGTATGTATCTAAGGGTCGCGCAGGTAATACCAAAATTTCTGGATTACAATACTCTCAAGATGATGCCGGAAATATTACTTGGTTAAGTACAGATAAAAGCGAAGAATCTTAGAACCAGTAGGTAGGTAATAGGGTACTAGAGAAGATTAATTCTTTAGAGGCAGCCATAGTTGGAAGTGGTACAAAACTTAGCCAAGACCAACTGTTCGACAAGATGGTTCTACAAGAAGCAAGATACTAGGAGTATAAGAATGCTTCTCACGTGACTGGATATTATCAAGAGTTTAGAAAGTTACAGAATTAGTTGTTGCAAGCTAGGGATACTTATAATAAGGCTGCAGAGACTGCCGATGGAACTCTTGAGGGAAGAATAACAGATTCTCCTACAGAAGCAGAAAAGTAGGATAAAATTAAGAATTTGTAGCAGTTTTAGACATCGGTAGATAACATTCAGAAGAAAATGAATGATTTTCTATCCGGAGATACTTCCCTAGACTATACTAGAAAACTTAACTTTGCCTTAGACCCAGTTCTTAATTCTGCATTTTTGGGACTTGACAGAACTAAGTGGTTACTTAACAAAATAGACCCTACTTAGGAACTTACAATACAAGATTAGATAGATTTGAATAACTAGTGGAATGACCACGTTAAAGAGACTATGCTTAAAGACTTAGATAAAGCCTTTTTAGCATATAAGGCTTTAGAGAAGGTTGTATCTCCATAGATGTTAGCCCAGTAGGACTATGCTAATCAATATAAGAGCATTTTTAATGCGTTAAATTAGTTATATAATAAAGAAGATTTATCATTAGATAAATATATCAATGCCAAACCGTTCTATACGATGGATTCTAGATTAATCGACTAGAACGGAATAGAGGAATCTGAGGAAGAGTATAATACTAGAAACAATACAGCGACTCCTGATGATGTTCAAAAGTATTATCAAAGACAGCAAAGAGTATTTGATTTGAATAATTAGATACTAGCTGATTATATATAGCAGTTTGATGACATCTTAAGACCTATAAACTATTAGATTGATAGTTCCACAAATAGAACTATCATGCAAAACATTAGATATAGACTTAAGGATATTATCAAGAGAGAAATGCAATATCCGTTTGTTGATTAGGGTGGTAAGTTTGATGTTAATCCATATAGAACCATACTGCAAGATTTAAAAGATGATTTGTCAAATATCGATGATATACAGCAATAGCTATAGGATAAGCATTATACCATAGTAAAAGAATAGGCAAATAAAGTAATAACCCTATTAAATGATACTATTCCTCCCTTGGAAACTCTTATACCAATGAAAGACGCGGTATAGAGAGGAACTCTGAAAAATAAGATACTTAAACCTCTAAGAGAATCTAACCTAGAAAATAAGGACTAGATAATCGCAGCCATAGAAGAAGCAAAAAGAAAATATGACGAAGCAGATGAACAGGATTAGGAATTAGCAGCTATGGAACTCTATAACACTATTCCAATGCAATTCAAATCTAAAAGTCAAAATGCTTAGGTAATATTAAACGACTTTGCAAAATAGGTAGGAAAGGACTATGGAATAAAAGGTGATGGAGAGATAGGTGATAATATCACTATTGATGAATTAATAAAAGGTCTGGACACTCCAGATTCTGCCATCTATAAGTATTTTTCTGGAAAATCTTCAGCCTTACCAGAAGTACTAAGTGCAGCTCTTAAGTAGATTCCTATGAATTTTGGAAAGGATTCTAAACTTAAACTTCTTACTAACAACGCTAGTGACCCAAGAGACGTTGCTGGAGAACCAGTTAGAAGACAGATTTCTACATTAAATAGATATGTAAATAATCTGTCTAGTAGAATATAGAAGAACCCAGTATATTCATTCTATAATAAGTTATAGGTAAATTCACACAGTCCTTTAGAAAATATTCTATCTTCTATAACTAAGGAAATGTCTGATAATTAGGAAGAGGTATTCAACATGAATTATATACTTGACTAGGTGTATAAAGATTATATATCTTAGGATAAGTTAGATTCATTTGAGCTAAATGATACTCAGGCTAAACAGTTAAATAATGCATAGAAAGCTCTAGAATTACTTTCCGCATATGTATATTCTGCATCAGTATCTCCAGACGGAACTCATTATTTTGGTTAGAATAAGCAGATAAATGAGTTTGCTAATACACATAGAGATGTTCTTACAAGAGAGTGGGAACCTCTTCCAGAAATAAGTTAGGATTATGCCCAAGTATTATAGGATGAAGTAACTAACCTGAATACTGAAATAGAATTATGGAAGAGAATATCCGAGAATAATAGTATGAATAAGTTAAGACGTCTTGTTGATACGGAGAATGTTGTAAATAATCTAAGATATGAGATAGGTCGTGGACTATCTTTCTAGTTTACAGTAGGAGATAAAGAATATGATTTATCTGAAGGATTGGATTCTTTACCTCCTTTTGATGGAAACCCTGAGAATCAGCTCGGATAGCTATTCCAGTTTGAACAGACTCTTCATAATAACTTTAATAAGATATTAAAAGATACTGGATGGACTCCAGAGTAGTTCTTTGCTAACTCAGACTTTTGGAAAAGGTACTTAGGAAATTACACTGATTTAGAAAAACAATAGACCAGTAAGTTAAATGAAAATCTTACTGAATTTACTAAGTATGACAAGGCTTTGTACATTTTATCAGTCTTGTCTGATAATCCATCTAACTACTATAAATCTGTACAAAATTCTATCAAAGATAATGAGGATATTGCTCCTCTAACAGTACAATAGAATATTTCCAGACTTGGGGAAGCTGCTCATACTAAAGCATATAAGGCTGGGTTTAAAGCATTAGCTAAATTAGTTAATCCTAATAGCACAGTTACTCCAAATGTAGTTTATATAAATGGAGTAGCAGGAGCTGGAAAGACTGAGGTTGTACTAAAAAACATTAGATAGCGCTTCTATGAATAGCAAGCTTTGGTAATAGGTCCTACTACATCTTAGGCTATTAAGCTTCAAAATTCTCTTAATGAGGGAACCTCTTATACTATAGAAGGAGACGGAAATATATTTAGTAAGTTATTACCTAATTGGGATAAGATAAACGAAAGCTTTCAAAGAGCGGCCTCTGAAATAAACAAAAACGAAAAGAATACAGAATATAAGACTGAGACAGACTACTTTGTTATGCAAAGATGGGCTAAGAACGGAGCTACTGGGGTTAAAATAGACCTTAAAAGTGACAAAATAAAATTCAATCCTGATATAAAAGCTCCGCTTGTTTTCGTAGATGAAGCTGCCCATATGAATAGTCTATAGATAGCTTTGCTAGATGAGTATGCAGAAAGAGTTGGAGGAACGGTATTTTTGGCTAGCGATTCTAACCAGTCTGGATATTCAAACGGACAGATAGAAAATTTAACGACAAATGATATATTTGCTACCAGAACTTCTAAACTTCAAGAGTCTTTAAGAACTTCTAATATTCAGAAGCAAAGTAATAATAATAAAGTTTCTGCAATATTAGATACTGCAAATGATATTATAGAATCTGGAGATAACCAATTATGGCATGATTTTGAAGCCAAGCTTCCAAATCTTATCAGGAGGTTGAATTTAAGAGTCTATAATTAGTAGGATGATATAAATGGAGACTTAATCGGAGGAAACATAGACGAAGTAATAAAGATACTATAGGATAAACATAAAGATGCTAGTATAGGATTCATAGGAGATGTTAACTCGTAGGCATATTAGAAGCTTAAATCTGCAGGATTTTCTAATTTAGGAGAACCTCTAACAGAGAAAATTGTTCCTGGTAAGAAATTTATGCAGGGTTAGGAATTCGATTATGTTATAGTAGATAATATAGACCTATCTGTAGACTTAGATGGACCAAATTCTTATGATAAGGTAACTTTCTTAAGAAGATTCTACACACTAATGTCTAGAGGAAAGACTGCTTCTATTTTCTTAGATAGAGGATTATCTAGACTTGTTGGAGCTAATACCTAGGATGATATAAAATCTATAGGATTTAGTTTAGCCAACCAAGTTTAGTTATTTAGGGATTAGTATTCTAAGGCTCTAGATAAGTTAGACTTATCATAGACTACTCAAGAAGAAACTCCAGAAGTGAAGGAAGAACCAGAAGTTAAAGAAGAGGGAGAAGAATTAGTAATATCTCCAACAGTTGAAAATACTCCAGAGTTTAATCCAGAAGCTTCTGAAGAGCAAGTGTAGCAACAGTTAGAATCTAATAAAACAGAAATATATAAGGATTTCGTAGAAAAGAATCCAGCTGAGCGCCAAGATATAGAAGTATCGGAATTATCGGATCTTCTGATAGAAGCTAATACAGTAGTACCAATTACAGGGCTAAAAGAGACTCTTGTTAATCCTGATGGGACACAAAGAAAATACCCAGCATGGCTTCCAGGAGAAAAAACTTCTGTTAGAAGAAACATTAATGCTATATATGATGGAACTGAGCCAATCACCAAGAGAGTAGATAAACAGAGATATTAGGATATTATAACTAAAATCCAAAGTTCTGTCATATTTGGAGGTAATGTAACTGACCCAGCTATGACATCACTATTAGGATTTAGCGAGGCTTGGAAAAACAGAAAATTGTAGTTAGAAGTCAGAAGAGCTACTGATTCTGACAACTTTGGAATAGGAACTGACTTGAAACCTACATACATAGATATAGACGGAGAACGTTATATTGTATCTATTACTTGTAGACTAGATGGCTTAAGTAGAACTATCTAGGATACTCCATTCTCAGCTGTATTTGATATATGCCTTCTTTCTGATTTTAATAACTTAAGAAAACCTGCTGTATAGTAGGCTATAAAGGATAAAATAAATCAGAGAATTAAGGACGGAAAAATCACTGGAGAGAATAAGGTTAAGGCAGAAAGATTTAGAGATAACTTGAGCGAATCTGTTAAATAGTACGAAGGCTTTATTAGAAGAATAGTTTCCGAACATCCAGAAGGTCATGCTATAGAACTTACTCCTGATATGTACGAATCGCACTAGACTACTAGACTGGTCAAGAGAAAAGTTCCAAGAAGACTTGGTGGAACCTTAAGTATAGCAACTGTCGAGAACAACAGAGTGGACCAAGATGGAAACTATATATCTGATTATAATAATTTCATGGATACTGACAAGAGAAAAGTAGTTTCTCCGGTATATATTTTGGGAAATAAATCAGATGTACTGAAAGGAAAAGTATCAGAGTCTATTTTCGGTAAGGCTGTAGTATTTGCATCATCTAATACTAATCTTTCTCCAGAGGAGTTAGCCGATAGATATATAGAGCAGAAGAGAAATCCTGATGCACATACTCCAGAAGTCAGAATGATTGTTCTTAATAATCATGGTCTAAGTTTTACAGAACTTATTACTCATAGAATATAGAATCAATTAACTGGGGAAGGAGAAAAAGCTAAAAAGCCTTGGAGAATGGATACTCTAGGAGTTAGGATGTTTACTGCAATGTGGAATTTCAGAGCTAGCCTAGAAAATTTCATATCCCAACTAGATAAGTGGAAACAAGAGAATGGTTATGACAGCAGTAAGATACTAGATATTTCCAAAGTTGAATCTGAACTATTTAGTAGATATGGCAAGAATTGGATAACTTAGCTAAATGCTGGTAGTTAGGAGGTATAGAAGCTCCTAAACCTGTATAAAGTAACAGCAGCAGACTTGGAAAACTTAATAAAGTTTAACTAGGAATACTGCAAAGATATACCTACTTTTAGGCTAGGAATTGACCTAACCAACAAAAACATCGGCGGATATGTAAGGTCATTTGATGTTAGTAATTCTAGTGTATATGGAAAGAATGAGGCTAATATGTTAGCTATAGAAGAAGAATATGCACATAAGTACCATTCTATTCTATCGTCTATATTAGAACAGCTAACAGCTAATGAGCCTCCTGAAATATTTAGAAGGGCTGGATTAAACTTTAAACCTATGGCTACTAGACTGGCTAAGGCTGATGGTTCTAACTATGCTACGAATGAATATATAGGAAAGAACGAACAAAAAAGAAATCTTTCCGGACTTATTCATACAAATAATAAGAACATAGTAATTGGAGAAACAGACGAAAATGGAAATGTTATATCAACGTCTACTATTCCTGCAGAATCAATGTTTAGCTTCTTCCCCAAGGCTGTCTCAGCTATTGCTACTAAATCAAGGATATATCAAACCAATAGTAAGGCTAATGGGTTGATTAGTATTACTACTATTGACACAAAGAATAATACTGATAAGTTTGATTTCGATATTTCAGCGCTATTTGGAGATGGAATGTTGGAGAGAAGGGGTAATGATAATACATTATTTAATATGTTTAATCTTATCTTTCATGGTACTGTATAGAGCTTAGAGGAGCCCCATGCCTATACTGAGGAAGCTCCGTTTAAGTATGGAATATTTGTGGACCCAGATTTAGAAACTAGTCAGGATTATAAGCAAATAAACGTTAGAGGACAAAATGGATAGGATTATGCATTCCTAAAATGTGGAACTAATCCTATATACTTTGACGTTGACGTTGATGTTATATCTGGAGGTATTGCTCTTAACCTTTCTAAATTATTAGAGGGAGGAAAGAGATAGCTAAAAGAAGAAACCAAGGTAGAAAACCCAGTGGAATAGTATGTAGGTTATTCCTCTAAGATAGTAGATGAGTAGGATAGAACTAGATTCCAGAACTTCCTTCTTAATGAAGGAAAAGAGGACAATGAACAAAGCTATATGGAATATATTACTATATAGAACAACAGAAAATTGATTAATTTCTTTAGAAACGGATCATCTGTTGATAACATAGTAGAGCTTATTAATATGTAGCTAGGATAGCCTACCATAAAAGATGTAAAGTATGAAAATGGAAAAATAATATATACTGACGTAAACGATGGCACTGGAGAGTTGAGTTTGGACACTGAGGATATGTATATCTCTATGACACCAAATAAAACTAATTCAGTTGAAGAGATTACTGGACAGTCGTTTGATTCTATGGTTGTTGACCCAACAGGAATGGATATAATGACACATCAGGACTTCCTAAATTAGCTAGAGGAAACGTTCTAGGATGATAGCGATGTGCAAATGTTATCAAACTCTTCAAATGTAGAAAGCTATCTAGAATTGTTAGTAAGTATGAAAGATACTTTGAATAATAAAATAGAACAACTAGAAGATTCAGATTTAAAATGGAATTTATCTGATTACTTATTGTATGTAGATACTTCATGTTTTTAAAAAATAAATGACTATGGCAGCTTGTAATGTTAAGTACGACAAAAAAAGTTATTAGCAACTAGCCTCAGATTTAAAGTTATTGTATAATCAAATTAATAGACCTGGAATAGAGGACAGAATTATTAAAACTTTGGAATTTAAGTATAAATCCAAAGATGGTTAGGATAAAAGATTACTTCTAACAGATTCTGAAAACTTGGATGAAACTTCTAGAGAGTTTATTGATGATGTAAACAATATAGTATGTGGGCTAGCTAATGCTTCTTTAGACAAATTACCAGAAAAAGCCATGAAGTTTAGAAATATTGTGTTGTCAACCTTCTTCGACATGAATAGTGTCGGAGAAGTGACAACTCAGATTTCTGAGGCTGAAAAGGAAATGGAAACTGATGAGAGTCAAGAAGCAAGAAAATTATAGAAAGTAGAAGACACTTTATTAGAAATATATGGACCGATAAATACTGGTCTTATTCAGGAAGTAACTGACAGCTTTGGAAGAGAACTTAAATAGAAGTTAATATATAATAACTACCTGAAAACTAAGTACGAGTTGACCTCTGATGAAGTCAACAAAAGAATCGTGGACTATAAGGAAGGGAAATTTGAGAGCATTCTTGGTCATCTAAAGGAATAGTTCCCAAATGATTCTACTTTGCAATCCATTACAAGTATGTATAGCAACGGAATGTTAAATTCTAGTCAGTACTACTATGTTATAGATACTTTTAGAAAATATGTATTGCAAGACCCTGATAGAAATACAAAGTTTAACCAATAGCTAGAGGATAAAATCCTACAGAAAAATAAAGTATAGCAAGAATATCTCTATAGACAACTAATTAAGACTATACTAAATAACCCTAAACTTAATACATGGTTTAATAACAAGTACAATACTAATTATACAAACTCTGAAGCGAAGACTTAGCTGTTTATGGCTAATAGATTCTCTAATTACTATCTAGAAATTAAGGACAAACTTCTGAAAGAAATTGAGAGAGGTGCAGAGTTTAAGGATGAAGTATTGCCTATTATTCAGGAGATAGAAAATCCTAAAGATGATTTATTAAACTACGTAAATGATTATATAGTTCTTACGCAGTTCGATGATTTATTGGCTTAGAAACTAGGAAGTAGTATTGGTATAGAAAGAGGCTTCTTGAATAATGTAGAACCATAGAGATAGAACGCTAAGAAATATGCACTGAGAGAATCTCATGCGCATCAAAAGGCAGGATGGGAAACTGCTAATAATGAGGGAAGTGAAGCTCATACTAGTACTGGAGTAAAGGATATGTTGGACACTATATTTGTTTATAAATATAATGAGTCTCATCAATTGCTTCCCCAGACGTTAAATATGACATCATTGATGTAGGCATGGCAATCCTTGTTATCTGACGTATTGAATAATAATATCAATTTCGATACAAGTAACAGTGAAGCTGTTGTAGGAGTGCTGAAAGATTTAATTAATACATAGAATGTTAATGTTTTAGACAATATTGTAGATATTCTAGAAATATTATTTAAACCATAGGCTATTCAAAATTCTAGAGGTAGAATGATAGATTTTATGCGCAATGAGAACCTGTTCTCAGAATAGCATAAGAATATACTATATTCATTCTATAATGAAATTTTGAATAAAGATAATCCTAACTCAAATATATCTATAGAATTAGGAAGAGTAAATGATAACCTAAAATATGGAACTAAATTCTTAGAGACTGTTTCAGATTTATGTGCCATTATCTATAGAAATGTAAATAACAATTATATTGATTGTAATCTACAATCATCGAAATCTTTATTTGCTGTAAAGAAGAAATTTAATTGGGATGCTGACTTATTTGATTCTGTTGAAAGAATTACTTTTAGAAGTAAGACCAGATAGATAAATAAACTTGGGGAAGATAGATTGTCTAAATATAACTATACCTCTGTGCCAGATTAGACTGGTAAGTTTATATCTAAGGTTGAACTTTCGGGAAAGGAAGGAACATTATATACATTTGGATTCAGATACAATCAAGGAGCTTCTAATATGGAGGGACTGTTCTCTACTATGGACAACTTAGAGCTAGAGAACTCTACGGTAAACATAAATGGAAAAGAAGTTCCAATGTTAGATATATTAGCTGGCATAAACCTTAGAGACTTTAGTAATAAAGTTCTTCAAAATAAAGAACTACTAAATGAGTACGAAACGGTTCTAAATAATCTATTAGAAATGTTCGACTATTATCTAGATACTAATTTTCTATCTGATAAAGGGCTAGAAGCGTTATAGGGATATAAGGACAAGTATACTTACGACCCAAAAAATAACTTATTTTCTAAGAATTATCTTAATCATTTCCTAAAATTAGCAATTAGAACTGCCGACATTGATAACTAGGTAAAACTCGCTGGAGATTAGGATATGAAATAGTTTTTGATGGAGAACTCTAAATATACAAGTTTATTTAATAGAGAGTCTAAGAAGCCATCCTCTAACGTCTTTGACATCTAGGCTAATAGAGTTTATTTTAAACCTGTAACTACTAGTGATAAAGCACTTAGCGACTTAGCTAAAAGCTTTGTGGAAGCATCTGGTAGGTCTGTACGCTCTACATCTTTAAATAAGGCTGGTTCAAGTGTCTCTAACTATAGTATATCAAGATTAGGCTCTGAATTAAATAGACGCTTGCATAAATAGCGCCAAGAGGGAGGACCAGCAAACTCTTTATTATTTGTATAGAATCCTAATGCTATAGATATAGACCCAGTAATTGATGGGGAAATAACTACACCCATCGGCGATGTTAAAGCTGTTAGAGATATGTCCTCTTCAGAGTTATTTCAACACGCAATCCTAGATAAGTTCTATAGTTCCTTCTTGAAGACTGGAAGAATATGTTTCCAACCTACTGTATACTCTGATAAGACCAACTTCTTGAATTATATGTCTAATCTATCTATGTTTAGTGATAATATAATGGATTTAATGTCTGATAAGAGTCAAGAATTTGTTGATTTATATAGAAATACTTTCTTCTCTGCCCACAATCAAATTCAAGCTAACGTAGTAACAAAAATGGAAAAACTAATGTCATTTTTGACTACTGAATATGGAGCACAGTTCAGAAAGGAAGGAGATGTATTTACGTCTAACAGACTAGATAATGTTAGAACGTTCCTAAGAAATAGAACTGAGAGTGATTTAATTTCTCTTGTCTTTAGTTATAACCAACACAATCTTGAGAAGATAGAGTTAGAGAAAGACAAGGATTACAGAAATAGAAAGAAATTCTGCGACCTTAATGAAATAACAGATTTTTATGCTAAACTATATAATGAGCCAGTTCGTCTAAAGAAATTTCTAAAACAACAGTAGGAACTGTTCCTAGAAAACCTTAGAGAATATGGTGTTAATTTCCGATTGTTTGATTCAACTTAGGAATTGAACTCTTGGATTAATAATAAATTAAATGAGAAGGCTGCTACTTAGACAGTTAGATTATTGTCTGACACTAAACTGCTTCAAGTAAAAGATAGACAAGCTTTTGCTGACAAGTGGATTGATAAAGAAACGGGAGAATTGCTACTATAGAAAGATTCAGAAATGAATCCATTCTTGGAAAAATTCTTCTATATAGAGGGTTTATTTAGTAATAACCTAAGACTAAGTTTATCTGGGACGGAAATAAATCATCCAGATAAGGCAAAGGGGACATTATTTAATAAAATAGTTTCTGCTGTTAATGACATAAAAGGAGCAATTGGAAATCCGATAAAAACTAATGTAGCTAGAAAGGCTTTAGAAAATATACTAAATAATAACAAAATAAGCTTTAGTTCTCTTGATAATTTTATCGAAGAGTTTTCTTCAATGAGAGCTATAAATGATTTAGATGGAAAGCCTAATATGTAGGATATATATGATAAAACTATCATAGAAATTATAAATACTGCATAGGGAACTCAATTTAAACGTAATGTTATTATTCCAGCTACTTTGTAGCATCCTCTTACTGGTTTAATAAATGGTGTTGCTAGTAAGGTTAATGCTGCTGTTGCATATGATATGTCAGCACCGGTCAATAACCTAAGAGAATCTGATGAAATAGATTCTTAGGATGGTAGTTCAACTATGTCTCCTATTCAAGTTATTTTGGAAAATAATTCTTTGGGAGATTAGAGAGTTGGAACAAACAGAAAGCCTATATGGGACGATTAGACTGGAGACTTAACGTCATTTCTGGCTAAGTTTGCATCATTTGGATAGACTAATGCGATGATGTTACAATCATTATAGTCTAATTCAGCTTAGTATAATATGTTCAAGAAAATGCATAATATACGTTGGAATGGAGCTATAGATTTGACTAAGAACATTAATCAATTCCAGTAGACAGCATATGACTAGGAAGAAGTTTCTAGATGGTTTAGAGAAGCAATTCTAGGAGGAGAGAAGCTGTTCTATAAGAACCAGCTTGGAGAAATAGTTTAGGTGACTGACTTTGGAAAAGATAATTCTGGATATTTTACTGTAGAGACTATTTTAGGAAAAGGTTCTAATAAGATATACCACTATTTTAGTGACAATACATCTGAGCATAGCACAGTTGGAGGATAGGGATTTCATACAATAGATAGTCTTTATGAATTGTTTGTTGCCCTTGGAGGTATTAATTGTACTAATGCTAAAGGAGTAACTTCCGAATTTAGTAATTAGGTTTTAACTAACTTTGTAATTAATGTTGGATATAAGGTTAATCCGAAGGTAACTTCTATAAATGATATAGTCCAACCTCTTAAAGATAAGTTTGTAGCATATGTATTTAATAACTCTGCAGTAAAGAATGGTGCTAAGAACATAAATAGTAAAGATGTATGGACTAATAATGCCCCTCTTAATACTTTCTAGTTGAATATATAGGGGTTAGGTATTCAACTTAATGCTGACCATGATGTAGTTGACTCGGAATTAACAGAGTTCTCCCAGGTAGTTGCAGCTTGTGCAGCATATGGAAAGGATTACAAATCTGTAAATGAGATTTACTACGGATTGGCTGAATCAGCATTCTAGGCTTCTGAGCAGGAATTAACTAATATACAAAGATACTTCAAAGATTACGCTGAGGACCCAAGTAAAGCTAAGTACTAGTTGTATAAGATAGTTGGAAAACTTATAGTATAGTCCAAGAGTAATAGTGATATGGATTTAACTGAAAAGTTAAAATAGGAAATAAACAAGGAATTTAAGGTTAACAAAGATAACTCGTCTTCTGGTTTAAAGATTCCTTTTAGCGATCCTAGTATTTATACACAATTTATTACTAATATTACTTCTGTAATTAATTCCAAGTCTATTAAGCGTAAACACCCTGGGTCTGGATATGTTATGGCGCCAGGCTATAATGTAGTTCAATACTTTCAATGGTTTGACCCAAAAACCAAAACATATAGGAAGTATCTTTTTGAGGACGTTTTAAAGAGAGCTAGAAATGACTTTAAGGGAAAATTAAGAAGTGGACTAGAAGCATGGTGTGCCCAAAATGGGGTTGACCCAAACAAATATGGAGAACGTAAAAGAAGGATTTCAAGTTTTGATCTAGCCACACTGATCTAGGAGTCTTCTGATAAGATAGACATTTCTCTTATTCCTTATTTAAGTATAACATCTTAGGATACGACTGAGTATAATAGACAGCTTGTAAATATGTTTCTAGCTTCTAAACAAGAGGCAGAGCAAGTAAAGGACAAGTCTTGGTTTATGCCTACTGATATTGTTAATATTATCAAAAATGATGGAACTGTAATATCTCACGATTTATCTGATATGGCTGATTTCTACAAATTCAAAAATGGAATATTTGACATAGAGGACGAATATAATGTAAAAATTAATCAAAAGGGCAACAAGTTTACTATTACATTAAATGAAGATGAAAATTCATCATTTGTTATTGAGAAAGAGATAGATTCAGATAAATGGAACATTCATTTTAAGACAGGAGGAAGAGATTCTAATCTATAGAGAAGAACTCCGTGGGTAGGAGCTAAAGAAGATTAGAAAATTAGACTATTCAATGCTGCTTTATAGGTCTTACCTAATGGGGCTATCTTACGTTTATCTCCAACTACTCAGGAATAGTTGGATACAAAAATAGGGGGCCTAACTAAGGGAAGTATAGTAGGATATTAGAGCATAATAGGAAATGAACAAAGGCACTCTGGAGTTAACTTAGAAGTTGTTTCTGAACCCTATACTGTTTCATATTTTGATAAAAGCAACCAAGTAAAATCTGCTTAGGTTAGAGAGTATAAAAAGATTTCTAATGTTAGCAAACATACTTACAAATTAAACATAACAAAGCCTAATAATTTAAAACCATCTCTTCTAAGATGGCAATATGTAGACCCTACTGATGGGGTTACTAAGTATATGACTATATATGACCATCCAATTATTAGAGGTTCTTGGAACTTACCAAAATCTGAAAGACCAAAACAAACCCAAATACAGGATGTTTTAGACTTATTAGATGAAGGAAAGTTTGAACTTAATGGATAGACATTAGATATAGTTCCAGGAAGTCTTGAAAACACCGAAGCTGAAATAGTTCTTGGTAATATGTATAAAGACATCTTCCAGACTGGAGATGCTACATTAGCAGATATTATGGATTAGGGAGAGAACTTCTTTAGAAAACAGACCGAGGTTCCAAAGATTCCTGCTGGATTTTATAACCTCGCATTTGTTAAAAATAATGGTCAACATACCTTGGTTTCGTTTAGTAATCTAATAGAAACTCTCAATATATATGAAGACCCGTTTGACTACACTTAGGAATATATAAATGACAATAATGAAATTTATACTCACCAGGATGGAATAAAGATTGGAAAATATATACAATCTTCTTGGAAATATTCAGACGGAAAGGTTCTAGACTAGAATAATCAAGAGATAGACAAGTCTCGCTATAGACTTATTCAAGATGAGAATGGAAACGTGGAGAATGTATTGTAGAGAATAGATTATGTCAAAAGATACAAATATACTAAATCGGAATTAGTTAATGGAGAGTAGTAGTTAATTAACTATACTTTATACAAGATAGCCCCCGTTTAGGACATAAGAAATGCTTTAGACAAAAAAAGCAAAGACTAGGATGTATTAAATTCAGATGCTTTCCACCAAATCTCTTCTATACTTAATAACATTTATTCTCAGGATAAGTATATAGACATATAGGTTAATACTGGTATAGAATTAAACCCAGATCTTAGGAGAACCATCGCCAATAGTCTTGTAGACTTCGGGAACGATACAAAATATGATAGGGAATCTAATAAAAGAGTTTTAATGACTCCAGAGGAAATTTAGAAACTTCCAAGATTTTAGTAGCATATGATTGAGTTACGAAATGCCCTAATTGGAAATAATTTCTAGGAATAGTACAGGTAGATAAGAACGTCTTACTATGAATATCTCCAGTAGTACAAGAAGCAATATTCATCGTTCTTAACATCTCTTCATTTCATCTCTTCTCGTATCCCAGCACAGTCATTGCAATCATTCATGCCTATGACTTGTGTAGGATGGACTGCTGATACCTCTAACACTGCTTATGTTTCCTATATTTAGACATATTTGTAGGGTTCTGACTACGATATTGATAAGGCTTATGTTATGGGACAATCGTTTAGTGATGATGCTATGTATATAGGCTGGAGTCCATTATTCAATTATTCTTCTGAGCAAATGGTTGATGCTAGTAAGACTCTTCCATTACCAAGAGGAAATAAATTAATTGTGGTGGAAGGAGGGCAATATTCTATAGAAAACGAACTTAATAGTATATTATCTTCATCTGGTCCGGAAAGACTTAGAAAAATGGCTAACTTGATATATAAGATAGACAGTAATAATGGAAGATATAATTACATAGTCGGAGAGAATGCTGATTAGAAGTAGAAGATTATAGAGCAGATTCAGAAACATGAAAACTATAAAGTAAGCTATAGATAGAGAGAGTAGGCATACAAAAATGTAGCCAGTGCTAATATTAGAAATGTTGTTCATAACATTAGAAATAGAGACTAGGCATATTCTCCTATTACAATGAGGGACTTGCAGAAAGAGGCTGACAAATCTCCAAAGGGAGCTAAAACTAAGTAGTTAAATATGATGAATCCGCTTACCAAATACGTAATGCAAAACCAGAACTTGGTTGGTAAAAACGTAATTGGTATAGCCGCTAATGGTGAAAAAGACTGGTTTAACCTTACTTACTACTATCATAATGTATTAAGAAATGGAAATCAGAAAGATAGATTCTTCCTAAAGATGAGTCACTCATACAGTAGATTATCTGGGCGTGCTACTGACCAACTAATGAACGTGGTTGTAAAACACATTCCAGACTTGTGGAATGCTTCTCCAGAGCTATCTTAGAAAATTAAGGAAGAATTTTATGCTACATATGATGGTTAGATAGACATGGATGATAAATATGTAGACTAGTTAATTTCTCAGATTCTTTCAGCAGCAACCGATAATGCTAAAGAGTTAATTCTAGCTAAAATTAATGCTGGTACTAACTTGGCTAAATATCATCTACACCTAGTTATGATGGGATTCAATCTTAAGGATATTGTAGCATTTATGACTAGTCCTGTAGTGGAGTTGATAGATAAGTATAGTAGAAACGATTTATATAAAAATCAAACAAGTTCTGTAACTAACGCTATTAAGACTCTAAATGGAGACATAGACTTGTCTAAATTAATAGTTAATCCCTAGGATAACCTTTCTCCAGAGGAAAGAATAGAAGCTATGGAATCTCAGATGGAAGCTATGGAAGCTGAGGCAGATATGATGATGGAATTAATGGCGGAAGGTCGTACCCCGAGAAGAGTAAATAATGAGTATTCTTGGGTAATTAAAGAACTTGGTTCTATGTATAAGACAGCATAGGCTAGGTCTCTTAAAGATTTTGTATAGAAATATATTAAAGCTAAGACCGAACCCTTATCTGCCAATAGTCCAGAATTTATGGTAGCCTTGTCAAACTATGAGTTGCCAGTAACTTCTAATATGAATACTAATTATGTATTTAGATACATAGATTAGATTGTAAATGATATAAGATCTCAAATAGAAGACTATAACAGGATTCATCCGAATAGTAACTATTCTATGTTGGACTTTAAGCTCGACTTGAATGAATTTTAGAGAATAACAGATGAAGCGAACGAGACTTCTACATTGGCTTCTGTGTGGTTGAAACTGAATTAGGGTATTCCACAAACAGATATGGACTTGATTAAACTAATCAAGAGGATGTATGCCACTGTATCTACTAGAGAAAGAAGAATGGGTATAAAGAAACCTGTAGATTCTAACAAGTAGAAATTTGTTAATTTGTCCGATGAAGAAGATATAGTTACTGGAAATTCCGGTACCAAATAGGAACTTTTACAGTATCTAGAAAAATATTCTATGTTGCCAACTGTTCCAGAAGCCTCTAAGAATAAGACAGAAAGTGGTCTAATAAAAACTATAAAGAGTATCTAGGGAAACAACCCAGAGTTATCTCTTGCCGAAATAGTTTCAATATTAGAGGATGCAGTTAGGACAGACTTGTATGGAAATTTTGATTTATATAAATTCTTGAATGATGAGAAAGTAGTACTTCCCCAAAGTTCTAGAACCATCTATAACACTAGATAGGGAGACCTTGTTTCATATAGGGAGCTTGCTGCTACATATTATAACTTAATTAAATCTAGTTGGAATATTCTTGATATGGTCAATCGTATTCCACACTACAAAATGAACCTAGATTTATTAAATTATACTCTATAGCAAAGACATCTATTTGCAAATAAGTCTAAAATAGTAGACTAGTTAATTTCTTTAGGAGAACTATCTTATAGTGCTCTATCTGACAGAGATTATAAAAACATCATACAGTATGCTGATAAGATATTGATAACATCATATTTCTTATCTAAAGAAGAACCTATAGATATATCTAAAGTGGATGATACGAAAGTATACGATTCTAATTATGACTTAGTTAGGTCAGATGAATTATATCTAAATTCTCTTAATGGAATTGACTCACTAAAGAACTTTGTAGAAAATAATTTCTTTGAGTGGTTGAAGAATACTTACCCAGATAATTTCCTGGTTAAAGAATTAGTATAGAGTTCTAATAGGGGAAAGAGTATGTTAAGAACAGCCCTTAATCTATTTGAAATTGACTAGAGTCTGACCAACAAGTAGACCTATAATAGATACCTAATAGGTATTCAAGAGTTGGCTAATGAAAAATTTGATTAGAATCACTCAGTAGCTGACATACTGATGCTATATAACCTGGCAGTGAATGGAACCAGATTGGGAGGAAAATACATGACTGGTATATTTAGAGATTAGGTCAGAGAAGGTAATGTTCTGTATGATTATTATAAATTCATGTCTGAACAAGATTATAATGATGACTTTAAATATATTATGCCAACTAAGAGAGATTTCTTAATTGCTATGGCCCCTACTGTATATTCTACTTATGCATTAAATTATAGGACAGAGCCTTATGTTAAAGTTCTTAATCCAGCTCATGGATATGACGTGTATAAAAGATACTATGATAAGTCTGATTATACTTGGAAGTATGACATGAGTAAACCAGAATCCCTATTATAGTTAGACCATCTAGGTTTAACGTAGGGGGAGATAGATGAAAGAACTTATAATTACGCACAGAACTCTCTGGTAATGTTCCCAGAACTTCATAAGAGATTAAGAGAAAATTCTATATTCTCTGGAAACGGAGAAACGAATATGAAAGACAAGGTGTTATAGTTAGCACAATATATTAGATAGAACAGGTTGCTTATTTACAAACTATGTTAATATGGAATGTGATGTAATTCTTGAGATAGGAGGGAAAAGTAATTTTAAAATTGATAGAGAGTCTAGTGAAAAGGAGCTAGACTCTCTTCAAGATATCGTGGAGTACTTAGACACCCTTCCTGAACATAAAATAAAACAGTTGATTTACGACTTGTAGACATCCTCTACAAGAGTGAAAAACTCTCAAAAATACTTCTTGGACAAACAGCTAATAGGGAACTGTTCTTTCGAGAATTTGAAACTTCGTTATCCAGAGGAAACGGAATTGATTAAAGATATTGAGAAACCCTATATAATTACTCTAGTAGATAAAGCATATTCTAACGGAGATATGCTTAAAGGAAGGGTTGTAGTGAACGGAGTAGTTAGTTATATATTTAGAAATAAGTTTGATGTTCAGAATTTTGCCGAAACAGAACATAAGAAACATCTTGCCGAACAAATTATAGCTGACAATGATATTACTGATTAGTATCTATCAGAAAAGTATAAGGATAAACTGAATATTATTAAGGATAACTATAAGAAGAACTTAGAGAGAATTACTAAGGAAGTAGACCCTACTCCATCTGAGTAGTTTACCATTAAACATCTTATTTTAGATTATCTTAATAATAGTAGTGACTATACCAAGCTGATAAAGGTAGGAGACTAGATTATTGATTCTGGTTCTGTATTGAATGATTTCTGTAGAGAACTTAATAAGTAGTAGGTAATAAATGAGGATTCTGAATCCGACTTAGCTAGATACTTAAGAAGACTACACTGGAAAAGAGAGTCGTTTGGAAAATCTGAATTATATAAAGGGTTAGTTACTTACATTCCAGAATTTTCGCAAGAAGTTAGTGAGTAGTAGTTCATAAATCTAGATTAGGATGGAATGGAAAGTTTACTTCAAAAATACTTTAAGAATGATATTATTCTATCTAACTATCATGTAGAATCAGTTGGCAAATCTGTCCCTCAAACTATAAGACTTACCAAGTCTTAGGTAAAAAAATTGTTTGAAAATACTTTAGCTCTTAAGAATACAGAGAGAAAGGCTTTAGGAGAATTGGAATTATCTAACAGTTATGAGGACAATATATCATCCTTAGAGGACGCACAAGCCTTTTTTCAAGGTCACTTAAATATGGACATAGACGGAGAGATATATACTCTAAATATTTCTAAAGATAAGGACTAGATAGTGTACAGTTATAGAGGTAAGAAGCTCACAAACGATGATAAGGTTAAGTTAAAAAGGAAAGGAAGAGTTTTAAAAGATGAATTTAATTTTGGATACGACACAATGAATATATTTACTCCAGTAAATGAGGATGGAGTAAATAACGGATACTACAAAGGGTACTATATATATAATCATCTAAACGAGGCTGGGGATAATATATTTATAGTAAGTAACAGTGTTATTAGTCCAAATCTATATGACCCTGCAAAGTTTAAATCATTGAAGGATGCTAAGTTAGCAGTAGAAGGATTTAACCGCTCAGCTAATGTATCAAAACAAACTAAAGTGGGATTAAAGCAAATATTAGGAAGTTCTGATGGAAAAAGATATGTTAACCTAGAATTTCCGACTAATGTTGGCTAGACCATAAACTCTATAGCCTATCCAATAGGCCCAAAAACTAAATTATTTGCTCAGGAGCATAATTTAATTACCACAAAGAAGCCCTCAGAAATCCAAGCCTTTTATAAATAGAGAGGTATAGATATTTCATCGTTAGACCTTCCTGAAAAAATAGGAATCTTTCTATATGCAATGACAGAAAATGGATATTCTATCAATGCTATGTAGGGAAAGACCTTAGAAGATTCTGACTATGCCAATATAAGAAAAATCATATTTGATATAAATAATGCTCCAATTAAATAGTATCTAGTAGAAAGAAGTAATAAGAATGGTGAGGGTAATTATACAACCTATATAAAATCCTTATCTGATTCTGGAATCACTATAAATTCTACTGGAGTAGACTTGGCAGGAAATCCTCCGACGTAGAGTCTTACGAGTACACTATTTAATTTAAAAGATACTCTTGAGAACACACTTTTCAAAGATACTCCAATTAAGATAGTTATTACAGATAATGAATAGCTAGCGCAACTTCAGGACTAGAACGGAAATAGAATATTCCACGATGGTACTGATGGGGTGAGGGCTTTTATCTATGACAATAATCTCTACATAAATCAGAGTAATGCTAGTATTAATGACCTTCTTCATGAAACTTTCCATATTGTACTAGGAGCCATAAAAGCTCAGGATATGAATGAAGGTACTAGAAATTATGAAAACATTTTGAATTTCTATGATAAAAAAGTATCTTAGATGACTAAGAATAGAGTTAATGACCTCTATAGAAACTTAGCATATATAGATAGAATGGAAGAGGGTGTCGTTAGACACTTAGCTAGATAGGTTGAAAATGGTGATGTGTTTTACTATAGTGATAGAACTAATGAAGCGATTGATTTGTTTAGATAGCAATTTCTAAACATAAGACAAAATATTAGAAAAAATATTAAACTTGATTTGGATTCCGATTTGGGTTTCCAGTCAAGCATAAATACTCTAGTATCATCATAGGTAGGACAAATGTAGAAAAACCGTATCATTTCAAACCTTATAGAGAAAGGAATTGAGAAAGGTTTAATATTAGAAAACTGTAAATGAAAGATTGTAATTACACATTAGTTGGAAAAAGGCAGTATAACCACTCTTATGACGAATTAATCAAAATCTTGAAAAGAAGTCCGCAGCTTGCATATGACATTCTTTATTCTAAAGATTATAATCGTTAGACAAGAGTGGTTGACAAACTGTCAGAATTAAAGGAATAGGGGAAACGCAAGTTTAGAAAGGAATTTTCTGACAGGGTAGATGTTATAAATGGATGTGCAGAAATAAACGCATCTGGATATACAACTCAATCATTTATTGATTCTGGGTTATATGTTGACCAGTATGGAAAACAAATAATGCCGGTTTTATAGGTAGATGATTATATTGAAAGAATGAAATCTCTATACGAATAGAAGGGATTAACTAAAGATTAGGTCGATTAGCATATCTCTATTTTAAAAAATAGCTGGAAAAGAATAGCAGAAGATGGTAGAGATTTACATAAAATTATCTTGAAGCAAGGTAAGGAAACCTCTTACTCCTAGACTGAGGATAATACTAAGGGTACCTCATTTGAGCACCTAAGTGACGTTATACACGACTAGGTTTATGATGATATATTTAGTTAGGTATACTTAGGAAACGGAAAAGAATCTAGAGAACTTGGGGATGACTCTTCTCCAGTTATTCTCAAGAATCTAAATCTCTCTGCCAAATTAATAGGAAGAGACGAAACTATTACTGGACATATTGATTATATTGTAGTTAAACCAAATGGTTCTGTAGAAGTATTCAACATAAAAAGTTCACACGAATCTCCCGCATTTTGGGATTAGGCGAAGAAAGAAAAATATAGAAATGAGTTTGCTTTATTATCTAGAATACTTTAGTATAATGGAATTAATACTAACGACATTAGATTTAATGTTATTCCAGTGACACTTGGATATGATGATTAGTTTCAGAATATAAAAGAGATTACTGTTAATAGGGCAGAGTGCTATAGTCATAATAGAGGTGCATTTATAATGCAAGAATCTATGAAATTAGCTCAAAGGTTCATAGCATCTAATGCAGAAACTATTACAATAAACGACTCTTCAATAGATACCGTAAATAAGCAATTAAGTGCAGTATTTCCAAAAAGAGATATAAAAGCTGATGGAATAACATCTACTATTGAAGAATATATTGATAAAAACTGGACATATTGGACTCAAGGAGAGCAGCCAGATACTGGTTGGAACCTCACTATAGATGGAGTGATCTATCATGTAAATAGTTCTGAAGTTAAGAGTAAGAATAAGGAAGTAATAGAAATCATTAAGCAAAACCAGGATAAACTTCTAAATGTAGATAATGGAAAACTGAGTGCTAGAGGTATAGTGAATTAGATAGGAGAATTTAGAAGATTCGGTTTTCCAAAATTTGACAATGACTATTTAGATTAGCTGTTTAGTCCATACTTTGAACATTCTGTTGTGAAGGTAAATGGAAAAGATAAATACAATTATCTGTGGGAAGTAGTTAAAAATGATACACTAGATAATTGCAATATCATTATGTTCAAAAATACTCTTACTGGATAGGTCAACGTAGTTACTCTTTCTGGTTTAAACTTAGACTAGAAACACTCTTTTGAGGGTAGGGATAATATATTAGGTTTCCATTTGAATGATTTATAGGCTACTGATAATCAAGGTAGAGAATTGATGAAAGCCACATATGGAAATATAGAAACAATGAGAACAATGTTCTTATTAAATGAGATAATACCACAATTAGGTTCTGACATTAAGTTAGGAGATTTAATAGTAGTTGGTGGATTAGGAGGAAAAATATAGAGTCAATAGTATCCAATACAGTTAGTTGTCTCAAATTTCGTTAAAGCCCAGGAAGTTTTAAATAAGAAAGAACCGAATCTTAAAATTAATAATAACTTTTCTACTGTAGAGCACATCTCTCCAGTATCATTATTAATAAATGAATTTTGGGATATTTTACACGAATCTCCCAATTTAGGAAAAACAGATTTCAATTCCTTAAAGGAATTAATTTCTGGGTCTGATACAGACGGATTGTAGCATCTATTAAACGGAACTACAATAGATTCTTTGGCATCTGCTGAAACTACTGAAATATAGATTTAGAGACTAGAGGAATTGATTAAGAAGTTAAATACTATCATGTCTAATTAGCATATGTCTGTATCTCCTGATACTATCATAAAGTATGCTACTGGAAAAGCTAAACTAGCCAATCCAGAAAGGAATGAACTAGTTACTGGATGTTGTAAACTGTTACTTAATGCTTCTATAGCTTTAGATAGATTGTCTGGAGTTATCAGAATATCAGAAGGTGATTTATCAGAGACGGAACGATTACTTGCAAGACCTCAAAATATATCCAATTCATAGGTTAGAATTATTAGTAAACTATTGCAAGATGCTATCCACAATATTTCTAATAAACTAGAACCTCAAATATCAGACTTTAATTTAGCCTGTCTAGAATATTACAAAGCTAAGGGATACGGGAAAACTCGAAATGCTTTGATAGGAGATTAGGTTAAAGTTTTTAGACACTTGTATAAAGAAAAGGATGGAGAGTTATTCTTCAAGAATCCATATGATAATTCTGAAGATTTGGACGAGGATGATAGGAAATTCCTAAAGAAAGCATTATTTGAAATAAATAAACTAAGATTTAAGGATAATAACTTTTCATATAAATCCGAAGATGATAAATCTCTATTATCGTTTATAAAAAATAATCCCCAATACTTATGGGTTCCACTGGAAAAAGCTTCTTCATCTACTAGATGGAGTAATCCTGGTAAGTACTTTGAAGACTTTAAAAGAAGGGTTAGAGGATATTGCAAAAATCCAACATTATTCTTTAAGGAAATGTATGAAGATATTCTAACAGATTAGGAAGAATCCTAGATTAATTAGGATATAGAGGATATGTAGGCCTATAATAGATTTAGAGCTTCAGAGACTACAAAAGGTAGACAAAGATTGTTAACTAGATATGGAAAGGATTACTTTGAAACCAACCTATAGAACCTTGTGATAGATTATTCATATAAAAGTCTTCAAGAAGAAGAAATGAATAAAATGTTAACTAGGGCTAAAGGCATTCTTCTGTAGTTAAAGTTAACTGGAATTAGAGAAGATGATTAGGAAAAATTTGCTAAGACTATTAAACATATTGATGACTACATTAAGACCGCAGTATTCAACAGGAGTATAATGGAGGAAAGCTCCAAGGAAATTATTGCTAGGTTACAACCTCTCAGAAAAGCAGTATCTACAGCATATATTGCAGCTAGTCCTGTTGCAGCTATCCGAGACGTTTTTGGAGGTTTCCTATCTAATGTGGTCAGAACAATGACAAAATATAGAACTGACATAGACGCCAAAGATGTTATGTGGGCGTATCAATTTGTGTTAAGATAGGGAGTCCATTCTGCCATGAGTATAGACTTACTAGATAAATTAAATAGTAAGTATCTTATTTCTAATATCAATATAGAATAGCAGTAGGAAGGTTATAAAACTAACAGAGGAGGTATAACAAATGCTGGAAATTGGATGTATGCCACTCTTAGAAAACCTGACTTTCTAAATAGAATGGTTTTATTCATGGGAAAACTAAAGCATGATGGTTCCCATAATGCTTATTCCATTGTGGATGGAAAACTAGTATATAACTGGAGAATGGATAAAAGATTTAATTTATTAGCTTCAAATGATAAGAGTGATATGGAAGCCTACAATAAGTAGAAAGCTCTGTACTTGAGCTAGATTATGAAGTTTAATGAAGAGAATCCAGAAGCAAATCTTCCTGTCAGTCTTGATACTAATTTACCAGACGGTTATACCTAGAACTAGATTGATGAAATCAAGAATTTAGGAGATACCATATACGGTTCATATAACCGAAGCACAAAGGCTATGTATGAAAATCTTGCTATAGGTTCACAGTTTGGAGTATTCTCTACTTGGATGAATGGTATATATGATGTATATCTAGGATAGAGAAGAGAATCTTCTTATGAAACTTAGAAAGTCTAGAAAGAGGACGAGAACGGAAATAAACTCTGGATAGATGATAACGGAAATGTTACCACAGAGAATACAGGAGTTCCATATTTAACTGATGTTCCATTAGTTGTATAGGGAGTATTAAGAACTTTACAAGATACGGTCTCGGAACTTTATCACGGTAGAGGATGGGAAGGAATAAAGTAGAATATTCTTAGTAATCCGATGCAGATGAGGAACTGGAGAAGAATACTGTCTGATGCTCTAGTAGCTATGTTATTGTATTGGCTATTTGAGGAATTAATCAATCCTGCATATAAGGAGCACAAGAAGGCTGGAGATGGAAAGGATGTTCTAACTAATGCTGCTATTGAACTACTATATAAAGGTAGCTCTAGTAGTTTTGAAGAGTTTAAGGGACCTCTTCCAATATTAGACTATGTAATGAATAATACTAGTCCCGCATCTGTTAAGTGGGGAGCTAAAGTCTATAATGACATTGGAGGATTCCTGTTCGGAGATACTACATTTGGAGAGTTAGTTACAAAATCTCAAGCATTACCACGTTCTCTATAGGATACATATAAAATGTATAAAAGAGATACTATAAATGGTATTGGAGAAGAATAAAAAAAATAAGGGAATATAGGAAGGCATAATCGCCAACCTATATTCCCTTTATTATTTACCACGTACCGTAATCAGTTATGTTAGTGCGTTCTTTACATACATTACATTGTACAGTTTTACCTAGTCCTATTCCAGTATGAGTAAATATTATTGAACATCCGCACGCTTTTATTCCCTTGTGCAGTTCATAGTGCTCCTTTTGGAATTTAGCATAAGCCTCTGCTTCCTTTTCATTTAGACTGTAAGTTATGGTAGGTTTAGGAACAGAAATTGTTCCTATACCCCATCCTTTTGCCTCATATACTGGTTTCTGAGCTTGTTTATCCTCTTCTAGTTGTCTAATTCTTTCTCTACAGATGTGAATAATTTTCTCATAGTCCATTATTCTAGCATCCTCTTTAGATTTTCCAGGCTCTTCTTTAATTCTCAAAACTCTTTTAACTATATCAGCATCCCACGGATTGAGATTGTATTCTCTCCATATATCCCAAGGCTGGATTTTGTGCTTACTGTAATCAGAGTTTCCTACATTATACTCCCTAACACCTTTATTCGTCTCCATTAACAACTTCGATTTTATATTCAAGTTCCATAGAATCTCTTAATGTATCCAAATCATCTACAAATATGATAACATCTCCAGAGTCTACAAAATCTCTTAATACGTCTATAAAATCAAACTCATCAAGTTCGTCGTCACATTCTTTAGCATAAGCTACTCCAGTTCTACTTAGTAATACTCTATACATATTAATTATTGTTTACGATTTGCATAATAGTTCCGAGAGATACGGCACCAATGGTTCTCTTAACTTCTTCATCTCTGTCATTGTAGTAAATCAACACAGGCACGTTTCTTATGCCTTTGGAGTTTGCCAATTCTTCCTCTTCATCTACATTATGCTTTACTATCTCTATCCTAGAAATTTGTTCAAGAGTCCTGTCTAATACCTTGCATGGTCCACACCATGATGCTCCAAATTTTTCAATCCTTGTAATCATACTTTACGCCTTATTATATTTTTCTGTATCTGTACTTAATATTACTAATCTATCGGCTAGAAGTGAGGCTACCTGCCTTCTAACCTCATCTGTAGTCCAGTATCTCATCTGGGTCAAGATATGATTTCGAACAAATTTGTCCATATCAAAATCATCAAATGTTTTCTGGAGCATAAGCTCAGCTTGAGACTGGACAGCCTCTTTAAGCCAAGCTCTTATATCGTCCTTAGTGATGCCCAATTCATTATGTAAATAATTCTTGAACATTAACCATTTATCATTCCTTTCTGACATTAGATATGAAAGTCAATTACAGAAATTTCCACATCATCTTCTACTGATTCTAGATAATCTAGAAACTCTTTTCTCCAAACATCTTCATCTTTGTCATTGGTAGTCATAGCCCACCAACCCATACTAGCAGACTCATGCCAATCTCCGTCCTCTGTTACAAAACAGAATGGAATTCTATCTTTTTCCAACATAGCATTCCAGTCTACTTCTTCTTTGGTAGCAAAGATGGCATTGAGGGGTTCTCCGTCTTCTCCTTTTTCCTTAAGAAGTAACCATGCTCCCCATCTACCTCCTTCACAATACCAATCCCACTTAGAGTCAGGATTATATGTAGACATCAAGTTCTCTTCGTCATCAATTTCATATCCCCAGTTCTTAGCTTCTTCCCAGGCATCTTCATATGAGATAAACAACCCTTTCTCTATGATTTTATTAGCTCTTTCAAGCTGTTCCTTTTCCCATTCGGTGGTAGGATTCTTATACTTATCTGCTAGCTTAATGGCATACTCATAGTTATCAGCGTGTCTGGTTTTAACCTCATCAATGGCTTCATCCTTTGTATATCTAACATATTGTTCTACCTCCATGTTTTCATCATAGGGTTCTAACAATGTTTCAACATTACTTCCAAATACTAACCCAATAAAATGGCTCATACTATATATTTTTTAACAATTTCTGAAATCATCTTACCGTCTGCTTGAGGAAATTCTGATTTCAAATATTTAATCGCATTTCCCATTTCTTTCTTTGGAATTTGGAAACTAACCATATCTATTGAATTTTCTTCATTATAGAAATCTTCAATAAAGCCTTTTCCCTCACACCATATTTGTAATGCAGAATGTATGTCTGGCTCATTTACAGGCTCAGGAAGCAACTTTTTTAGTACTTCCAATTCATCCCTATATTCAGTTGCCAAGTCCTCTCTACCAGCCTCTATAAAGCTAGAAATACTGTCCTCTAATTTCTTACACATTTTAGAAATAAGCTGTATCTCAGCTGCTTCATCATAAGGTTTAGCATTTTTAGCAGTTTGTAGAATCTGAATTTCTGCCTTCAGATTCTTATATGCACGAAGTTCTACTTGATTTTTAGACTTCATTGCTTTAGCTATACATTCGTTTATATTTATCATTTTAAATTATTTAATCCTTCTTCTAAAACTTCATTTAACCAAGTGCCTCCATTGTAAAATTGGGCAATGTACTTGTAAGTTCCATCTCCATTACTTCCAACGTCAACCAAATAGGAAGTGTCTTCTGGATATTGAGTATCATCACATTTATACAGTTCTCCGTTTAACACTTTATAAGTATCATCCACATCCATTAAGGTTTCAGCATATGTATCTCCTTCATAAGCAATCTCATAACCATATTTCTTACAAAGATACTCACAATATTCTTCTACTGTAAGTCCTTTTGTATTAATTTTAGTTAAAGTTCCTGTATGTAATTCAACACGACTCATATTTCTAGAGTATAATTAGAAATCCAATCTCCACAACATTCACAATGTCCTAAGTCTTTATATTCTCCTAGATGCTCAATAAGAGACATCCATACATCCTGAAGAGTAGCTATATCAGTTTCTCTATCCAGCATAGCTCGTATAGATACTTTTATCTCTTCTGGAGTCATATCTACAGTCTCTTTTCCATCAACTGTAAGTGATGTGCAAATACATCCGTCAGTATATTCTAGTTTCATATTACCAATGTATTGATATATAAGAAGGGTAGTTTTTTTCAAAACATTCTACTCTAAATCCTCTTTGCGTAAGTTCTTTTATTAGTGGAGAATATATCTCGTTAACAGCGTAGCTCCAAGTTATATAGGACCTACCTTCCTCTGCTGCCCATAATATTTCTTTTTCTATTCCCTCGATAGCATATTTGTATTTCTGGTCAAGTATATTAGACTTAATTTCCTTCCTATAAGATGTTAACAATTTAGCATTTTGTGCAGTCACCATATTTTCCTCATTAAAATATTATCCATTATAATCTAAAGCTTTAACCAAATATTTGATTGCTTCTAGCTGTCCATATGTTAAGGATATCAGTTTATCATTTAAACAAATATCCCAACCTTCTCCATTTGCCCATTCTGTTACTTCTATAAAGTCTGAATCCTTCGCCAGATGGTCATACTTTTTTAATTCGTCGCTTACAGCTTTTCTTTCATGAATTTCCATATCAAATAATTATTTTAAAATATACAGAAGTCTTCCAGGTTCTCCAACCTAGAAATTTAGTAGGAACCCAGTTAGGTTTTCCTATTAAATCTCTAAGTTCTAATGGAGTCAAATCAAATTCCATCCCTTGAACATCATCTGGAGACAGTCCTATCCAAACTTTCATTCTTCTGAGATTCTATTTTTTCTTTAACTTCCCTATATGATATTGGGGTAAAATTATTATTATCAACTCCGACATCATACTGAGTCGGTAATAATACCCTAAGTCTAGAAATATCCAAACCATCAGCTTGTGGTCCGGAGTGAACATGGCCAAACAGTTGCCATACTCCTCTATATGACCCTCCATAACACAGAAATGGATAATGGTTTAAGTAGATAGAATTATCCTCAATTTCTATCTGCAGCTGAGGTACTACCATATCAAAATATAACATATATCCCTGTCTAAGATTCTTTCTGTCATGATTGCCTATAATGAGGTTTATATGACCATTTAGACGAGGGATGATGCTATTCCATACACTACTTCCACCAAAGGCAAAATCTCCCAGATGGAAGACCGTATCGTCCTTAGAAACCACCTTATTCCAATTTTCTACCAGAACTTCGTTCATTTCTTCTACATTTTGAAAAGGTCTATTACAAAACCTAATTATATTGGCGTGTCCGAAATGAGTATCTGAGGTAAAAAATGTATGGTCTGGACTATACTTAATCTTCTTTTCGCTCATTCTCTTCTAGTTTTTCAGCAGTTATATTATACCCAGTTTTCATCCAACAATAAAACTTAGATGAAACCATTTTTCTAAATTCAAAGTAAAACATCTCTTCTCTAGCTAATATAGGAAATAGGGTATGCGTTACTGCCAAGATTGAAACATTAAATTTCTTATGCAAGTTCCTGTACATATTAGACATTCCTACTTGGCGAGATAGATCGAATCCCTTGTCAACTTCATCAAACACTAATAGAGTTTTCTCATCCCAATGTTCCTTGTTTTCTTCTAACCATTTACTTAACATCGCTAGACCTCTCTGACCTGTAGACATACGTTTGGTTTGGAATCCTCCGTTCTCAAGTAAGGCTTCTGCTGAAGCACTATTATTAAGACTCGTTGGGTCATCAAATTCGGCACTAATGAAATAAAACCTAGTAAAGTCAGTACTTATTTCAACCTTATTTTTGAATCCTCTAATATCACAATATCCAAGCTTAGTCTGATACACAGCGTTTGGGTCATCTTTGCTGTTATCACATTGATAATCTCTTATAACATTAACAAGAGTTGATTTTCCACACCCGTTATCTCCAGCAATCAGAATCTCTGGATGTTTACTAAAATCGAAATTAAATTCATCACCTTGCTTGAGGGTTCGGAAATCCTCAAGCATTTTTATATTAAGGTACATATTAAGAAATTAAATCTTTAAGTTTAGAGATATACTTACTATTATCCTCAGCTACTTGCTGGTTAAACTCAATTTGAGTTTGGATAGAAGCAATCTCATTTTGTTTAACTTTAATGTCTTCAGCTATAGCTGCATTTAGAGCCATAGCCTGGTCATAAGAGGTCTTGAAAATATTCTTTACTTCTGCTAACTGTTCAGCAAATGATTTTATTTGTTTTTTGCTACCGAAAATACTTGAAATGTTCATAATATTAATTTTTACTTATTTATAAAATTGGTTTCTACTTCCCATTCGAAAAAGCTAGAGTCTAAGTTCTCATAACTTTTTCTTGGACTATTTGCGTAAATGCCTTTTAACTGTTCAGTCATCATATTTATCATTTCAGCATAGTCCATATATCTTCTTATTTTGGCAGCTTTACGAGTCCATTTAGAATTTCTTCCTACAGTATATACCGCTCCATACCTAAGACATCTTCCACATACTCTTGGATATAGGAAGGTATACTTAAGAGCCTTCTTTATTTTTCTGGTATCCTTTTATTCTCCATGATACGTGAAGCCATAAGCTGCTCCATATAAATCCCACAAAGTTTCTTCCTCCAAGTCTCTAGAACTCCACTCTAAATCTGGAAGAGAATATTTTACTATAGCAAAATACAAGTCTACAAATTCCTCCTCAGCATAGTCAAATTCATAACACCCAGCTGGTGCACCCCATTCAGCATCTGATTCCCTAACATACTTCTCGTCTATTATTCCTAGTTTTAATAACTCTTTAGTAAATTTTTCTGGTATCCAATAGTCTGACTGAAAATCTACTCCAACTTCCTTGATAAAATCAAAACCTAGGAGTTTAGTAGTTTCTTTGTATGCTTTGGATATTTCATCTGCCGAATGATTAGCAACTATATGATAGTCCGTTGTACAGGCATGACCGTCCCCTCCTGGGTCTCCAAGCGTAAATCCAATATTATACTTCATAATTAACAAGTTCCATATTCTGTTTCTTTATAAAACTCAATCTTTTGCCCATATAGTTTCTGTAATTCCTGATTTATTTCAGTAAACACACTATAAGGCATCTTTTTATTCTGTCTAGCAAAATAGGCAGGATGATACACTTCTATAATTTTGGGACTATTTACAATATATTTCTTAAATGATGATGCTTGATTACCAAATAAGACATATATTATACCTCCATCTCTAGAACTTAGATTGTGAATTAATTTGGCAGTAAAGGATCTCCACATATCAAAGTGTGAGCCAACTCTACCAATTTCACAAGTGAAAGCAGTGTTAATCATTAAAATACCTTGCGTTGCCCATGATTCTAGAGTATTATCAAATTCTATCCTATTGTGTGGAATTTCGTAATTTATTGCAGCTTCTTTAACTATCTGTAATGAAGGCGATAGTTTATCTTCTGGGGTGTCCTTTGAGTTGCCAAACAATATTCCAGTAGCCACACCTTGTTGTGGGTACGGGTCTTGTCCTAAAAATACAACTTTACAATCTTTAAGAGGACACGCTTGAAACGCTCTAAATATGTTTTGAGAAGCAGGACACAGGGTAGTCTTGTCCAGCTTTCCTATCCATGAGACTACCCTATATAGTTCCTGTGTATCAATTACTCCCATCCAATCTCCAAAATATTCACTAGCTTTCATTCACACCATCCCTTTTTTCTAAATTCTGCATGTAGAGGTTCTGCCAATTCTCTAGCCTGTGGATGTGCACTTTCTGCATCACGCAATTTAAAGAATCCGTCCCACTGTGTAAGAGTACCAGTCATAATTAATTCAGTCTTAAGACTATTAGGTAGTACAGCTCTTGCTTGCTGAGGTTTCCAACCCTGATTTAGTAATTCCAAATATAATTGTTCGGATATTTGTAAATTAGCTATAAAATTCCTTTCTGGAGTAATCTCCCAAGGTTTAAACCAGGGGTTCCCTTTTCCAGTTAAATGATAGTAGTATTCTCCAATTAAATTTCCATACTCATCATGATTAATGATAGTTCCTTTAACTTCTTGGAGAGCTAGGCTGTCTGCCCAACATGGAATAATAAAGGTAAGCTCATTACCAAATTTGTCCTTGGAATAATTGCAATAACGGGTACTCTCCTGAGCAAAACTAAACACTCTATGCCTTACAAATTCGTGGCTTACTCCTCTATCACATACAAATCGAACCGTAATTCTTTTCTCATGTTCCTTACCAGGATTACAGATATATTCCAAATCCTCAAGCCAACCATTTTCTACTAATACTCTATAATTAGTAGTAACAAATCCGTTCCAAGTTCCCTTTTCGGCTTCTCCAGTACTATTAGCTACAGAATAAGGATTGCTGCAATACTTAAAATACTGTTGTCTAGAAGACATCGTTAGAAATAGATATACGGTACCATGCTCTAACATAGCTCCATGTCCAGACTTTACCATTCTCTCAACAAATTTTGCAGCAGAATCTAGAGTAATCTTGTCCTCTGATTTGTAACAGGTTCTTCCAGCTATTTCAATCTGTCTATATACAGTGTCAATAAGCTCTTGCCTAGCCATTTTAGGTCCTATTTCCATATCAGATGGAATGATTATGTTTCTAGGTTTCTGTTCTAAGATTTCAAAATATGGTTTAATTAGCTTCATTGTAATCCTTTGTTAGTTCATCATTAGTGTATTCATCTGCTTCATAGTCACTCATTGCCTGGTCATACCATGTCCAATTATCAACACCTGCCATTTCTAGACAACGCAACTTCCATCTATCCCTTAATAACTCTGCTAACTCGTCTTTTCTAATTAACTTCATTTCCATAGTCCCAGTTCTATACCTAATGCTTTATCCATGAAGCAATACGTTGTTCCGTCCTTTAATGTCCTGGTATTCGGCTTTATGTGTAATGCTAAAGGACAATCTTTATTAATTCCTGTAATATCTCCAGTTCTCCAAGGTTCTTTCTCAGATTTTTCTGCGTCGATGCCTATTATGAATAAGGCTTCATCCTTATACTTTGCACATTCCTTGCAAGCATGATCAGAATAACCTACAGTTTTTCCATGTAGACTCTTTACCTCTTTTGCAGCTTCTTCAGAAAGAAGGGAATTCATTATGATTCCCTCCTCTGCTATATTCCCACAAACTGGGCATAGGTAGTTTACTAAAGAGACCTCTAGTTCTTTCGACATCTCTTGCAAGCTTTATATCCTTGTTTACGAGCATCTGATAAAGATATTTTCTTAACTTCAGGATTGCGGGCCTTCAAAGAAGGACAATCCTTACTAGTATGATAAACACTGCCAGTCTTTGTTACATATACATCAGTATCTTCATAGTCAATACAACCACCAGTCGGATTTCCATTTTCGTCGCAATAAGCTCCACTATTAGCTAGAATTAACTTTCCGTTATCAGCCTCTATTACTTCGTCACCATTTTCTAAATACATATCCTCTACCTTTCTTAATGTTAAACTTTTTATTGAATGATAATCATGTCTTATATTTTGTTCTGCTTCATATTCATCTTCAGCAGTAGTCCAAACATTTTGATCATCCCCATAAGTATGTTCTATATGATATATAAATCTTTTCATTTTATTCCTCCGAAATAAGCTCTACCAGAGTGAGATTTCTAAAGGTCTCATTTAGAGACTTTCTAGCTTCCTCCTCACTTGGAGCTTCTATAGTAACTGTTTCTGCACATCTTTTCTTAAATTCTATATAATACGTATAGGTTTTCATCTTCTTAGTTTATTAAAAATTTTACTTAATATAATTATAAGCGCCATACATATCATAGCGGTGATATAATATAGCGTCAATGTAAAGAAACACAATCCTGCGGCTATAATAGCTATCCAGATTGGGCTAGTTATAATTAGTATGAGAATTACGATAAATTCTAACATAAAGTTTTATAATATAATAGGGTAGGATTATTATCGTGTATATCAATCTGGTCTAGTTGATATAATGCCAACTTCTGAGAAAATTGTTGTCTATCAAATCCATTAGATATAAGGTGATAACCATTAACAGTGGGAATTATATGCTTAATCCTATCTCCCTCTGCTCCTCTACATTCATTAATTAGAGATATTATCCTATTCCTATATTCGTCGTCTTTAGAATCTATATCAACAATCCACAACTTTTTATAATTAGAACTTCTACTGGCACCAGTAGCCCTGTCATATACAGCTATGCCCTGCCTAGTATTTCCATTCTTAATCAAGTCCGCAAATTGTTTAATAGACTCGCAAGCTATATCAAGAGTATTTCGAGGATTAATCCAAAAGTAAGCTCTAGCATTATTACTATTACACAAGTCCTTTATATATGACTCTTGTCTCAGAAATTCTTCCTTTGTAAAAAAGTAGAAACTTCTAATAGTTCTAGCACCAGATGTATAGGATGGGAGTTCTACCCCATCCTTCTTTCTTTGAATTATTTGAACGAAATAAAAATCATCTTTATCTACTAATCCATCAAATAGATTAGCTAAATATTCAAAATTGTCTACCATAAAATAAGTCGTTAAATATATTAGCACCTCCGAAGTAGTCAGGAACACATCTAGTTATAATAAGCTGTCTGAATGAATCTCCATGCTTCCTTTTAAGGTAATCTTCAAGTGAGCATTTAGCTATCAACTCATTGCTTTTATTTTTAACTATAATCTCTTTATCATAGAGTGTCTCACTATACAAGACTACATTATAATTGATCCTGTAATTCATTTTCTATATGTTTTTTAGCCTCACGCCTTGCTTTTTTCTTATCTACCACATCCATCATTATTTCTCCGTATTTTTTGAAATAGATTTCACCTCCCCATCCTTTCCATCCTTGAGAACCATAAGCTCTTCTTTTTCTTCTACGTTCTATCTTTCCCTCTTTATCAAGGTATGGAGTAGGGATTCTATTCTTCGGATTGTGTGCGGTAGGATGATGCTCCTTGTAAGTTCTACTCATGCTATAAGTTTTTCAATATATTCTCTATCCTCTCCTTTAAAGATTGGAATCTCATTATCAATAAACCAATAACTTCTTAAGGTTTGGTTCATAGTCTGATGATATTTCTTTATACAGCAGCTTCCTCTTTTAAACTTAGTAGGATAATCATTCCAGTTAATTCCTTTCTCCTGAAATAGTAACTCTTGAATTTGATTAGAGTTTAGACCTTCCAACTGTTTATGAGAGAAATATGCCTGCCCAGCTGAGGAAATGCTGTTCCTCGTAGCATCCTGCTGTCTCCATAGGATACAATTAGTTACTTCCTCTTTTGGAATGTTAAAGCATCTAGCATCAAACATTGCTCCAGTTTTAAGAGAACGCTTATATGAGCTAGTCAATTCATCATCATCTAACTTTCCATTATAAGAAAGCTCTACGATTTGCTCTTGGAATCTTCTATTAAAAACAAGAGTTGCCATAGATGCTGCTACACTACACATCTTTTGGACATTATAATCAAACCAGGCGTCAGTAGTAAGTTTCTGATAGTCGATAAGTACTAAAGTAATTTCATCAGACTGTGTGTATCCTAAAACACATCCCTGAATATTCTCACATAAGTACTTCATTGTTTCTTGCATAGCATTACACATAGCCTCATCAAAGGGTTTATTAAAACCTCTTGTGAATGTGTGAAATGCTTTTCCATCCAGTCTTATAATAACTGGTGTACGTCTAACCAAAAATGTTTTAGAACGATTCTCATAATAAGATTTCATTCTATCTCCTAATTCATCTTTCATAGCTTTTCTTTAGATATACTTATACTTCCTTCGTAGGCATTTCCAAAAATCTTATATTTAAAATCTTTATCTGGTTTTGTACAAATTATACAATAGTATGCATCTTGTCCTAGAGTCGCTTTTCCAGCATAAGAACATTTCCAACCTAGCATTTCCATCACTCTTCTTGCTGTAGAAAATGCTATATCTCCACCTCTAAACGATTCTGGTTCACCTTCCATAATTAGTGATAAATTCTCGGAAATACTTCTTATACCCTGAGTAATAATTTCTCCCCTATTAACTAGTTCGGCATTATGCCACATAAGTTCATCCTTATCATTATAAATCTCTCTAGTAGGACTTCCATTATTATCTACTGGATCTAACTCATCAATAACTTCATAGATTTGTTCGGAATCATAACAATCAACCTCTTCATACCTAACTTTCTCAACCGCCTCCTCTATAGTATTAGCTTCTACATCATAGAAGTACCTGTTCCAAGAGCGGGACAATATATCCTCATATAGTTTAAATTTTGTCATAGCTCACTGATTAAAATTTCAGAATCCAGGTCTTTTCCACTATAGTCAACAATCTTAAGTTTCCAGTTGCCGAGGAATCTGGCTTTACATACTTCCTTAGCTATGGCTATTACATCTTCAGGAGAATAGAAAGCGTTAGTCTTATCACCAACCTTATATCCGTTCCATCGTGAACTATCTTTTTCAATTTCCTCGGAAGTAACAGGCCTTACTAATTCTATTCTATAGAATCCAGCAGCTAGAGGATTTTTCTCTTCAGCCTCATATGTTTCCGTACACATAGTGTAAGTATTTGGGCTGTCCTCTGGACTGAAACTTACTCCATCAATGATAATATTACCATAATAATGAACTGCATTCCAACTTACTCCACGATAAGTAGTTACATCTAGTGTAACAGTTCTCGGAGAATTATTTCTAATCCAAGAACCCCTAGTGATAAATCCAGGAATAGAAATATCCAGTCCTGCATCATCTCTAAATACTTCTGGGTAGTCTTTTCTGTCCCAACAATGTTCAATAGCTTCTTTTATATCCACATCACCTAGGAACTACATCCAAATCAGTTATATAAAACGAATTATCATCTATATCCTTTTGCACAAAGTAGCCTCTAACCTCTACAGTCTCCCCACTTAAGGTGTGTATCATAACCTCTCTGTCTTGGTCAAATTGCTCCAATATTTTAATTAATTGCCCTACTAACATTCCCATATAGGATAATATTCATTATAGTGTAAACAAAACCTATATAATCTATTAGCTGCTTCAACTGGAGTATGACCATCCCATTCATCTGCTTTCCATCTTTCGGGAATATTAAACAGATTCCAATCCTCTATTCTGTAATGATTACTTATTTGACCGGTGGGAAGATAAGCCATAACTATGAACCATCCTCCTCCAAAGCATAGCTCTCCATCTGCGTGCCTATAAGATTTGTGGACTTCATATTTACCTTCTAAACTGTTAAAGAATGCTGCATTATACAGCATTCTATAATGATAAAGTTCGTCAAAGCTATGAAATCCATCGGAGATCTTGCCTTCTGGAAGAAATAGATTCTTTAACCTTTGTAGAAGTTTCATATTAGAACTTTCCTTCGTTAGGTTGTAGACATATAAGTCCCTGTTCTCTCCACATCTTTACACACTTAGAACTATCATCAAGGACAAATTGTACGTTATACTTTCCCTTGATGTTTTCCTCGTAGATTCTTCTCTTACAGTCTGGACCTGGACTATAGTCTCCTACTGGTCTAAAGAACATAGCATCAGACGGAATCTCATTCTTCTTTAACCATTCCTTTGTAGCATCTACAACCTCAGCAGTTCCTTCTCTACCAGTAACTATGAAAACTAAGCAATGTTCTCCCATTTGTCTTACTAGACGACAAATCTCTTCTACTGGAGTATCCTCTAGCATACCATTGGCACTATTTTCTCCATAGAACGGTCTTCCAGAAGTATTTAGGCAAAGAGTGGCATCCATATCTACTAATATCACCGGTCTTCCTCCATCAACGTGTTCAGCCTTATTCTTAAGCATTTCCTTAATATCGGAACTAATGATAAAGTTTCGGTAACGTCTCCAAGTTTCTTTGATAATCTTTTCTCCAATAGGATTAGGACGGGCAGCATCTCTTCGAATACATTCCTCGACTGGAGTCCAGAAGTCTTTATATTCTATGTTTACATGAATTCCAGTATCCTTTTCTATATTCTCACATAAAGTACGAATCCATGCATCTTCTTTAGGATTTAGGTTCATATTATCAACTACTACATCGTAACCCTTAATAAGAGCAAATGTAATCATATTAGCTTTAGCCTCTGTTACTAACTTTTCTCTACTTGGAACCCAATAATCGCCTAACATATTGCGAATATCATCATTATTGAATCTCACACGATGTTCTGGGCTTTCATGACACCATTGTTTGGCCCAAGTTGATTTACCACTTCCTTGAATACCCCTACAAATAATAAGTTTTCTCTCTTTCATTTAATCAGTATATTTTGATAAACGTTCTTTTAATCTTTCTAGCTTTCTTTCTTTTTCCAGTTCAACTTTTTCCTTTCCAAAATAATAAGAAAGCTGTTCGCACATAATCATAACGTCAGCAATTTCAGTTATAATATCATCATTACCAACTCTACCTCTTCTAAACTTACAGATAGCATTAGTAAGTTCACTACACTCTTCTACCACCATAGCAGCCTGAGCTGGAAATCCGTAAACCTCCATTGCCTTTCTGCATAAGTTTTCTGAATCAATCATTACAAATTTCTTTCATTTTATCGTGAAACAATTTAACGGCATCTTCATTAGTATAGCTTTTTTGAGCTAACAATTTACATACATAAGCTCCCTGACCAATACTTCGCCTAATCTCTATAACATCATCAAAATGTATCTCTCTAACTGTAGGAAGAGAGTTTAGAGATTTAGTCAACTTACGAGATTCTAAAATATGATACATATTATTTCTCATTAGTTGGCTTGAGCCACAAGTTAGTCTTTTTGAAGATATACTCTTCTAGCTCTGGAAGCTGACTTAGATAACGAAGTGTTCCTAATGTATTATATTTAAAACATTTAGTTAATTCCTCTCTTATTCTTTCCTCTGATACTACAGACATCTTGTCGAAGTAATCATACTTCCTCATAGCCCTCCAAGCGTCATCGGCAATAGTAAACCTTTTAGTAATAGCAAACCTTATTGCTCTGAGAATCCTCAGAGGATCATCGTCAAAGGTTTTCACTGGGTCTAGAGGAGTTCTTATAATACTTCCCCATATATCCTTCATACCATTAAAGTAGTCTACAATTTCACCAGTATCGGGGTCCTTTGCAAGAGCGTTAACAGTAAAGTCTCTGCGTGATAAATCATCGTAAAGAGTTCCTGGATATATTATTGGTGTTCTAGTACCAGGAATATATCCTACTTCTTTACGCGCCATTACGAAATCTGCTATACCTTGATATTTATGTCCTTCTGGAAACTTAGCTCGTATGGTATAACAACGAGGAGTTACTAAGAAAATTTCAAACTTTTGTTTTTCTAAATAGTCCTTCAGTTCATCAAACACCAACATAGCTGGACTAGGTTGGGGTTCTCGTGGGTGGATTTTATCGAAAACTTCTTTTGATGGTACAGCTACGTAATCGACGTCTTTGGATTTTATTCCTAGAAATTCATCACGTATCTTACCACCAACTTCATAGAATTTAAAATCTTCCATCATTCTCCCTTTCCATAAATCTCTCCATCATACTCTTCCCATTCCTCATCGTCGCCTTCAAACTCCTCTATAGTATAGTGATAATAGTCTCCTTCACTAGTTTGCTCCCATAATTTATCCCAATCCTCATCTTCCATATCATCTGGGTCATATCCAAATTCCTCAGCAATATCATTCTCGCAATCATAGAATTGGAAGTTTTCATAAGCTAACTGGTTAGCTATTTCGTCCAACTCATAATCATTTTCTGCCATAGCACGGAATGTATCATCCATTCCGCACCAGCTAGTACTAACGTGAATTAAAAACCTTTTCATAATTTCTTAATTGTTACTTCATCATAAGTCATACCTTCTACAACCCCATCTAAATAATGATATACTACATCCATTAGAGTATCCTCCGGTACATCTTCTAGGCTAGTATATTCCTCATCTCTACCATCGTTAGCATCTATCAGCAGTGAGCTGTCAGAAATATCAAATGTAAATTCTAACTTAAATTTCATGATACATTACAGCAAATTTTACTAAAACCAGAAAGAGAAAGAGAGCATTGCGTTACTATTGTGCCTATCATTTCACAATAGGACTTTGTAGTATTAAGCTCTTCAATATACTCTTGTAGGCTTATAATTTCATGGATATATTCAGAGTTTTGCGAAGCGTACTTCTCATAGATTTGAAGCCTACTCGTGCAACTCTTTAAGTCTTCCTCTATGCTTCTGACTACCTGGTCTATCATTTCAGTGGTGAGATTAGTATAGACATCACTGTTTCCAGCCCAAGCAATATTTATTTCATCACATATCGCTCTGTATACACAATGAGACCTACTGAAACTTACAATTTCTATTGGCTTATCTCCTTCTTTAGGAATACCATAAATATTTAAATAACTACTCATAATTCTTCTATTAGTTTAGTTAGTAGTACCTTTAATTGTTTAATAACTTCTCCTTTTGAGGATTCTGTCATGCATGACCCATAGACATCTAGAGAACCTTCAATGGATTCAAAGAAGTCATTTTCAATAAATTTACCTTCCCCATATAGTAACGTCTCACCAAAACATTTAAGAATTTGGTCATCAGTTAATGCTTCTGTTGTTATAAAATCTACAGTCATTTATTTAATATTTTAATTGCTTGCTCAATATGTTCTTTCGTAATACCATGCATATAATCTATATGGATAAAATTATCCTTTTGGGAGTATAGCATATCCTGATCGTCATCGAAGATAACGTAGCTAGTTATATCTTTTGACTCTAATACGTATTGTATTTCGTTCCCTCTACAAAGTGTACTTCTGATGTCATCATTCTGGCAAGTATAACAGAAGTGAGAGTCTTTCCTATAATTGCATCACAGTATAAGCCATTGTCATACAAATACTCGCAAGAGTTTTCATAGTCAGACCTCCATGATGAGGACATAATTATTTTAGCACCAGTGGCATCTATTAAGTCATTTATAAGCTCGATACATTTTGGGTCAACGTCTCCTCCATTGTATCCTCCGATACCACGAGTCTTAACATACCAATCATTACTATTCAATACTCCATCAATATCTAAAAAGATTACCTTCATAATGTTAATCAAATTCTTTTAAAAAGGCTTCTATTATCTTAGAGGAATCTTCCTTAAAGATATTTTGCAAAGCCTTAATAGCATCCTCTTTCTTTATATAATCGCCTGTGCCATTAGCACAGACAATCATAGCTCTCATTGGTGTATAAGTATCCATAATTACTTAGTAACACTTGGTTCAGTATAAGAAACTGGTTCGTACAGTTCCCAGCCAGTTAACCATACTGGAACAATTACGGTTTCTATAGCAACAATATCCCAAACAATGTTCTCAAAACATGCTTCATATGTTACTCCTTCAATCTTATTAGATTGGTAGTTAGCCCAACCATAAGGTTCAGCTACAAACTTAGTTCCATCAGCTCTCTCAAAAGTCTTGCTGTCTGCACAAGAACTTAAAGCAATAATTGCTATTAACAATAAACCAAATAATTTTTTCATACACTACTATATTTAATTAAAAATGATGCCCTAACTGCGCTCTCAGCATTACGCCTTGGACTGTAGGCACTGTTAGTAGGCCAAGGGGGCTCAGGTTTGGCATCACTACTATAGCCCCTTATTCGTTAATGAATCCAATGATCTGATACAGTAACATCTGCACCTAAAAATACATTAGGACAGAATGGTTTCCCTCCATCTATCATACATTTAACTAATACCTTAGATACTTCATCGGCAATAGATTCTGGGCATTCTAGATTAAACTCGTCATGGACTGGAACACACATCTTAACAATGTTAAGAAGCTTATGCTCCTTAATCCAATTAAATAGTTTAATAGAGGAAAGTTTAAAACACATTGCTCCCCTGTTCTGAATACGATAATTGATAGACTGCTTTTCAGATGCTGCTTTTCTCTGAAAATATCTCTTAACGTCTTGGACGGTATCACAGCCAGGAGAATCTCTCTTCATTTCTCTGTAATAATCCCAGAACTCTGGGTCATTGAACTTCTTAGAAATCCGCCAGAGGTCATCAATATCATATATATGTGCTCTATGCTTAGTTATAGGATTTAACAAAATATAACCATCCCTCATTACCGCCATTCTACAATAATCTTGATACTGTTTTACTCCAGGGAAACCCTTCATAAAGTTATCATAGATTTCTTGAGCTTCTGACAACGGTAGACCCTTGTTATTAGCTATAGTATTTGCATCGCCTCCATAATTGATGGCAAATTCAATACCTTTAGCATCCTGTCTTTGGGCATGATATAATTTAGCTATATCCTCTATAGGGCAGTCTCTAGGGATAATATTCGGATAAGACATTTTAGCTACTAGACTATGAACATCCCCACAGCCATGTTCAAATAGTTCAATCATAGCCTCGTCCTTAGATACAGAAGCAATGATTCTACTTTCTTGAGACTGATAATCCGCAGAAATCCACTTATTACCTTTCTCTGCAGTAAAACATGCTCTAGTTTCCTTGTCATGAGGTAAATTCTGTAGATTAAGTTTATATACTCCTCCTCCAGAACTTACTCTAGCTGTATCAGCTCCTAGTGAGTGAAAATCTACATGGATTCTTCCAGTCTTAGGGTTAATTGCCTTCAACCAGTTTTCCCCATAAGTAGAAACCACTTTTGCAGCTTCCTGATATTTTAGATAGATAGGAATAATCGGGAAATCTTTAGCCTGTGGAGCTAGAAGCTTAGCTTCAACAGATTTCTTTTCCTTCTTAGTTTGCTTATCAAATGTCTTGACTTTAATTCCTAATAATTCAAATAACTTGATAACTTGTTGAGAGCTACTCCAGTTAATTGTGCACTTAGGCTTGGTATCAAAGCCATTAAATAAATCACCTTGATTATCTACCTTAGTAAATTGACTTATTACTCTTTTTCTATAAGCTTTAACCTTTCCGTCTGGTGTTTCAAGGTCTTCCTGAGGGCATCGGACATATTTCTCTTTTAGCAGTCTAGCTACTTCATCCTCTATTTCCATAAGATTATAAAATTCCAGTTCTGGGTATTTAATATCCCATCCATCATGCTCATGTCTCTTTTCAGAATCCCATTGAACTACCCAATCGTTTAGTTCTTGCTCAGCATCCTTCAGCTTAACAAGGTCTTTAGCCATCTTATTTCTCCATTTTACGACATCTAGATGAACACCGCAATGCTTGAAATAAGCAAGACTCTTGATAAACTCACACTCAAGTTTCATAGCAAGATTTAATTCTTGCTTAGCAAGCTCTATTTCTTGTTTTTCTTTAATGTCTTCTAGCCACATTACGTCTCCTGCAGCATAGACTACTACATCTTCAGTAAGACCATCATTTATAATCTTACCTCGAACAGATTTATCTAAGTCATAGTTTAGATAATTCCATGCAGCTGCTTTCAAACTCATTTCTCTTATATTAGCTGGATAGCCTAACCAAAGTAATTTCTCGGCAATCATACCATCCCAGATATAATTTGGCCAAATATCCTGCACATATAAAAACCCTAAGTCAAACATTAAATTCCATCCAAGAAATACTCTATCAGACTCAAAATAATTCTTTATCTCAGCTTTCTCTTCTGCTGACATAGTTGTCCAGTCAAAGACAACTTGATTTTCTTTGCAACCTAGTTGCACAGTTAGTAACTCCTTAGTATGCGCATCTAACCCCTTAGTTTCAGTATCAAATTGAACTAAAGAAAGAGGCAACAATATTTTCATTGCCTCCTCGAAACTTACTTCTTTGTATTTTGTAGACCCAAATAAAGTTTTATTCCGACTTACTAAATAAATCATGTTGATAGATTTCGATGTTATTTATTTCAACATCTTTGGATTTGAACCTATTATAAATAGCTTCTTCAACTGCACCTTTAATATCATCTTCATCTATTACTTCTACATCTACAAATAACCCTAATTCAACTCCTACTTCTACCTTAACCTTAGTAGGTAGTGGTTCATTGTAAGGTGCTCTAGGGTCATTAGCTGCACCCATTGGATAATTATCTAAAGTCGTCATATGGGTCATAAGTTAAAGGATCAACTACTTCCCAATCATCTGCGTTTATATCTTCACCATCAAAAGGATAGTAAGTACAAGTCCTATCAGAAAAGTCATACATGATAAACTGGTCATGGTATGTAATACCTACACCGTAACTACACATAAGAGCTTTCATATCATCAGGGATAGAACGCATGGCAGGTATTCCATCTCCAGAAATCATTGCAGGTATCTGCATAAATATCACCAGATTGCTCTGAAATACTTTCCTTCTTACTACTTTTCCCTCTTGTAACTTAGACAATATTTCTCCGAATTTCATTACATTAAATTTTTAAGTTGATTAGAAAATCTACGTCTTAATTTAGCTAAAGCTCCCTCCTTCATCTGTCTTATTCTTTCTCCTCCAACACCGTACATATCAGCTATAATTTTAGGATTGACCGGAGCCATTCCTATACCAAATAGCATACAGATTAAATCATGCTCTCTAATTGTTAATTTAGAAAGTAGATTCTCTAGCTCTTTAGTTACATAGCTTTTATTTACTTGTTCGTCAAGGGGATCTTCACCATCTGGAATAATATCACAGACTTGACTGTTTTCTTCATCTCCTCCTATGAAATCGTCCACAGAAACTAACTTATTAGAAAACTGTGCTAGATAGTCAATTTGCTCCCTAGGAATATCAGTCATTTCTGATATTTCTTCGGAACTTGGATTTCTATCATGCGATTGCAAGAATTTATTAGTTGCATCGAGTATACTTATTACCAATAATTGCTGAGACATTGGAAGACGAATTTCTCGTGCTTGCCAATATATAGAATTATAGATACTTTGTCTAATCCACCATACAGCATATGACAAGAATGTAACTCCTCTTTCTGGGTCAAACTTATCAATAGCTTTCATTAATCCTTCATTTCCACTAGAGATTAAATCCATTAAAGGAATACCTCTATTCTGAAATTGCTTGGCGATAGTCACAACAAACCTAAGATTTGATTTTATGACTTGTTCTCTAGCAACATCATCTCCTTTTTGAGCCTCACAAATGAGACGAGTTACCTCAGTACTATCTAAAATCTTATATTTAGATATATCCCTGAGATAACTCGTCAACAGTGAGTCAGAACGGTCTGTGAAAATGATTTTTTTACTCACCTTCTTTTACAACCTGGGCTTCTGAAATTTCATCTTTAGGAGCATTAAGACCAATACGAATAGATAGTACTGATATATATGCTTCCATTGCTTTTAGTTGGGCGACTAGTAAGTCTTTATTAAGGTTGTCAACCTCCTTGAACTTATCCCCTAGGATAAAATCTCTGAGCTTAACAGCACGTTCATTAACTTCGTTAAATTCTCCCAACATTCTTTGAAATACAGCTTGTTCCATTTGATTAATTTTTAATATTTACAAATGAATCTAGACCCGTAGGTTTCAAGGAAGTCCTTTTCTTCCTGTATTATCTCATAAATTCCAACTATTACTAATGACAATACTAATCCTCCAAATATATAGACCAGAATAGTATTAAATATCCAAATATAAAGGTTCATAATTAATATCGTAAGAGTCATCGAGAATAGATACATTGGCGGTCTTTGTCTCGCCTGCATCTAGTAGCCAATGATTTCCTTCGTGGATATGTCCACAAAAAGCATACTTCGGTTTCTTATCTATAATAGCCTTAGCCAAGACCTCATTTCCTGCATTTATGGGAGTAGAACTCCACCTACCAGGCGGAATCATACCACAATCATTTAATGCGGGAGCATCATGACTAATCAATATATCGCAATTTCCTGGGATATGTGAATAGATTTCTTCCAGTTTCTCATCAGAATACATGAAAGCCCAATTACCAAATTCATGGCAGGCCGGAGTTCCATAAATTCTATATACCTTTCCTTCATCACTTAGATAGTCTAGATGAGAATTATCAAGAAATTCAGCTTTTCCTTCTGTAGGAAATTTAATCACAGAGTTATTCCAAAGAAAATCCCTATTTTCAAAAACAAAATCATGGTTTCCAGCTGTAAATACTACCTTCTTACACGGCAATGATTTAATCCAATCTGCAAATACAGTCTTCAACCACTTCTCACACTGTGGCTTGTTTCTCTGCATATAAAGAGGAACAATATCTCCACATATTAAAACAAGTTCACATGGCTCTATATAATCAATTAGAAATCCATGTAAATCACTTATTGCACATATTTTCATATCTTATGAGCTAATCCGTAAACATTTTTAGTCCATCCATTCATATGCCCTTTGTTATTTCCAATAAGGCATCCTTTGTTTGAGTCTATCGCGTATACTTTATGAGTAACGCAAGCGCCTCTAACTTTACAAAATACTACATCTCCAACATTACATTCTTGCCACCTTATAGGAGTGACAAGATGCTTTTCATTGCTCTTATACAGAGGGAGCATTGAATTTCCCGGCTCGCTTGTTATAAACGATTCACCAGCCTCCAATCTCTGTATCTTTCTCAGTGTGTTTGGATTCATCAGAATATTTATTTAGTCCTTCCCTAGTCATATTAGGTACTATACTAATATAAACCTTTTCACCATCACAGTCATACGACCATATATGATTGTCTACTACATAGCTTAGAGATTTATCATATCTAGTATAGTCTAGAATAGCTTCCCAAGTAGCCATGCTGCCAGTAATACTATCCTTTTTATGTTTAGTAGCCCAGTTAAATATCCATAATAAATGCCAAGTTCTGAAAAATGTTATACAAATCATCGGGTCCCATTCGTGTCTGGGACTGTCCCATTTATCCTTCCATCCTAATGCATGAAATCCTATATCTATCACCGGACTATAGTAGTCTCTTCTTATGGGAAGTCCAAATGTCCAAAAGTTCTTTCTAAATAGAAAGTGGGCCTTGGGGCGTTTAAAGTATTTTCTGGCTTTCCACCAGTGATACCATGGATTACGATACTCGTTCCAGCCAGGAGAAAGGAAAGGAATTTTACTATGAAAAAAGTACGACAGCTTGTAACGCAAACTGCCATACTTTTTACTAGTTAAGTACTCTTTAACATTCATATCCTTGTTTTACTAGCTCTTTCTCCATTTCGTCTAAAATATCATCAATGACATAGTCAGTTAGACAATCAGAGTCAGGAAAGCCTAAGTTCCGCAGATGATAATCTATGTTATCTCCCGCTTCATTAAGTATCATCCAGCCTTCAACTTCTCCCTCTTCATCTTCCTTAAGTGTTTTCACCACTTGGTCGATTAACTTAGGGATATTCACATCGTAGTTCTTAACTACCTCTACATTATAACTTATTATCATGCTTCGTCTTCAATATTAGTTTCACCTTTGTCAAGTTCCTTTCCTTCCTTATCTAGGAATTTAAAACATTTAAGCTTAAATGCCTCAGATTTCATATTCTCAATCTTAATAACTATTCCCTCATGAGGCACTTTGTTATCGCAAGATGGCGAAGTTCGCTCCATATAGAATCTAGCGTCGTTAGCTAATTTCTCCATGAAATTTTCGTTCCAGTGCTCAGCTTCGTTAAGTTCTGGATATAAGCTATTGGCAGTACCATAATACCACTCTTCCACTGGGATAAGACCTACCTTAGCACACCATTGTTGAACTTCCCTAGCACTAAATTCGTGAACTACACCATCAACATTAGTTAATGTTACACGATATATTCGCACTTTAAAGTGCTTTTCATGAGTATACTGTTCTCCTTCTTTAGGAGGTATACAGCCATAGTCATAATTCTTTTGGATATAGCCACCATTAGGTAAGAAACCAACGATTTCATAATATGCAGTCATACCTTTAGACAAGCAAGGTTTAACTATTTTATCAGCTTCCGCCCAAACGTCACACCCGTAGAATCCAGGAGTAACATTCTTATTATAGAACTGATTCTTTATTACCGTTCTAGAAGCATACAAATAGTCATACTTATTGAACTCTTCTCCAGTAAGCCATTTAGCGATTTTCTGTTTCCAGTTCAGGTCTTGTTTACAAAGCACATAAGCTGATATACCAGAAGTTCCGTGAATTTTCTCAGTAATACTGATTAAATCATTTGGATGAATTACATTAGGACATTTCTTAATAAGAGTTGTGTCGTAGTGGAATCTAAATTGTTCATCAATGACCTTGCTGATTCCTTTGACCTTCTTCGTTTGGTTGTTACGTGGTGTGCCACCTTGTCCTTGCTGTCTCTTAGGGATGTACTTCTTGTTAATCCAAAATTCTTTGCCTTCATGTTCTACAATATCAAATTCAGTTCCTACTTCAATTTCTATCTCTTTATTAGTTACGGACATTATATAGTTTTGGAACTGTATAATGGGCATAATAAAACCTTCCGACAGTTCATTTTTAAGTCTAATAGCTTTGACCCTACCATTGTCTTCAAACATACCAGTTTGTTCTGGGTCGTTGTTCAACTCCTTATGTCTGTACAAGTTGCAATACCTTAGAAAATCAGGATTAATGCAACAAGCAGTTGGGAAATAAACATACAATCCTGGCTGGGAATCAATGCCAGTAATGATGTTAAATCCATCAATAGTGCAGCACTTAAGTCTAGTTACTTCTGGGTTACTGTGTTGTCTAAAATTCTTAATTTCTACAATCTTTGCCAAATAATTGACATTGGCTTTCTTACTTTTTGATAACTTCATTTCTTATATTTTTAAAATGGTTCTTCAGTAGTTTCTATAAATTCACACATAAAGTTAGCATATACTTGAGCCTGAATCTCATTAAATTCATTATTGTAATAGAACTGGAAAACATGAAACAGCTCATGATAAAATGTATTCCTAAGCTGTTCATCACTCATAGAGACGTTTCCTTCATATTCAGACTTTACTGTTCTCGCTAATTTAATAGTGTTAGTAGCATCACAGAAATAACCGTAATCGTTATTTGGAAGAGAATCTTCTATGATTACGGTTATTTCTTGATTAGCTATTTTAAACTTGTCTGGGAGCTTTCCTCCATTATTCAATTTCATCATAATACAGTTTGTACAGACTATTTAAATAATCCACAAACTCCTGTTTGTTTTCAAAAAGATTATCTACATCAGGAAGCTCTACCTTATTCTTTCTTCCATCGTTGTCATAATATTCTATACGTATCTGAGATACGCTATGGCACATGATATCACACATTCCAGCGAATATCAGAATATCATTTTCAGATAGATACTCCGACAACCAAGGAAAATCTTTGTTTTCATCTACATGGTGCCCATATCCTGCAGAGTTCCATCCTTTCTCAGAAAATCTTCCGGAATACTTACTAACATATGATAAAACCAATAGGAGAAGTTCGTCTTCTTCAAACGATTCTTTATCAAATTCAATAGTATCTCTCATGTAATCACCATCGTTTGCGTCACATTCTACATAAACTACATACAGCTCTCTATTATTCGGAACGATAGAATATTTAGCTTTCTTTAGAATATCAAATTTTTCGTATTTCATCGCGTATCAAGTACAATAAAATTATCACACATTTTTATAACATTTACTTTAAGCCCTCCTTTCAAGGCGCGAGTATCGCACACTTCATATTTCTCTTCAAGAAGGGCTGCATTCTCTTTGGTTATCTTTACCCAATAAACCCCGTTTTTCTGCTTAGAGCCATTCCAGATTAGATGATTAACTAGCCAAATATAGCGTTTTTCTACATCACTCATTTTCAAAGAAGTTTTTCAATGTCTCATATAGCGGCCTAAGCTCATCTGCATAATACTCCAACTCCAGACCTTCTATGTACGAGGCTGTATGATACACAAAATTTTCCGTATCCTGTTCCAGATAATTCCACATATCTTCGATGTCAGACTGCATTAGTTCAACGCTGTCATCGTCTAATCGAATACTTAAATACATAATTAATAATTTATTATAGAATTATAGATTTTATCTGCTTCTTCCTTAAACTTAGCAACTATATCATTGGAATTAGAGAACTCCTCAAACCATATACGTCCATATGGTAATTCACTAACAGCCATAGAAGCAACTTCTGTTTCATCTATCCAGTTCTTGAAATACACACTACCTATCTCTATACCTTTATAAGTAATACGTCTAAGCTTAGATATTTCGGATATACCCTTAGATTCCTTATATAATACTTGTAAGTCACTCCTATCCTGTTCAGAAGCTTCACTGAGCTTTCCTATTTTACTTAGAATAGCTGATACTTTGTTTTCTGCCACAGCATCTTTGTAGTATCTTACCATATACGCATTTTCAAATCTAGGAGCCTCCTCTACATTCTGTATAGGTATTTCTGAGTTTTCTATAAAAACATCGTCTAGGTAAGATAGATAAACATTACAAAGCAGTTTAGAATCCTCGATTTCTGAAGGACAAAGAAAAACATAAGCTTTAGTCTCACCTTCTTCAATCTTGTGAGATATATTCATAAAGCCTATCTCATAGATACGGCATTCGTCGGGAACTTCTAACTCTAGGTTAGAAAAGTTCCCATCGTAGTAATATTGCCTATACTTAATCTTCTTCATAAAAATTGATTTTAAAAGTATTTCCAGCTATATAGTATTTGCCTTGATGATAGCAGTTGTCCCACTTATCATGTACTTCTGACTCTAGAGACTTTGGAAGATACAGCTCGTGTGATTGCCCGAATCTATTTGAGCTGTTGCCAACTATATTAGCGATAACTAAAATAATTATATCTTCAGCGCTCATTCTTTAATCGCCTCCATTCTTCCAAAAATCCTTTTGGGTAACGCCAGTCTGATTCGCAAGTGTATACTCTAGAGAACTTGATATGCTTGCGAAGTGTACCACACAATGTATCGTTAACTTCATCAAATAACTCATCTTCGTCCTCACAGTATAGATAGTCACTAGGCTGCAGTTCGAATACTCCTTCACTAAGACCAGATATAACAAGCGACACATCAAATTTGTACTTACTCATAATCGCGAATACATTTTAGTACAGGTTGCAATGGAGTACCTTCATCAGATAGATAGAAGTACTTAACAGTAGCCATCTTTCCTATCAGCTCCTTAAGTCTTTCCCTATATTGCTGTTTAAGTTCTCTAGAACCCATTGGTTTAGCTTTAAATTCTATACCATCTTCTGTTATTAGCGTAAAACACATATCTTCTTCCCGAAGACCTTCTGATAAACCAGTAATTTCAAACTCTGCATCTTTGTAGAATTTAAATTTTAGCATATCATTAGTACGCTTGCCGAAGCCATACTCTTTATCTGGATTTCTACATACTACTCCTTCCCAACCTTCTGAAACATATTGGTTGTGCAGTTTCATAATATTCTCGTACCCAGAGACCTTTTCCTGCGGGACTATTTGCAATTGTAACTCACCCTCTTCCCAATCTTTATCTGGATTAAATCCAAGATTAAGTTCTTTCTGAAGCTGCTTAAGAATTTCAAGCCTATCAGAGAACTTCATACTAGGAATCATTATATCGTAAACATAATATTCAAGCCAGTCGCAGTCAACTGCGTTTTTCTCAAGACGAGCTGCTCCACTGATTTGTTGGAGACTTTTACCATGTCTATACAACTCTCCATCAAGAATGTAAGTGGGATGATTCCTGAAGAACTCAAGCAATCTCTCATTGTTTCTGATATGGCTTGTTGAATAGTCATAATTTCCCCCACCTCTGGAAGCAGATAGAATCTCACCGTCCTTATAGTAGAAGGAACACCTAACTCCATCAATTTTTCTGCTAGCATACCAATACTTAACCTTATTGATTGAGGATTCCTTAACTTTATCTGCAGATTTTGCAAGCATGTGCTTTGCAAATCCATTCTGGTCGGTTTTAATGTCTCCATAAAATTCTTCCAATTGAGTTTCGCTATAAGTTTCGGGATCGTTCTCTAGCTCCTTGTAACCCTTATCTAAATATTTCTTAAGCTCAGACTTAAACTGCAACTCAAGTTGTTCTCTATGCGTTCTACCAGCTTTTCCTTTAGTAATGACTATTTCTGGTTGCTCTGTCATCTTTCCATGTAGCTGTCCTGTAACTCTATTAATTACAAATCCAGCTTTTTCTTCATCCCACTGCTCTGTAGTAGATAAATATACAACTCTAAACTTGCCAGTTGAGGCTTTGCTTAACAAATATTTAATCATGAATAGTTACATTGAGGTTATCGTAGATAATATCTTCAATATCACTAAGAGTTCCGTAGTAGGCATTTTTTATTGCTTGTAATAATCTTTCATCAGAACAAGCCTCCTCCTCTTGCAGTTCGAGAAACTCTAGCAGATCATCTTCATGTAAATCTTCCCCTAATACAATATTTTTGTGTACTGTAATAGTGACTACTTTCTTTTTAAGTTCTTCTAGTGTCATTTCTGGTAGTCCTTAACTAAGTTCCACAAATCATCAATCGTATCAGTAGGAATTATATTTCCGTCTTCATCATAAGCTTCATTAGGAAGACTATTTTTGAATAGTCCAGGCTTCTCAAACAACCACCAATTAACCCAGTCCACTCCTTCATCAGAGAACAATTCCGGAAGTACTGTATTTAAGAATCCCCAACCGAGTTCGGATATAGGAAGTTCAAACAAATCAATTCCAAAATCAGACCATCTATCCAATTCCTTAGAATAGTTCTGGGCATTTTCAATAAGCTTTACAAATCCTTCTTTAGTCATAGTAGTAATTATTTTAATATTCTTTTTGTAATATCTGTCTTCCAACCGCAATCGCACTCCTCGGCTGCTATCTTAAATGATTCCTCTAGGTCTCCACTTTCCATATACTCTGCAATTAATATATCAGTGTCTACATCGTATTTATCAACAATTCTTTCAGTGACTATCTTAACTGCAACACCTTCGAGTTCGTCATAGATAACATCTTCCAACTTACTCATTAATTCATCCCATTCATCACTTAGTTTAGCTGTGGTAGACTTGCTGTCTTCTTCTCTCATAGCTTCTTCGAGTTCTAATATTTTAGACCTCAATTCCTCTTTAGTCATGGTACTTTTAATACATTTTTAACAACAATTTCCTTTTTCATCTTACCAAATTGCTTCTCGATTTCTTCTGGAATATTCACTCGTATATCCATTAGAGAAGTTAGATACTTGACTTTGTCTCTTGTATCATCAATAAAGTGATAATTAGTTTTGATTTGATTACTAATGTCCTCAACTCTCCGCATGAGACAAAGTATTAGGGCTAAATTACATAACCCCAATACCATTAATATCCATATCATACTCCGGTATGTCCAAATCCCCCTTCTCCTCGTTCAGTGGAAGGTAATTCTTCAACAACTTCCCATTCTATAGTTTCATGCTTAGCAATAACTATTTGGGCAATTCTTTCTCCATCAGTAATTCTAACTGGGACATTAGAAGTGTTCACTAATACAACTCCAATCTCTCCTCTGTAGTCGGCGTCAATGGTTCCAGGTGAATTAAGGACAGTAAGTCCCAATTTTAATGCAAGACCGCTTCGTGGTCGAACTTGCGCCTCGTAACCCTTAGGTAAAGCTATAAACAATCCAGTCGGAATCAAACATCTACCTCCGGGCTTTATTTCAATAGTAGAAGCAACGGGAATACTAGGAACTCTTCTATCAGTAAGATTTCCTTCCTTGTCTACCACAAATGGACCATTTGGATCTTCAATTTTACTAATAGCTACAACATCAGCATCGAAAAAGAATTTCTCAGGCTTATTGTCTACTAACTTAATTCTACTAAAGTCTCCTCTAATATCCATACCTGCTGATAAGGGAGTTTCATACTGAGGAAGTTGATGTCTTGATTTATTAATTATGAGTACTTTCATGTAATAAAATAAATTCAGTTAAATAAAATCTTGCATCTATAACACACTTAGGAACTAGTCCTTCTAGGCTTAAATTAGATCTTAGGGCATCTCTTACAACAGTAGCCGATATACCTTCTTCTACCTGTTCTCTTGCCATGAGAGTCATTGATATATAACCCTTCAGCATAAACTTTGGAAACCATGTTGTAATAATTTCGTATCCATCGCTATAGTAGATATTAAAATGGGACTCTTTTATAATACTAACTATGTTAGCATATAAATAGAATCCCCAATCCTGAGAGTTATCAGACTCATCAGTCAAATCATTAAGAGGCTGAATGATACATCTACTAAGTAAACCTTCGTCCTCTAAGGCAGTTTCTAGTAATTTTATCCTAACCTTTATAGGAATAGGATTACGCTTGTTTACTTTATCAGCACTACCAACTAACAAAAGAACCTTATCGTTCTCTGAACAAGCTTTTTTAATTAAAGCTAGGTGCCCATTGTGAATGGGCTGAAACCTAGCTAAAATAACTCCATATTTCATTTCTGATCTTTTGGTTTTATCTCTGTTGTTTTAATTATTTCCCTAAAGTCGAGCAATTTCCAGTTCTGCCTCTTATACTTCTTATGGTCTTGTGAAAAATCTTTTAAATCAGATTTGTTACAGAACAAAGCAAAGGCATAATCAACAATAATCTCAGAAATCTTTTCATAATTCTGTTCCTTGTTTGTAGTCAGGTTGAGAATTACATCATCAATCTCTAAGTCTGGACAATTATACTTAGCTGGAATATAATTTTTGTCGTTGTAATATACACAAACGATGTTAGTAAATTTTCTTATCATACACTTAATTCGTAGAGTCTTATTGGAGTAAATTCAAATATAAACCACTCTCCATCTGCATCCTGGAACATACTAGAGTCCCAATCTATCATGGTAATTCTCTGTATTATCTTAGTCGGCTCACTATCAATAATTAGAGGAAGCCCAACCTTAAACGCTCCAGTTATCCCTTCGTACACTTTACCAGCGCCTGACCTATGACTAACTTTAATCATTCCGTGCTTGGAGTGCAAGAGATTTTCTTCTTCTTCAGTAAAGTCCTTGAAGATATTCTCTTCAAGTCCTTTTATCAGAAGTTTCTTCCTTTCAATAATATCTTTAACCTTCAATTCTACCATACACTACAGGATTATTTAATGCTTTCATTATCTCTTCTATGGTACAAGTATTAGCTTCACTGTAGAATGCCATTACTGGAGCTGCATCATTATCAATTAATACAGCAAATGGAGTATGTCTAGCGCTAAAACCTCCCTTAAGCTTGAAGGCGTTTTTACGTTCCTTAAACAAGCCTTCATGGTAAGTTTGTAATTCTACTAAAGGATATTTAGAAAGAACCTTTTTTAATTCGTCAACCAGATGTTGACTGTTATCATCATATGCAACCTTAAGAATCATTTCCAAAAACGTGATGTTATGTCTTTAACTATGGGTTTTCCACAGCTATTATCTATATGAAGCATAACTTGATTAGTTGTCTTACTATTTAAAGGCCCGTTTTCTTCAATATATGGACCTAGCTTGATATAATCGAAATGCTTCATATTCACGTGCTCTGATAGTTCTTGTCTACCTGAGTACCATGCCACTTTTAAATTCGGATAATAATCTTTAACAAAACTAGCTAACACATTTACTAAGTGAGGGTCAGAATCCCCTCCCATAAATGCTATACACGAAATACCATCTGTAATTAGTTCGTCTAGATGAATAATGTAATCATCAGAGAACCCCTGCGGATATTCAATTAATGGTTTACCTATATCTTCGGCTAGGTATTGACTATGACATCCTTTACAATGACAAGGACAGTTAGATATATTTATAGCTAATGTAATCTCATCCGGAATTTCCTGAAAGACTACTCTGGCATCAACATATTTAAGCATACTCCTCAATCTTTTTAGTTTCTGTATCTAATATAAAAGGTCTTCTTACATCTAAGCAAGCAAACTTGTCAGTAATAATGGGTTCTGATTCCAATTGAGTATGTCCAAATATTTGATAATATGTAGACTCTCTATCTCCTTCTCTGACATCGCTCCATACCATACTGCCTGTATTAGACCATCCTCCTCTCATACGAGATACTTCCCATAGGAAGCCAACTAGAAAGTCCTCAGGCTTAGTAATTAGGTCAGTAATAGTAAAATCTATACTCTTTAACCAATCATTAGTAACTCCAGCATGAGTATATAGAATACCTTCCGAGAAGTATTTGAGTTGGAATAGAGACTTGAAATTCTCAAACATTTCCTTAATTAGCTCTGCATTAGCGTAATCATACCTAGAAGCACTTCCGAAATCATAGCAATAAGCACAGTCGTGATTTCCAAGGAGTAGTATTACCTTATCGGGATTATCAACTTTGAATTGGATAATCTCTTTAAACTCCTCTATCGCATTCTCTCTAGTAATACCTTCATAACCATATGGGTCGAGGTAGTCCCCTAAAAAGACTACCTTATCCACACTATTAATCTTCTCTTTTGCTTTTCTCCAGAATGGTCTACCGTGAACATCTGGAATAATTAAAACTTTACTCATACAACTTTATCAATTCTATAATGTGCTTTTTCATCGTATTTCCACGCATTACATCTTTCTTTATTTCCTCTACAATAATACCCGAAGTCTGCACAAGTCAAGCAATCTTTACATAAGTTTTCTTTAGCATATTCAAGATATATTTGTCTCTTCTTTTCTTCGTCATTCCCATAAAATACTAAGGTATAAACGGTTCTATCAACTGAGCATCCAGGTCCTGCAAAAGTTTTAGCTTGTCTAGATACTATATGAGATAGATTAAAATGTTTAATAACTTGCATTTCATTAAGGAACTTCTCCAGCTCAGCAGCTGTTCCTACAAACTCTTCTATTTTATACATTTTTTGAATATGTTCTTCTTTCAGCTTCTATTCTTCTATCCTTACCAAAAGCAGTGATAGGTCTTAGATAGCCAATAATTCTGGTATATTGAGTAATATGTTCACTTCCACATTTAGGACATACCTTAATGGGGGCTTTCACAATATGTTTACAATCCTCGCACTTACTATTAGGAATATTGAACGTGAAGTAATTAGTTCCTTGCTGAATAGCAAAGTCTATAAGCTTCAAGTATTGCTCCTTAGATAGATGTTCCTCCAAGTTAATATGAGCTGCACTACCTCCATCTGTATACTGATAAGTCTGCCTTCCATGAAGTATAAACTTATCTAATACTGATGTATCATCATGGGCATTATAGAAGTAACTATTGTATAGATTCCTATCTTCAGGAACCCAATAGCCATCTGCTTTATCCCATTTATAATTCTTACCACCAAGTCCCTCTGCTGGAACGACTTCAGAATTAAATAAGAAGGGGCGCTTTTTGTCATGGATAGAATGAAGTTTATTCTGCTCTTTTATTGTTCCAAGTATGAGCTGTAAAAACTCAAAATATTCTGGATTATTAGATACCTTCATTCCTAAGAACTCAGCAGCTTCATTCAGACCATTTAGCCCAATAGTACTATATAGGTCTTTGATGTTTATGTAACCTCCATTTGAAGAAGCAAACATCTTCTTATCCTCCCACTCATAGAGCATGGTCTTATAGGTAATGTGATACTTGTATACTCTCTCTAGAATATCTATTAGATATTTTTTGAGTAGGGCAACATTATCTTTACAATGCAAGAGATTTTTGTCTCCATCTTCACTCCACCAAGTAGTTTCTTGTCTAGCCCAATCTTGGACAATTCTGTTAATATTCAGAGTAATAACATTACAAGAACCTGTCTTTACACCAGTCATACCAGAGGTAGGACTAAATGTATTTTCAGCTAATTCATTACGAAGACGACAACAAGATGCAAGACTATCTGCACTGTCTGAGATATAGGTAAAGAAACTATGACCTTGAGAATACATTTCTGCACATAAGTCTTTATAGTTCTTATCTATAATGTCTTTACCGTCATGCACCATAGCAAAGGTTTCTACTGGAAATGTCAGAACTTGTTTCAAGCGAAGTTTATTAAACCAAGACATGAACAATCTCTGTAAAGTATCAATTGCTACCCATTCCGGCTTAGTTCCGTCTGGATAGTAAAATTCTCCAAATAGAGATTCAAAATAGGTCTTATCATAGTACGAAACATTAGTAAAGGGAGATTGATAACTTCTGTTTCCAGCAGGTTGATTAATTCCCCAAACAAACTGTTTAAAAGCTTTAAGGATGGAGTCTTCGATAGTTCTCTTAATAAGAGAATGTTCCGAAGTACATATACAGTCGAGCTTCTCGTACCATTTTTCTCCGTATTCAGCAATAATATAATAGTTAAGTGCAATAAAATAGCTACCTACAGCAACTGCTCCTTTACATTGAGAAGACAATAGAAATACTAAGTTAGTAACCTGTCCACTAAATGACTGCAAATCATTAGGAGGGCCAGGAGTAACTCCATCAATGTTACCTACTCCCTCTAACATTAGAGGATATAACGAGACTGCCATACAATACTGTTTAAGTACTGACGTAGAAGCCTCATCGTGAGTATAAATAATATGACTGTCTAGGTCTCTAGAATATTGAGAAGAGAGTTCGGGATAAAGAAGCTTTAATTTCTTCTTCATACGATAGCGCTGAATTTCTCTGTTCTCGCGCTTTCTATCCTCACTCTCTAATGTAGCAACGTTCTTAGATACAACATTAGCATTTCCATCTGTTTCAGATGAAGTAGCTGCATTTTCGGAACTATTAATATAGTTATCTTGATAACTAATCTTAGCTATGATTTCTCTAAGTCTAGATTGTTCACTTCTATACTGAGAATATGCTGAGGCTACATCATCGTAACCATAGTCCCTCAAGGTTTCTATTACTACGTCCTGAATCTCTTCTATAGTAATGCCGTCCCATAAATGCATATCAGCCACCATAGCTGTAATGACTTCTTTATTTTCTTCAGGACAGCAAGCATTAAATGCTTTAGATATTGCTTCTACTATCTTATTACCGTCAAATTCCTGTAAACTTCCGTCTCTCTTTACTACTTGCATATTAAATACCCATTACGTCCTTAATTAACAATGTCTTCTCGAATTTATTTACTAAGTCTCTCTTATCCTGGGTAATCAAGTCAGTAAATGCGTTATACACAGTAAATCCATCTACAACATTGTCTGTTGTATAATACTTAGATTTTTCATCATAAAACAAATCTTTATAAACATCAATCGGAGCAGATTCAGCTAATTTTACAGAACCAAATCCCATGTTGATTTTAGAATTGATGCAGTTGTCAACCCAGTGACCTAGGTCAGCATATATATCATCTTTCTTATACTCCATCTCTGAAAGTTTCTTAAGCATTAAGTTGGTTTCATCTGTCATCGACATAGCATTTCTTAAGAAGCTATAGTTAATAGCAGATTCTGGCTCTAGCTCAGAAACATTTAACATTTCTGGATTAAATACACACAAGTTTAGACAAGCCATATTTAAAGCTCCTACATAGAACTTAACTAATGGTTTACGAGTATCAAGGGCATAAATCATACTAATTACTCTTTTATGATTATCCCAAGCATATTCGTCCGGCAAAACACCTTGAATCCAAACTCTATTGTATATTACATCATCAAAATTAATCTCCCCATCTTTAGTAAGCGATATTTGGTCAGCAGGCTTAGCATTAATGATAAAATTATCAGTCATTTTAGATACTCTGTCTATAAACGGAGTTACATAGGCTTCAGTAGTAAAATACTCTTTATCCTTAATTCTAGTTGCTTTTCCTTGCATCAATTGTTCAATCGTCAATTCCATATTTAAACATTATTATAGTAAATCTCCTTTAATAGGAGGTCTAATCTAAAGTGTTCATCCAATGCTTTAACCCTATGCCTTAGAGAATACATAGCTAATTCTGCAAAACTCTCTAATTCTGGTTCTTTGTATGCTTTGGAAGGTGAAACTCGAAAATATTTGCGCCATAAAGGTTCAAATTTTTCCATTAGAGTATCTATTTCTCTTCTCGGAATGTAGCAAAAATACCTTGCCGAATCGAGAAATACTCCATTGAAATTATCTACTCCTAAATGAGTACTAGTATCATAATACACGTTTCCTAAATACATCATAGCCTGTAATAAAGACCTATGTACGAAAACAGAGTTAATACCTATATCTCTTTTAGTTTCTTGAAGAATCCAGAACTTGACATTCCGGTTTTCATCATAGAACCTAACTATTCCATCTGTAGGTTTTCCCGCGATGGATTCTTTTCTTCCGATTATTAGAGGATTAACTAAGCTAAAATAGTTATAGAAATGATTTTCTATTACATCTTCAAGCACACAACCTCTGTTTGTATAGAAATTAATTCTAATCTGAAGTCCTGTTATAGGAGTAAATTCCATTTAATTGTTAATTAGTTGTTACACTTCCATAATTAAATTACGTTTAATATCTATTAAATATAGCTTATCTCAAAATAAAAAAGGAAGACCACCCTTAGGCAATCTTCCTTTTAAACGTATATCTTTCAAGAAATTAGGCTTCGATACCGAAAGCTAACCAAGTACCATTCTTGGTATTCTTAGAAGGAGTATATTGTGCAGTTGCTACTACTGCTTGTCCTTCAACAACATCCTTAGTTTTCACCAACTCAGCATTTCCTTTATACTTACCGCTCTTATACAATTCTTTGATTGCGTTCTTAGCGTCAGCTTTGTTAGTATCAACTTGGCAAACAACAGTCTTAGTTTCTTTGTCAATCCACTTGTAGAAAGTCTTAAACTTACGCTTTCCATCACCTTTAACATCGTCAATCTTGTACGGACGCTCACGAGTGTCTGCAACAGACGATTCAATAGTAATCAGATAACCAGCACCGGGGCAGTTCTTGCCTTTCTTAGCGAGATATTCAAGCATAAACTCTTTTACATCACGCTCAGTAATACCCTTAGTCTGTTTAGCTTTCCAATTTTTGTAAGCCTGAGTTGCATCACCATTTACATGGAATAATGTGCTTTCAACTTGTGCGATTGCTGCTTCTTTGCTTTCTGCTACTACTTCTACTTTCTTAAAATTCAAAATCGTTGTACTCATAATAAATAAAATTTTTAAACATAAATCATTAACATATAATCTGAAATTATTTTTCCGTATCTAATCAGTATTGTTTCCCTTACTGATGTAATCAATTATACTACATCATACATAGAAACCCTAATCTTCAAATGTTAATTTTATGTTAAAGGACGTTAAAATCCTCTTAACTAAAAATCTCTTAAAATGGTACATAATTGTCGAGCAAAATCTGGAGCTGTTTGGGCATATCTTTCGGCTTAATACCAAAGTCAAGAAAAGTGGTACACCCATACATTAAATCCTCACAGATAGCCCCTAAAGACTTCAGAAAGGTATTTTTTTCTCCCTCCCTAAAATCTTTTCCAACTTTCAATAAAACATCATAACACGTTACCTTTTGACCTTTTTTCTTTAACTCATTAGTTATATAACAAGTAAGAGCAATACAGGCTAGTTTATCACCCATATTGCTCCCTAGGTAGTTTAAGGTAAAGTATTTTGAGTAAATTGATGACAATTGTTCAAAGCTGATATTTTGAAGGTCGTTCATCAAGAGAATAGTCTCTATAACCTATCTGATAGGCTACATACTTCAAAAGAGTCTTGAACTCATGAAATCCTTGTCGCAATTCCAAATAAGTAACTGGCCTAACCTTACTATAAAAGTTCGGAATGGTAGAAACTACTAAGTAATTAGCTTGCAATTTTGGATTCTCCAAGTTATAGAACTTTTCAGCACACAACTTCAGAAGGTATAAATACATCGCAAACTCCCTACTATAGTGATACTTATTGATATTGGTGTCAATTTCACTAACGATTTTTCCAATCGTCTTAATATCATTCACTACAATAGTGTTAGTTTCTGTATCTATTGTATAATTATCTAGTTTGGACTTCAGGTGTAAGATAAACTTTTTTCCATTAGGGCAGGTCGCCTCCACGTCCAATAAAATAGCTTGCTCATTTTCAGAAATAGGTGTTTTAGTTATCCCTTCAGGATGTAAAAGTTTCTGCACTTGCTTATTGCTATTTAATGCTGATACACAAGACTTTACGATTTCTAGTGATTTGTTGTCAAGATATATAATTTCCTTATCTTGTGTTAAATCAAATTCTTTTAGCTGTCTATTCTTCCAATAGTTAGTAGAAGCTTCAATCACAGATTTAGCTAGTTCCTTGGTAAGCTTTCCCTTGTAATATTCGACCTTGTCTGATGCTTTCTTTACATCGTCAAATGTTACTTCTCCTTTCAGAAAAACGGGATAGAGTTCATTAGCCATTGCTCCTAACTTTGCAGTAGGTTTACCAATGTCTTCTGACAGTTCAAAACTATCTGGCTGTAGCACTAACTCGTGTACAGCGCTTCCAAGTTCCAGAGCAGAAGAGAAAGTATTTTTAAACCCAGTAAAGAATTTATCTGGATTACCATCCTGCCGAGGATTAATTAATCCTAAACGGGAGTTACTAACATATCCACTGTACTGTTCAGAAAAATATACCTTATCACTTATCTTCTCCAATCTTAGTGTGTCTAGCAGCGGCCTAAGCTTGATATCTTTTAATTCCATCCTAAAGTTGCTAATTCTAATTCATATGCAAATCTAATTTCGTCAATATCTAAACTATAAATGCGGAATAAAGGATCTCCATTCTGGTTATGTGGCCTATCTATTAGCAATGCTGGAAGTCCAGAGTTTATTGCCATAGTCACATTACTAATACTGTCGTCGATTAATACATCGCATTTGCCTTTTATCAAGTCAGCCTTGTTTCCGTGCTGATAATACATTTGATAAATAGGTCTTATGGGTAAATTGTATTTAGCTAGACAATTTCGAGTATAAGTTTTACTGTTAATTCTTTTGGTTGCATAAATATGCGGCTCGAAATTTGGCTTTTCTAGCAAGGGTAAATTTTCCCAAAACTCCTTGTTGTAGCGAAGACTTACTACGTTTCGTGTAATTACGTGCTCAACTAAATCTGATTCTCTAGGGAATAGTGTTTTATATGCTCCCCAGAAATCGAAGATTGTGTCATCCAAGTCTAACGCTATCCTTAATGGATTACATAAATTCATTTATCTCAGATACGTCTCCTAAATATATTCCATGTTTTTCAGCAAGTTCTATACAGAAATCATCATAATCCAGAAGATCATCTAAATCGTCGTATTTATTTATATACATACTCTTTATCTTCTCTTCGCAATCCTCATAGCTTCTTGCTACTACTTTGCTAATAGTACAGACTTCGTCTGTATGCCATGGAAATAAATATATGTTCATAACTCGATTACTTCAATAACGTTCAATCGCTTCTTTATTAATAGCTCTAGGTCTTCTCTATCTACGTAGATGAAATGACTTTTCTTCAAATCAGATAAAGTGGAATCAAACTCAAGAGAGAATGCTTCCATTGTTCTCCAATTCTTTTTAGCTGTCCTTAAATAAAGAGCATATTCATCATCAAAGTCATTAACTATACAATTTTTAATCGTAGGAACCGGACCTTTAACTACTAACTTTTTCATTTTCTAAGCAATTCATAAAAATATTCTATAGGTATTACAGCAACTTGCCCTCTAGCTGACTCTCCATTCTTTCCTGCCTTTTTCCAGCATATACAGAACGGCTTTGACTTATCACTGCAAGCATCTCTAATATCAAAATAGTTAGGCATATTCTGAGTAAATTTAGCTTGGATATTAACCGGAAGTTCATTGTTCATGTCAACAATATCTATTTTGTCAGCATCAGCCAATTTGTTTTGACTTCTGCTAGACACACATCCTTCGTATCCTATATCTCTAAGTTTGTGAATTATTTCTAATTCATACTGAGAGCCTTTTTGTTTACTCTTCTTTGCCTGCTTACTTCTTCTAACTGCGGGGTCTGCCCATTCAAAGGTAATTCCGTCTTTTGATTTTGCTCCAGAGCCAGGCTTATTAGCTCTAGCTTTGATTGAGTTTATCTCCAAACCAGTTCCTTCGGAGGCTAATTCAACAGATTCAAAAGTTTTCCTACTACCGTCCTTAAAGATGGCTGTAACACTTGTATTAGTCTACTTTTTCATTCTTCTTAAGTTTCTTTATGTAATTAGTAATAAATTCTTGTGTACCTTTTCTTCCATACATATGGTAATAATCACTTATATCCTTAGCTCCTGTGCTTCTGGGAATCATTGATACAATTAGTTCTGGATGCTCTTTCCTAATCTTATTAGTAAAACGTACTCCAGTCAAATCATTATCATATAGCAACACAACGTATTTGAATCTCTGCTTTAATTCTTCTAAAATCTTATCAGAAACAAACTGAGTTTCAGAGTTGGGAGCTATAGCTGGTATTCCTAAAGAATATAAACACATTACATCTTTCATAGATTTAGTTATAACAACTAGTTTTCCACTCTTAGCTAATTGCTTATAGCCTTGAATAGTCTTGGTTGAAACATTTCCTATGAATCTAAACTCCTTTCGTTTTGGCATATAAATTCGCCATTGCTCGATGTTCTCTTTCTTTCCAAAATAATAGCCATATATAGGACTATGCTGGGCAGATTGTGCGTATATGTTCCCATTCAAAAATACAGTACTACAACTGTATACTTTGAACTTATATAGGATGTCTTTAGTTATACCAAAACTTCCCCACCACTTCAACTCAGGTTCTGAAAAATCCTTAGCCTCTATCTGAATAAAAGTTTGTTTCTCTTCTTCAAACTTAGGCTGGATTTTCACTGCAACTTTCTTTACGGAAGAATCTTTCGTATATCCAAAGTCTTTAGCTATAATCCTTAAAGCAGTGTGGTAGTTACAATTATACTTTTCCATAACTACTCCTTCGAATGTGAGACATTTTCCAGAAGCAAAGTCTTTAAAATACAAGTTTCCAGATTTTCCTCTAAAGAAACTGCAAGTGACATGACTGTCACTACGCAAAGGAGACTTAAACAATCCTTTCTTAACTGGGATGCCCAGATAATAAGTCATGTAAGTCTCCTCATTGTTTTTAGATAGAAGAAATTCCTTAGTAATTTTTGGTTCAAAAGTATAATCAAACATGGTCACTAAGGAATTTATGAATTACTCTACTAACAAATCATTAGAGTAAGTCAGTGATGTCCAAATCATCTGCTGGAGCTTGGTCTACTCCTGCTACATCTGCAATTGGATCTTCTGACTTCATTTCAGTAGGCTTAGCCTTCAGATATTTCTGACGTTCTCCTTCCTCATAGTCAGAGAAGAACAGCTTATCGCCAATATAGTTATCAGAAATGAACGACTCACCCTGTTTGTTAATACCAACAATACGCGGTATATCAGCAACTACCTTACCGTCACGGTTTCTACCAATCAACTTCAACTTAGTCTCTGTTCCCTTCACCTTCTCAGTGATTGTAATCAAAGCCTTAGCTACATCGTCGAAGCTCTTAAACTTAGAGCTAGCTGCTTGCATCTTTTCGAATCCTGCAGGGTTAAGAACCTGCGCAGTCTGTTTAACTACAGCCATCAAAGTTTCGAAGTTGGAGGGCATCACTACCTTTCCACCATTCTTACTATCAAATTCTCGTCTCTCATCATCACCAGCTTTCGGGAAGAATTGAGTTACTGAGAAGTAACCATCTTCGTTCTCAAAATTGATAGACAAAACTTTATAGTGGGCTGTTGGGTCCTTCTTCCCATCAAATTCCTTGATTTCGCAACCCATGAATTTTACATCATGGATATTCCAAGGGGTTAAAGGACGACGTGTGTTTCTTACTGCTGAGTCTGCTGATATACCAAAATTAAATGCCATAATTAATTCAAATTAAAATCAAATTTTTCTAAGTTTTTGTCATCTTCGTCTATGTTTAAATTATCTAATGCTTCTATATCGAGTTCTTTTTCGATATCAATTATCTCTTCCGGCACAGGATTTGACTCCTGTACCTTATCTCCTATCAGATAATAAATTCCTTTATCCTCTGTAGGTTCCAACTTAAAGACAGTACCGTAAGCAGAAAGCTTTTCGTTAGCAGCTCCTCTATAACTTACAGTATTACTTTTAGTCAGCTTGTTTCCAGCCTTAGTACCGAAAGCAGCATCGGTTCCAATAATAGGAACTGCCTTCTTATCCTTTTTCTTATACTTGATGTCTACACGACAATCTGCACAGACTTGTAACAAGTCTACTGCCCCTTGGGTCAAAATCAACTTGTTAGAATCAAGCGTAATAATAGGTTCAGGATTTTCATCTACCTTAGCAGATGAAGATTTACTACTTGCAGCTTTCTTAGTAGCTACGGTGTCAACATGGATTTCTTCTTTACCAATATAGGTGATTTTACCCGTTTGCTCATTCACATCATAGTGAAACAGTATGTCTAATTTCATTATTCCCCTTCGTTATAAGCGTCAATAACTTTAATAATCTCATCCAAATCATTATCAATTTCTAAGTCTTCAAACATTCCCAAAGAAGTCTTTGCTACACAGCTACCATCATTGTTAGTGATAAGCTTATACTCCATTCTACCGGAGTCTCCTTCGTTTACTTTAGTAAAGAAGATATATGTAAACAAACCTTCCAAGGTTACTTTTTCAGACAGCAACTTACCAACAGTCTTGATAACATACTTAGGATTAACGTTGTCTCCAACATTTTCTGAGTGAGTCAAGAAGATCATTTTGCAATCCTCTCTCATCTTTTCTGAATATCTCAGAATTTCCATAGCGTGTTGAGCTAATTCACTAAACTTAGTATAACCAACTTCAGTTGCTCTATCAACGAACTCATAAGAGAGAACATATTGGAAGTCATCAATGATTACCTGCTTGATGTGTGGCATCATCTTATCAATAATTTGAAGAATTTTCAGTATTTGGTCCCACTTTGAACTTACATAGTAGTTACCACTCACGTTCTTTCCTTCGATTTTGATGGGAATATACTTCTTCTTCCATGCACGGAAGGGAAGGGGTTTACCCGTAGTACTTATAATAAAAGTAGTTTCGGGATTAAGATTTCTTAAACTTGTACTTTTTCCAGTACCTGATTCACCTACGATAGCAATTGTTTCAGCAGCCATTATTCTAATGCAAAATTAAAATTCGAATTTGAATTATCTAATTCTGTAATATCATCTAGCTCCTGTTCTACAATAGAACTATTATCTTCTAATATATAGTTTGGACTTGTATATCTCTCATAATCATAAATTTCATCGGGCTTCGGCAGCTCGTAGAACATATTAATCCATCCAAAGAAGTTTACTCCAACCTCAACATCGCAATCCCCATATCGGTTCTTAAGTACCATAATACTCCTATAATAAGAGCCTAGATACTCAATATTGTAATGTTTATAAGTCTTCAATCCATCTCTGTGAGGATTATACAATGCAATCATGATATTACAATCTTGCACAGTATTACCTGAATCCTTAGCATCGTGAATAGTAAATGCACTTTTGCCTTGTTTAAACCTCTCAATATTTCCTTGCTCTCTATTAGCTTGCTGTATTACTACAGGACTAATAAAACACTTATCTCTAAGAAAAAGAAGATAGCTAGACAACAAATCAATATCAGGCTTTGTACCAACAAGACCAATATGGTCTACAACTACATTATAAATAAGATTAGGATTATTTGGAGTATAGACGAGGCGGGTTTCACTTTCAGAAAAGGTTCCCATTTCCTCCAACCTAGTTTTCAAGATGGCATATACCTTCTTCGGAGTTACCTTCTTGTCATAGATTTCTAACTTCTTACTAATCTTATCTATCCAAGGCATACATTGCTTAACTAAGTCATAATGCTCATCAGATAAAATATATTCTTTTTCTCTTGACAATATCTTCTTAAAAGATAGTTGGATTCCATAGGTCTCAAATATATATATGGATAACAGCTTAATATACAAAGCTACTTCTCCCATTTCAAGACTGAAATACAATACCTTAAAATCATCATCATCAAGATGTTCCATTAGTGGTCGATATACATAAGCATATAAGGCAAACGAAGTCTTACCTGCACCAGAGTTTGATAGAATTAAAGTATAGGTTTCCCTAGTAACTCCATCAATAATACTCTCTAGCTTAGGAAGTTTCATAGAAATACCATGATTTAGTCCCTGTCTACCTCTATCAATTTCATTGAGAAGTTTATCAGAAATCATAGTAATCTCATAGAATCATAATTAACTCCGCCTTCATTCTTTAATGCCTCTAGTTCTTCCCACTTATGGTCTATTACAAAATTAGCTATTGTGGTACACAATATATTGTGTTCATTAGCCCACTTAACTAACTCTATAATATGGTTATGAGTTTCTGGCTTCCATCTGATAGTTTTACCATAAAACCTATAGAAGTCTTCAATTGTATCAAATTTCTTAGATACGCTTTTCAGACCCACTTGTGTATTATTAACTATTCCAAATAATGGATAAGTATCCCACAATTCCTTACCTAAGTCGAATGAACACTTATAAAAGTCTTTCACAACTAACTTATTTAGAGGAACATCTAGTGGGTTAAATACAGACCCTTTCTCAGGAATCTTATAGGATTTATGAATAACTCCAGCATCGCGAAGTCCAGTTAATAGTTCTATTGTAAAACCACGAGCGCATACTCTAGAAGAGAAATACTCGTGGACAATTTCGGGTTCATCACCCTCTTGGGCGATAAGAAGAATTTCTAACAACAACAGCTCACTTGGGTTTATGCTATATTTTTCACAAAACAAAAGTTGCTGTTTCAGTTCAAGATTTTTCACGTGTACAAATTAATAGATTTTCTACTAATCTATACACCAAGTCTAGTTTACTTGTTAAAGCGTTAAAACTTGGTTACGTGATAAACTTTAGTCCTCAACTTTTTCGCTGGCAGTTTCAAGAAGTACTGCATAGTCCTTCTTTAATTCCTTCAATTCAGCGGTAAGCTTACTAACTTTAGTTTCCAATGCTTTGCACTTCTTAGTCAAAGCAGACTTCATCTCATTAAACTCTTTTTTAGTGTAATAAGTTTCCATAATTAAAAACGATAGGTAAAATTCTGCAATTTTTTCTTGTAAGGTTCCCAAGGCTCTCCATTAAGTAACTTTCGTAAGTTATCTACATCAATAGTAACATACTCGCTCTTTTGATGAGACTTCTTAAACCATTCTTGTTCAACGGTATCTTCTAGCACTAATGTGAATATTTCAGAGTATTTAGAACCTTCTTTTCTAATGACCCTACCAGCGGCTTGAGTGCTTTTTGTGCTACTAGAGTCAACTCCAAGCATTATCCCGACCGATAGACCGGGACAATCAAAACCTTCAATAGCCAATTTACAGCTATTAATCACGCCCTTGTCTAGTAGGGCGAACTCCTCAAGTGTAATTCTGTTTTGTTTTTTACTTTCTTTGCCAGTGTAAACATATCCTACTCCTATCTTCTCTGCCATTGCAGTGTTAGCAGAGAATGTAATAATTTTCTTGTCTGCTCTGTGAGCAATAATCTCCCTAGCTACTTCTAATTTAGCCGGATGATTATGGATAAACTTTTTTCTAGCTTGTAAAGCTCTCATAAAAGCTGTAGAATGAAAGGTAATCTGCTTCAAAGCATTAGACAGCTCAGCTTTATCCGAACTACTACAAATCTGGTTTCTGTAATTAAGCCTATTTCTGAGGCCGTCTTTACCAACCATACTCATTGCGAGTCCAAAATCAAAGTTAAAGAATTCAAAATGTCTTATAAATTCCCTATTTTGCTCTCGATAGCTTTCGATGTCTTCTGCTGTGATAATTACTTGATATTCAGTAAAATCAGATACCCAACCATTGGCTTTGGCTACTTCAATAGTTACACTATCAACTACAGGGCAATATTTCTCGACTATAGTATGTCTACCGTCAAGTCTTTCCAGAGTAGCAGTTAGCCCAAGAATTAACTTGTATTTAACCTTACTAAATACAAATTGTAAAGTCTCAGCAGCAGTTCTATGGATTTCATCAATGATTAAAAAGTCACATTCGTATCCATTCTTTGCTGTAGTATTTACAACTTGCACCTCTGTATTTAACCCTAGACCTTCCTTATCTAATATATCTATCCACTGGTTCTTTAAAAGTTCCGTGGGGACTACTACCAATGCTCTAATAGTAGGATATTTAGATAGAACAGCCTTTAAACAATTAATAGCACATCGTGTTTTACCAAAGCCTGTACAGGCTTCTATGGTGCCTCTTCCTTTATGTAATAACCAGGCTCTCTTACATTGCTCCTGTCGCTCATCACGAGTAACAGGAGTAAAGAGGTCTTTCATCAATCTATATTCCTAGTGATGTCCCATCCTTTAAGTTCTGCAACTTTCTTGATTTCTTCCATCTTATCCTTCCATTGTTTAGCCTGGTTCTCGCATTGATTTTGGAAGCGATAAAGAACTTTGTTTGATAGCAGTCTGAGCTGATCACTAGTTAAGTTAGCATATTTATCTCGTTTCAATCTACACATAGATCTAAACTCAGCATAACTTAATCCAGTATCACAGATTTTCAGAGCTATAGAAGGATTCAAACGAAGTTCCTTACTTACTACTAACAGTCTGTTAACAGCTTTACCTGTCACTGGGTCTTTACGATACAAGTCTTTCTGCATTTCTTGCTGTGTAAACCACAGTCCCATTTTTACAATGAAGTTAAGCGTCAAATGAGAGTTGTCAAACAATCCCAAGGAATCTAAACAAGCATCCATAACTAAACTTACTGGTACTTCTCTAAACTCTACAGGGATTCCATTAAGAATCTCTCCAATTGGATAGACCTTAATAGCCTCATTAGTTAACACTTCCTTATTGTTTTTGATAACAGCTTTCAAGTCTTCCAAACAACGTGTGTTTGTGTATTGCTTTTCAGCTCTAAGCCATCTAATAAGAAGCTCTGCACGACATCTTTGTATTTGGTCGGACACAATTCCGAGTAATGTTACACGACCCGGATTCTTGGTATCAGAGTTGTACAACATTTGTTCACAATGATTGTAGAATCGTCTCAGCTGGTCATAACCTGCGTCTACCAATTTAATTTCCTCCTGGACCCCATTTACCTTAGGTCCTTTCCATACATAGCTATTAACGTCGTTTGCTTTATCGCTCAAAGCCTCTCTCAGCTTATCTCCTAATACAGTCATAAATTATTCTTTAAAAATACTTCATAGTTTATCTCCTTTTTAATGTTAATCTAATAATATTTGTCCATCTTCAATGATAGGCTTTTCATGAATAAATTTCAAGAAAATTATATTACTATCCTTGTATGGAACAAAATCTTTACCATCGTACCATTTATCGATGCCTTCTTCTACGTATCTTAGTGAAACATAGCCGACATCTCCTAATTTCATAGAACACTGGTTCCAATTCGGGAATCGAACACACATTATATCCTTGTAATCTAGATTATCATATTCTAGCCTTTCAAAGACATAATTAGCGTATCCCATCCCGTCCTCACATTCAGCAACAAATTTGACATGGTAAGTTACTTCTTTGGTTTCCACACTTCAAATGTATTAATATCCTCGAACTTCCTACAACCATAAGAAGCGAAGTCTCCTTGCAGCTTATCCATGTTGGGCAAGCAAGGGTAATTCTTACACCTAGTGCAGCTACGTTCAGGATGTTTGTAGTGAAAACCATCTTTGTCCTTAAACATTACTTCAGTAATAGGCATAATAATATTAATACACATGAACCAGCAGCGCCATATTTAATGACATTCTGCTTCTTTTTTAAAGACTTATTAAGACCTTCAATAGATCTATTTTTATCTTCAATTATGTTTCCATAATACAGTAACTGAACTCTACGAAGAGAATCCGTTTTTTCCCAACTCTTATTTATTAGTTCTAGATTAGTTATTCGCTTATTCAATAACGGAACAGTTTCAGACAACTTCTGATGCTCGGCAAATATCAGATTAGTTGTTTTTAGTTGCTCGCTGGTTATTGTAACGGTCGATGTATTCTGAGAAAAAGCACAAATTGATGCTATCAGAACTAGACATAATAGTAGATACTTTCTCATCATACTCTTTGTCTATATACTTAATTTTCTCCACGATGGAATCGTTAACTATATAGATGCTATCTCTAATTATAGAATCCCTTACTATTTCCTGCACATTAGGCGGAGAAACTGCGGTTTCCTTCTTAGGTATTAGCAAATAAATAATTAGCAATCCCATCAAGGCTATTAAGATATAGCAAAACTTAGTCCTGTTCATTTAGCTCAACGCCTATTGCCTTGGCTTTAGTTACCAGTTCAGCGCATTTAACTACATCTATACCTTCTTTAGCTAGATTCAAAGCTTGCTTCTCTTTATCAGAGAGATTTTTGATTTCGTTCTTGAGGGCTTCTTTTCTTTCGAATCGAGCTTTCATTTGGTTATACCCCTTAATGATACGCTCTGGATTTTCTTTCAAGAAAGTAAGCTCCTGTTCCAAGAATGCTTTTACCAGCACTTTACCTGCTACACCTCTAGATGTAGTATAAATAGCTGGACACTTTGGATCATGAAGAGCCTTATCGTAAGCCTTCTTCTGTCCCTTAGCCAAATCGAAGGTATCACTAGGATTACATACTGCAATACCAACGGTTACTACTCTACAGATTCTAGCATAGTCCGGATCATTTGTGCATATGTATTCATCGGGAGCTACCCAACCTACTGCTAAGACACAATCATCCTCACTTACTTCAGCAGCCTGACTTAAAGCACAAGCTACAATTTTACGTTCTTCACCCTTAAAGTCTACAAATGAGTCTACCATGTACTCAATCACATCCTGTTTCATTTTCTACAATTTTAAAACCGTTATTAATTAAATATTCTTCGGGAGCAAATTGTAATTCAAAGAATCTATGCAAAGAGTACTTCTTCCTCTTACAACATAGTTGATTCTTTTTCAATACAATAGGTTTATTAGAAGAGTAGTATTTTTCTTCCATTAGAGCAGCTCCCCAGCTCCATATTTGATATACTGAACTACAGTAGATAAACTTATCGTGCGTATGCACAATTTGTTTATCCTTCTCGTAAGTCCTCCGTGAGGTCGTCATAAAACACCTTTATAGTCTTAAAAATGAATTGATTCTTTTGAGTATTATAACAGTCATTCCAGCTACATTTCTGATAGTGAGATAGTAGTTCGGAAGCTTTTACGCCAGTATACACATTTCTGCAAAAGCTATCGTCATCATCACAATCTGCTGCGTTTATGGTGTACTTTCCAATAGAAATCGCATAATGATAATGACTTCTCGCTACTTCGCTAAACTTTTCTTCTAGTTCATAATCCTCGTAAATAATGACTTTGAACTTGAATTTATCTCTACTTAGTAGCCTAGCTAGACAGTATGCTATATAGCAACACCCTCCACAATTAACGTCATATTCCTCATCTAAGAATCTACAAAGCTTATTCAGCCTCTCCGCTAGAATCTCCTGAATCTCCTGAGACTTCGAGTTTAATTTCCTCCTTTGCCTTTTTAAACTCATCTAAGTACCTACCTAAAGTTATAACTTCATCTTTTCCGAACTTTTTTCTTACTGCATAATGGCGACATCGCTCTATAGCAGCTTCTAGGGGATAGCCATAGCCTTCCACTTTAAATTCTTTTCTCGGATTTTTCCCACCAATATCATACAACAATTCCAAGTCAAACCTCGGAGAAGATTCACTAATGGGAGTAAGTCTGTAAAAAGGACCTTCAATTACCATTTTTATTTTGTTATTTACAAACGTCTATTACAGTTAAGTTCTCGTTGCTGGGACGATAATTAATATCCCTATGAGAATTAGATACAATAACCTGGTCAAAATTATTACACATATTAATCAGACCTTTATCATTAACTGCGTGACATACGATTATGATAAACTTGCTATTTGGATATCTCTCTTTGAGAACCTTAAGCTCTCCTAGGAAAGTTCCTCCGGCATCACACAAGTCATCAATGAACACAAATGTAGAATAGTAGCAATTCTTAGACTCCTCTATTTCAAAGGACTCAATTCTTCCAGTCTCTAGATTTCTTTCCTTTTTGAAGACTAAATAACCATAGTGAGAATAGTTACTTCCATATCTGTCCTTCGCCCCATGGTCTGGGAACACGATATTACTTTGGGCTGGAATCCAAGAGTGGTGTCCAAATTCCCAAGGTAAACATCTGTCACCAAGAAGATGAAAAGTTCTACTAGAATGTGCCTCAAGAACATATATGTTTCTATAGCCTAAGCTATTTAACATATTACATACTACTTTCAAGGAGAATGGACGATTAAAACTCATTACTCTATCCATACGCATAGACATTAAATAAGTAATGTGTAAATCCCATTCTACTTCTTGTCTATCTAAAATATCTCCTACTTGCACTAAGAGGAATAAATCCTCAGTATTAGATATTCTACAAATGACATCAATAGATTCCTTTCTGTTTAATTCCTCAGTAAGGAAAAACTGAGGCTCTCCATCAGGAAATCTAGTAACATCGTACTTAATTTCACTGATTTCCTTGTTGATTAAGTTTAATTTCATCTACTACATATTTTAAGATTTCATAACTTTCTTCCAGACCTGCCCTATCATCTAGGAGGATATTGTAATAAGGTTTCTTAGATTTAGAGAATATAGAACTACTAATGTTTGGAGCAGATAAAGTATTAGAAGTAATATTTGCTATTCCTAATCGCATACAAATTGTCTGCTTTGCCATAATTTTATAATCATCTTCATCAGTGGTGAATAAAATCATTTCAAAACCTAGAAGTGAGCATTCTTTAAGTAGTTCTATAACGCAACTATAATCTCCGCCAGTATTATGGTAATCGAAAATAGTATTATCAAAATCGAAAGCGACTATTAGCTTTCCGTATTTATGATACTCTTCTAATAGTCGTTTCTTGCAAGCTTCTTTCCCAAAAGGATGATTAAAGTCCATGGTCAATTCTTTGTCTGATTTCTTCAAGAGAATATTCTTTCTTCAAGATACCATCTTCAAAGACAGTCTCTAAGCATCCCTCTTTTTCCTCCTCGATTGAGACCTGGTCGGTAGCAGTATACTTCCCATCCAGACCTTTATAGACAGCAATCAAACCTTTCAAAGAGTTCTTAGTACCATCATCAGTTTTAGGATGTTTGAAGATTTCTTTCAATTCGCCATTTACTACGCAAGCAGTAGCCTTAATAGCAAACCCAAGACTATCTCTACTTGCATACTGATAGGAATATGAACCTACTCCCAGAACGAGATTACAAGCCGCCATATGAGCGTTTTCTAATCTCAAGTAGATTTGCTTTTGACGTTCCAGAGTAATAGAATCTCCATAAAGCAGACCAACCTTAGTGCTAGGATAACGGTAATCCTTTGAAGTAGTATTCCATCCGAAGATTTTACCAAGCATATAATATGCCCCATAATATTGACCTTCGGACACTTCAACATACTCTGCATCGTCGTTAAACGGAGCATAGCAGCAATAATACTTACCTTCTTTCATTCTGGTATTGAAGTGAGGATTAGTTCTCAACCCGCAGATTATATCTACTGGGTCTCCACTATCAGGACGGATTACTACTCTACCATCACGAGCCATAATGTCTTTCTTCAGCTTGGGCAAGAAATTTTCAATTACATTCCAGAAATCCCAAGTATCAGATACAATAGAAACAAACCCAGAAGGATACAAATCATTAATTAGACGTTTGAAAGTGCCCAGCTCATCTTCCTCCCCTCCAGCACACATTACAGAGTGTTCTGTTGCTGGAACTGTAGCAGCAATCAATTCCTCGTCTGAATTAGCTCCATAATATTCTTCCAAAGCAGCAATAGCTGGAATAGTTTCACTTCCCACAAAAGAAGTCATATGCGCCATACCAGATATAATTGCGGCTTCCATTCCCGCCATACCTCGCATTGAGAAATCATGACAACAAAAACCAAGATTTACATCTGTTGGAAAACCAGTCTTGCAAGCATGACGATGTAGCTCTTTCTTATAAAGCCTAGCTCTAGTAGCAGATGTGCATGGCATCCACAAGGTACAGCTGATAATAGTCTCTAAGTAGTTAGTTAACCAAAAGAACTCGGGTAGAGTATTTGTAATGGTCATCATGGGAACCCGAATAGGGCACACAGAACCTTCAGGAAGAGCCTTTATGCGAATTGGTAGATACCCAAGGTCATATAAAGCTTCAATATGTCTGTACCCAACGGATTCAATACCAACAAAGTTGTTTACTCTACGATAGAACATCTCCACAGCTTCCTTCTTTGGTAGATTAAAGAAGTTTTTCTCAAACTGTTTAATGAGATATTCTTTGATTAGGTATTGAATACCAAATACTACTGAACCTTCGGTTGCTTCTGGGAAGTATTTATTACTTCTAGGAGTCCAGTTACTATAAACTTGTTCAGTACCTTCGGGGTACATTCTGTGATGGCCCAACTTGTAACCATCTGTAGCATTAATTATTTCCATTCTAATTTTTTGTTAAAAGTTATTTCTTTTACTTCTTCAGTTTCGAGTTTTCCACCTTTGATAAAGTATTGGTGAATAAGAGTATTAATTGTTCTTGCTCCAAGAGTATTATTGCGAAAAGAACTTTCGAGATACCCTTTCAAATCACTAATGACTTGTTCTCTATTTACATTAAAGAATAAGTCAAGATAATTCTGCAACAAGTCTGAACACTCCAAGATAGAATACAAATCCTCTAGAGTGAGAGGTTTAGTATTGTAGATTAATCCTACTCTTCCAAGAAACTCTGTTTTAACTCCAAAGTCTCTTAGTCTATCTAATGTAATGTGAGGCTCATTATTGAATGCTCCAGCAAACACAAATAGTACATTATCAATAGGGACTGATATGTACTTCCCATAATCGCCAAAAACACTAGTAGTATCAGACTCTAAAAGTTTGAGAAACTCGTTCTGTACACTGGCAGTAGATTCATTAGCCAGTTGGCTATTAGTGTTTCCGTTGATGAAAAGTTTATCAAACTCGTCTACGAAGACTACAATAGGTGTGTGACTATAGTTAACAAGTGGAGATAGAATTTTGCTTAAACTATTTCCAGAAATACCCTCTTTAGTTATTTGAGCTGCATTAACTTCTAGAAAGTTAAGTTCATTCATATCACATAACTGTTTAATAGTAAAGCTCTTACCAGACCCGCTCTCACCTGTAAGAATAAAGTGCGGTCTTATCTTGCAATTACTATTTACAAATACCTGAAATATTCTATTAACTTCCTTAATTAACTTGTCTTGCCCTATTATCTTACTCATAGTCAATTTTCAATAAATATTTAATATTACCTCCGGCACTCAAATGCCTAAAGCATTTAGTTACGAAGTCCTTGGTTTCGGGATGTATAGCTCTAGGTGAACTTAGAAATTTAATCCACCAGTTGTACTCACTCCCATAGGTAAAATCTTTATTATAGGTTCTCCCAGCAGCCAGATAATCACAGACTAATTCCAAAGCATATTTTCTTGGCATTTTCGCTGGAACTCCTCCTTCATCTAAACTATGAACCCAATATTCATAGTGATGTGGATTTCTTCCTCGATGATGTAGGAAGGTTTCAGAATATCCGTGTATGTTTTTCTCATTAGCTAGAGGACTAATAGTATCGTCCCAATACTTTATTGACCTACTAAATTCAGTATAGCTAAACTTAGACCAGTCATGTACTATTCCCTGCCAATAAAGACCTAACTGGAAACAATAGCGTGCTACCCAGTATTTATGCTTAATAATCCTAATTAGATGTTTAAATATTCGTGTCATGTATTGAGTTTGATAAAAACTTAATAAAAGAAACGTCTACCTCGTAATATTTATCGCCGAGAAACTTAAGCATATATATAATCCAGCTTACTATAGAAAGCGAGACAGCTACAGGAGGAAGACATAGGCTCACTAGGGCTATAACTACAGCCCAACCAGGCACAGATATTCTTCTCCACCTTCTCCACCTTCCAGAACCTAAATAATCTAGTTCATAGGTATGATAAAGTGTATAGTATAGGAGCGCATAGAGCACAACTCCTATACAATCACTTATCAACATAATCTTTACGTCCATACTTAATTAGTATTTCTGGACCACAGAATAATGTATTCCCTATATCCCTTACCATTATACCATAATAAGACATTATCCTCTGTAATATCTACATATGGGTCGTAATAAATAAAGGCGATTATCAAGACTATTGCTAGTATAATAGCTAACATAGATTATCGAGTTTTAACGGAACCAGGTCTAGTGGTTGCAGCTTGGAAATCTTTTCCCTGCTTATCCCACCATGCCTGTTTATCCTTTAACCATTTTACTTTTTTCTTGTATTTCATTGTTCTGTTACGATTACGATTCTGTTAAATTCTCTATCTCCAAACTCAGTAGTGCTTCCGCAGCCTTTAACTATAAGCTTATCCTCTGGAGCGCCATAACTGATAAGGGCCTTCTTCATAGATTCTGCTCTAGCTACAGCTAAGTTGTCATTAAAATCTACTGGACCTTCTTCAGAAGCATATCCTTCAATCATATATGACTTACCACTATTTGAAATATAAGCTGCTAACTCCGATACTGCAACATTAGAAGTTGTAGAGATTTCAGAAGAGTTCTGTAAAAACTGAATTTTAGGTGTAAGAAGTTCTACCTTAGTAACTACTATAGTATCAGTCTTAATTATTTCTACTGGTTTACGAGATTCCAATTCGCTATTCTTAACCCTCAACTCGTTAATAGCAGCATTAAGACTTTCTACTTCAGCGTCACTATATAGTTTCATCATAGGAAAGTTTCCTTTATTAGACTTAAACCGGTAAGTGGCTCCTATATAAACATTTACTTCATGATTTAGAGGAGTAGTCTTTGGAAGTAGCATATACTCTGGAGTAACATTTAGTGCCCAACTATCAGTAATATTAAAGTTGCATCTAATTGCACCTCTTGCAGATACATTATTATAAACATCACCATAAGTATGATACCAACCAGCACCTATCAGTAATACAGGCTCAAATAAACGTCTAGAGCCTTCGTATCCACAAATAAGATTAGTTAGATTAGTAGTTACATTAGCTGTAAGGTTATGGGAATCGAAGAACGTTTTACTGCCTTGATTCATACCTGCCATCATATCTAACTCTAGTCCGAAGATAGGAGTAATTTCTTTACCCACCGCAATATTTACTAATACATCATGAGGTTCAGCCCAACTTCTTGAGTTGTCCCAAATTGTAGTACCTACATTACCAGAAACATACCAGTTATCTTTCAAACTTCCAGTTTCAACAACTTGTGCGCTAGCAAACACGCACATTAAACACAAACAAATAATACTAAAAATTTTCTTCATAATTCTATTAATTAAATTAATCCCACCAAGACCTCATACGTTCAAACTTTAGTTTGTTGTATAAGTACCAGGCTTTTTCTCTTCTCAGATAATCTTTAAGGATTGGGGTATTCCAATCGAGATCAGCAGCCTTAGGGTGGAATCGATTCCAATTTTTAGTATTTATGTGTCTATCTACAAATTCCTTTGACCCAGGTCTAAAGTCATGGTGATACGCAGAATCTATTTCTAGCACAATATCTAATAGCTTTAGTGCTAGATTTAGCTCTTTTTCGACACGTTCATTGCCTTCCGCAATTCTAGATACCTTAAAGTATTCATACATTCTAATTAGGGCTTGTTTCTCTAAAGAGAGAACAAATCCATAATCGAATGGATAAAACTTCATAGCTTCTTTGATAAGTTTCTTATTCTTATTCTTTCTTAGTTTCATATTCCTGACTTGCTTCAACTGCTAATTTATCTGCGAGATTATTCATCTGAGAAAAGAAGTCTGAACTTGAAGTATGTCCTTTCACCCAACAAAAATCTATATTAGGACAAAATTGCTTTGCCTTATTTAAGACCTTGTCGTATAAATTCCATAACTCTATATTCTTCTTTCTTTTCCATCCTTTAGTAGCACATCCTATGACGTACTGAGAATCTGAGTAAATAGTCAGAGATTCGATTTTACGACTTACTGCATTTAGAGCATAAATTACTGCTAACAACTCACATTTATTATTAGTAGTATTAGGAATCATCTTACTAAATTCATAGGCTTTTTCCCCATCAATTACGAATACAACTCCTACTCCTCCTGTGTCTCTAGATGAGCTAAAAGCTCCATCAGTGAACACTTCTAGCCTACTCATCAGCAGTATTTACTCTCATGTTAGTTCCGAGTAATATTGCTATCTTTAGCAAATCGTCTTGATTGTCACAAAATATATTATCTAAAATATAGTTTGCATAATCAACAATTCTAACTCTCTTTCCTATAGCACCATATTTTTCGTTAAGCCATTTAAGCTGAGGAGCAAAATCTTCTAGGTCGTCCCCTAAATGCCGTAAAGCCTTCCTAATAGGAACAGGAAACCACATTTTCTCCTTTATCCAGTCTAAATGACAATAACCAAACGCAAATGCTCTACTTAAATCCTTCTGAATAAACTCGTCTAACTCGAAATTTCTCTCATGCCTACCAGCTTCCTCGAAATCATCTTTCAAATCCTCACAAAAAATCTGATTAAATTCAATCATAACTCCAAGTTTCTAGGCAAGCTATAAGTTCCAGCATCCCATATCTGCAAATAACCTTGAATGGTCCAGTAGCTATAGAAAGATAAGGACTTTTGTTGTCATTGTACAGCTTCATTACTTCTCTTAGTAGTACGCTAGCATTTCTGGATAGTTCGTAAAGAGTGGGAACTCTGTGTTCGTTCGGACCTACATACATTTTCCATGTACTTTTGCCTATACAGCGACCCTCGTCATCATATTCTCTATGACTCTTGTCCCACTGCATATACTCCAGAACCTTATCAAAATCAAAGTTCTCCATAATGCTTTTGTATTGTTCCTCCAATGGGGGACAATCATCCCTTGTCAGGACTGTTCTCTTTGTTTTGCTCATTTTTGTAACAATTAACAAGATTCTGTAAGTTGGACAACTTATCAGTTCTTACACTGACCAGTAGCCCACCCTTACGTAAGTTGTAACTAAGTTTAATTCCGCAATGATTTAGAATTTCGATAAACTCTCTCAATGCGCTTCCCTTTAACACATTTCTGTAGACTAGTTTCTGACCATCTTGATATCCTGCTCGATAGTATTCATTCGCAACATCAGAAATAAGCCATCGCTTAATAGGAGATACCCTACTTAAGAGTTCATTGACTCTGGTTGCGATAAAATCCATATTACTGAATACTATCAATTACAAGACTATCCACACCTAGAGTGTCTACACTCATTGTGTCAGCAACTTCTTTAACGATTGCGATAGAATCGTTTTCTGGAGCCTGAGTCTTTGTATTACCTGCACAAGCAGACATCAGTGCAACCATTCCGAAAAGCAATAGTACTTTCTTCATTTTTCTTAATTTAAATTAGTTAATAATCATTTTATCTATCAAAAAAAAGAGTGGTTCCAGTATCTGTGCTTCACCAGATACTTTCCCCACTCCTATCACTCCGAAGAGCTTGTACCATTATTAGGTTGGTCAACCTCCCTCTTCATCTTGTTGAGAATTTGGGATAATAGTCACCAAGTTTAAAGATTACTTGTAACTGAAGCAAAAGGCTAGAATCCCGAAGGGATTCCGTAACTCCTTCAACACGTGGTTGACGAGCTATGTAGGAAGCTAACGCGCAGGCAAAGATGAAGCCATAGTCAAAGACCTAGCTACACTAACAAAGACTAAGACAAAGACTCTCAATTAGAGAGTAGGTTGTAAATTTTTGTGTAGCCAGCGAATAAAGATTAAATCCATGCGGATTTAAGAATATACTGTTCATAATTATTCCTGTTAAGTATGTTATGTTAGCTTCCTACGGAAGTCCTCTAATTACTTAGAGGAAGAGTCGCCTTGTCTCCTAATCTCTTCGAAAATATCTAAAAGATTCTTAGGCAAAGCGATTTTTAGTTTGGAAATACGTTCCATTTCAGAAGTTTTCCAACTATTGAAACGACTTCTCAACTCTCCTAATTCGGAGGTATATTTGTCGTATTTTGCTTTAAATTCAGCCATTTTCTCACGATACTCTTGTTCTTGAGTGTTAGAAAGTTTATTAACCTCCTCCTTAAGCTCAGCTTTAAGAGCATTTAACTCCTTCTCGTAAGAACGATAGGTGTCTTGAAGAGACATGAACATATTGTCCACTTTTTCTACTTCGATGGTAGGGTCTTGGTAGTAGAGAATTAAATCTCTTCCAGAGCCTTCCTTATAGATAGGACAATTCTCAGCTGCATGAACTTCTTTTCGTGCTTTACTAAAGGCTCCTTTTGGATGAATATACTTTCCATAGGTAGAAGCAAACGCCTCTAATCTTAGGAATTTATTTCTCTTGTTAATATCCCACGACTTTATGATAGTCTCTTCAGTCGGAGAAGGTAGAGCTTCTGGATACTTAGGCTGCTCTGGCAGTCCTATTCCCTGACTTTCTGCCCAATCATCAAGCATAGTAGCAGATACTTTGCCAATCATTCCTTCTTTCTCTTTAATAGCTTCTCGTACCCAAGCACAAAAACTATTCATGGCAGCGACCTTTTCCAAATCATCTTTTATAAAGTCAAGGGACTTTTGTCCTACTGTCATTAACTGCTTTTCTCCTCCGCCGATAGAGGCTACAGATACTTGAAAGAATTTCACATTATTCAAGCGTTCCTGTGCTGCTTGAATCATTTCTTGTGCGATGTTCGCATAGAAGTTTGCTGACGTAGAAGTCAACCCTTCATTTCCAAAAAATACACTGTTCATATTAGTTACGTTTTGTTAGTTTATCCACAACATTAATTATTGATTCTTCTCCTGCTATAAATCCATCACGATGAACATTTCTAAGTAAACTCTTCAGAGATTCTAATTCTTCGTCTGACTTTAGAGTATTTTTTCTATATATTTCAATAAGTTCTTCTATATATCTTTCCATATTATTGATATTAAATTAGTACCCGAAGTGGGACTCGAACCCACACGCCCATTACTGGGCATCAGAGCTTAAATCTGACGTGTCTACCAATTCCACCATTCGGGCATAGTGATTAGCTATACTCACGTACCGCTAATCAACTTACTATAATAACAGTACAAGTGTTAAATTCAAAGTTAAAAACCGTTAACTTATTTAAACTGCAAACAAATGTTAATAAATTTATCGACATCAGTTCCGCAATCTACATAATTCGGAGTGTTAGCTTCGAAGTATTTGAGAACAGCCTCTGTTCCAAAAAGTCCTATCTCTTCGAAATCATACCCCTCACCGTGAATATCCGATGTAGGCATATTTGGTCTGAATACTAACCAGGCTGTACCAGGAAATTCACAACACGTACAAACAGTCAATCCACTTTCCCTTAGTTTATCTAAGATTTGTGGACTAACTGTTTTCAATACGACACAATTATCCGAGTTCTGCAAGTCGTTGTCTGATTTCATCTTCGGACATACTTTCCATTTTCTCAGACTGTTTCTTAGCCAGCAGTTCAGTCAGGCGTGCCTTCTCAGCTGCCTTATCTTTAGCTGCTTCTCTAGCGGCCTTGTCTTTCAGCTTATCAGTGATAACATCTTTCACAATGTTGAACTTTAACTCCAGTTCGCTATTGCTAGGAGTATCATTAGTTATGAAAGATTTTCTAGGACTCTTGGCTAATTCTTCGTCATAGGACACTGCCAGTCTGTCCAATGCAGGCAGACTTAAGTCCCATAAATCTTCCACACTCAAATTACCTTTACTAGTTGCAAAGCGCAACTTCATTTTAGACGCTTGTTTGTACATAATTAGAATTTAATTTTAAATGGTTTATTATCAACTTTAACTACAACCTCGTCGTGAGACGTACTAGAGAATCCTAGTCCACTCAACTGGTTATCGTTGTATTCTGCTTTAGCTCTAGAGCCAATAGCTTCGAATACTCTCTTATGATCTTTTTCGAGATCGGGTCTCAGATATTCATTGAAGAATCCTCGAACTGGGTCAGGATTTTTACATCCATCAATCATGAAGAATAGGTGCTTGTTTCCTATTTCATTACCTTCCCAATAATTTGGAGAATACATGATGCAAGAAACAGTTTGGAAACGCATAGTATCAATGCCCCACTCGTTCATAGACTTGTATGAAGTTGCACCTTCGGCAATTACCGGACTTAGGGTTATATTACCAATAGAATCTACCTTGATAATTGCTACCGCAATATATTCTCTGTCTGACACCATCTTATCATAGTTGAACTTATGAAGTTCTCCATTGATTTCGATTTCTACCTCGAATCCAAAGTCTATATGTTCTCTTTTGCAGAAGTTATGCACACGCACTTCATATCGACCTGCTCTGAGTTTAGATTGGTCAGTCCAGATAATATTCTCGACTGCATCTCTGGTTTTACCAGAACCAGCGTTCATATCTACATCTAGTGTACCACCAGTTAATCCTCTCTTATGCCCGTAATAGATTTCATTACCACCAGGTTCTGTTACATGGAGGTCAAGGTCATCATAGTTAAACCAGTGTAGAGAACATCTTAGGAATCCATTTACGTTACCACCTGCTGCTTTTACTTTCTCCTTGAATGAATCCGCCATAGAGCCATTATACACCCAAGCGAAGTTATTCTTCCATTTGAACAGCTGACCTGCATCAGGGTTCTCTGGAGCAGTTAGGGTAACAAAATTAGGAATATGCTTATTCTCAACAAGAATTTGCACATCCTTAGAGTGTGGCAATACATTAGTTACAAACTCCGAAATTGAAATTTCAGTAGCTTTGGTATACTCTTTAGGATTAACCGTTGAGGTCTCTTTTAAAGAGTCAAATATACCTCCTTTCATACGTGCACGAGTGTCTCTATTTACGAACAGAACGTCGTTTACAGAAATATCTTCTACACGAGCATGACGGCGAGGAAGGGCATCAGTTAACCCAAGTTCTTCAACCTTCTTCTGAGCAGCCTCAATTTGTTTCTTAGTAATAAGAGCAGTAGGTCTCTTATAGTTAGATGGAGCCATAATGTTCTCATAAGACTTAACAGCTCTTTCCAGGTCCACACCATTACTTAAGTCAATCAGTAGAGTTCCCATAGCTGTATTTCTAATCTTAGCTATTGGAGATTTGAAGTTAAACCAACAATAGTTAGTGCGAACCTCTGGTGAGAGATTATCGGCCTCAAGCATAGTTCTTCTGAACTCTTGCAGAGTCTTTAGGAACTCCTCTCCGCGATAGAGATTATTATCCTCTATCAACTCAATTACGGTTTCTACCGCACTTAGTTTAAGCTCGGAAAGAGAGCGTTCAAAGACACCAGCTCTAGCTCTAACATCTCCGCGATAACCTGCGGCAGAATCGAAATGATGTACTCTCTTGTTGAATTTAAACTTGTTAGGAATAGTCACGTACAAGTGAGTCCAAGTTCTAGTAGTTCCATCAGGAAGAAGTTGCACATTATGGTCACAACCGTGAAACTCATTAACATCCTGAATGAATATATCTCCTATTCCAGCTTCCTTAACGAGCTTAGCTAAATCAGATGCGGTCTTTTCATAGCCAGGAGTGTGAACATCATCCCAGAAGGTTTTCACCTTGTAGGTTTGAGGGTCTATAGCGACTACCTTACCATAGTGACGTATGAAAGACTTACAAGCATTACAATTGTGATCTTGTCGAATTGTTTCGTCCTCAAAGGAGAGGAGATAACTCATCCACAAAAGGTCTTTGTCTACATTAACTACAAATAAATTATCTGCAATCATAGCATTGAAAGCAGACTCTACATCTTTCTTGAAATCTTTAAAATTCATAATCTTTATTCGTTAAATATTTGATTGCATAATATAATAGTTAGACCAGTCATAACTGCGGTCTCAAAACCCATTACTTCCCTAGTTACTAATAGTATTGTTCCCATCAGAACTATTACTAGTAATCTTACCAATTCCTTTTTCCACCATTTCATGCTCTAGCTTCTTCAAAGTTTCTACACTCTCCTCATTGAACTTATCCACTCCCAGTTCACTAACCTTATATATCATAAGAATTTGGTGAAATCTTAGATAAGGATATTGGTCAATGATTTGACTTAATCTAGTTAATATCTTGAAATTAGCTTTCTTTCTAAATTTGATAGCTTCTTCAATTTGAGCTTCCATATTTATTAAGTATATCTAATTCCAATTCCTTAACTTTACTTTCATACAAGGAATCCTCAGCGTAGCCAATTCTGTCTAGGAATTTGTAGTAATCCTCTTCTGGGTTATACTTACTAAGGATAAATTGTTTATAAGCTAACACACAGCTTATCCAACTATCGAACTTGAAGTAAGACATTGTTCTGGAATTATACAATCCGAACAGATTGTTATTGTCCTTACAAAGTTTCGATTTAAAATTGCCAGATTCCAGAACAGCCTGAGCTGTTATAATTGCTGGATTTGGAAAATCGTAATGCTTCAAAGTATTGTACAATACTTCTTCGTTTACTTCATCCAATAAGTAGAATGGATGCTCTGGCAGCAATACCATTTCCTCCTGTTTCTGATTGAAATGTATCAGATGATGCAAAGAATAACCAGTTGCAAATCCGAATACAATACTAATCATAAGGATAATTAAAACTTTCTTTTTCATAAAACTTCTTCTTCTATTAATCTAATATCCCAGTAATTTTGAGTTACCGCCCATTCTATAGCGTCTTTCTTCTCTAGAAAAAGAGGAGAGATCTTCTCATAGTTTATAGGGACTTGCCCGTCATATGCCGTGGGAATTGAAATATAATATACTTTCATATCTCAATTGAATTAATAAATCTCGCATCATTAGCTAATTGATACACAGTAGTATTTAGCTCTGGCACATAGACTATATAGTAGTAATCAAAGAATTGATTATTATCCTCAAATCCTATGATTACTCCTTTTCGTCCTCCATCTACAATGCAGTCTCTATACATATATTTTGCAATATCTTGACGGATTCCGTCATGATTTATTACAGCCTGCAATGCAGAAAGTCCGTAGTAAGATGTATTTACACCCCTTATCTCATGTCCAAGCAAATCTTTATCAAAAGGAGAACTTACTATCATAACAATACTTTAGTTAGATCCTCTACAGTTAGATTAGCTATCTTCGATAATTCACAGATTTGGTTTGAGAAATCTAGCCTTGTTTTAAGTTCTAAATCCCTCCATTGCCGTACCTCCTCTCGACTCTTTCTAAGTTCTTCTTGTAAGTAGGATATAGCTGCCCTTGCTGACTTTAATTGCTCTATAGAACAAACGACAAAGTGCTTAGCTCCCTTCTTATTTGTAGAAGGAAGAGCGGCCTCAGCCTCTTCAATACTATCGAACTGTCCTAAGATAAAAGGAATATTATTACATTCCTTAATTAAATAGTATTTACTCATCTTTAATTCCTAGATAATCCTTTAATAATTGAATGTTTCCTTCTCTCAAATGCCGAATAAAAGCTTCTCTTTCTCTCTCAAATAGCAGAATTTTACTCTCTAACAGGTCTATCCGTCTTTGTTGATTTTCCTCGTATTCTTCAATAGCGTCAGAAATTGCTTTAAGTATAGAAGATTCCTTCATAGCGCTACTCATTGTAGAACTCTTCGTCCCCATTATCGTCGCCTATAGGATTCTCCCATCCATACTTTACAGCAGTAGCCTTAAACAAAGGCAACCCATACATAGCATAATTCTCTTCAGGATAATTCTCTAAGCCCTCTTCTAGAACTTGATTCCACCTTAGTACCACGTAGAACATTAGGCTAGCTGAAATGCCTCTCTGGTCTAGAGCCTTCTCAAAACCAAACTCCACGTCAGACTTAAGTTGCTCTAGGATATTCTCTCTAGTCCATTCCTTAGGCTCTGGATAAGGCTCATCACCATCGTACTTGAAGCCTATTTTTTCTAACTGCTCTTCTGTTAAAAACTTTGCTAATCTAGAACCGAAACGGTCATCGAGAACTACGGCATAGTCTTTGTAATTGTCTAAAATCTCATTTAACGTTTTCATTTTTTACATATCTTTTAGGTAAATATTTTGAGGATATTCCCCGAATACTGATAGAGTTACAGCACAAATCCATACCCTGTCATTGTAATTCTTACTTTTGCATAAGTAAGTTGCTCCACATTCATCCTCCTCAATTTTAGACAACGTTATCTTAGCTGCAGCTGGGTCAACCATCTGCAATCTAACAAACTTATTATCTAGAGAATCAAGAAGTTCATCTGCACCACCAACCATTGCTAGTTCCTCTGGTGTTCCGTCATAATCTGGCCACCAATAGAACCAGACTCCTCCAACCTTTACAAACTCAAATGTTTTTCTCATCAATTATTAATTATATTAAACAAAAAATACCCCAACAACTTCCGCTGCTGGGGTACATAGTAACGCCAACGGGATTCGAACCCGTATGGCAGGCGTGAAAAGCCTGAATCCTAACCATTAGATGATGGCGCTATCCTACTGCACAATTAAGCTATAAGCTTCTTGCAACAGTTTAATAGTTGGAACCATATGGTTATCAACAACTATTATTTTATAAATGTTCAGAATTTCTTTGTAGGTTAAAGATGTACAAGTTAGAAATATCTGCACATCTTCGTTTACAGAACCATTTGACAATCCCAAATCTACTTTAATCATACTGGGTAATGTTCCAATCTGAGAAATATCCCAAGTAGATTTAGTTCTCCTGAAAACTTCCCGCTGTTTGGAGGTAAGTTGCTTTTCTTTCAATCTAGACTCGATAATAGTACCATCGAACGTTAACGAACCTCCATCGGTATTACTATTATTTAATGCTAGCTGAATCTTCTGAACTGCAGAGTCTTTAGGTTTTGGCTTAAGTTGTACTCCTTCCTTCAAGCCCTTAATAATCTGCAATGAAGGAATAAAGTCTTTTATTTGAGTTGCATTCCATACAAGAAATTTTCCAGGACTATCCTTAACAGTAACTATATACTTAGTCCCTCCGTTCAATGGAATAATCACTTGTAAGTCTGCATCACTCATTTTACTTAAATGGTCTGATACTCTAACTTTGACGTTTCCAATGACAAAGTAGCGAGAAACAGTTGTTTCCGCTTCGATAATCTCAGTAGCAGTTGCTACTAAATACTTTTCTAATCTAGTCATAAAAATTAATCTGATTTAATGGTTAAGATCCCCCACTCGGATTCGAACCGACGACCTTCAGGTTATGAGCCTGACTAGCTACCTCTGCTATCATCCCGCGATATTACAAATGCTTTTTAATTAGTTTACAATGATTATACTCTCCTCCCCATCTAATAGGAAACTCTTTTTCCTTAGCCTCTTTATACTTCTCTGCCTGTTTCTTGTCTAAGAAGATTTGGCAATCAGTTTCATAATTTTGAGGAGCATTAGCTGGGTGATAATTTACTACAACTACATATACTTTCATAATTTTTTAAATAAAGTTTGTGGACACGCAGGGACTCGAACCCTATCTTCCGGTGTGCAAAACCAGCGCTCTAGCCATTTGAGCTAACGGCCCATTTTTGGGATTTTCTTTTTAATTGGTGACATACCCATAAATTTCCACTGTTAAGATTCCACAACTTAACAACACCAGATAAGTTTTTTTTGTTTGAATCATGTTCTAGTAGCATAAGTCCGCAACCATGCTACTCTCTCAGTTCATCGACTATCGGTTCTCGTGTCAGAAAAGGTCTTTATGATTCCGCAGGGACTGGCTTCAACTTAAACCCCGAATGGATTTTTACCTTGCCAGGTCAGGATATTATTACGTTTCTAGCGCTCTGAATTGATTTAGCCTGTTTAATCTTATAATCACGAACTACTTCTTTCATATAAGAGTTAAATTCCTTCATGTCTTTCCATGAAATCTCATTAGCTGGTTTCGGAGTTTGAAACATTTTGTACTTTTCTAATAGGTCTTTCATTTCTCTCTTTAGTTTTCAAAGCGTTTTCACACGCTTGTTTCTTCATTACATATGGACAATCGCAATTTCCATTGTAATACCAACAACAATAATCACACTGATGCATAATCTAGTATTTAAAAGTTAAAGTGGGTGCTAGCCGTTTCTATCCCACTATTGCGTACTACAGTGCTAGCTACCGTCCAAGTTACTCTCTTCCTCACATCGACTTGGAATTTGCTGGATTAATATTACTAGGAGGATTCAGCAAAAAGGCGTATGGTGCAGGATTCGAACCTGCGATGGGATTTCTCACGGTGGGTTAACAGCCCACTGCCGTCGGCCACTTGGCTAACCATACAATTAATTTTCTCCACAGGTGTAGATAAGTACCCCTTTGGTACTTACCTTTTAGTAGTATCTTTACTCTAGACCTCTGTAGGGAGGTGGAATAGTTCCAGAAACTAACCATGTATAGCTCTTAGAACTCTGTTCAAAATACCACTTAGCAGCTTTCTTCACAACATTAATTACTTTCTTCATAACATCAAAGTTTAAAATTGTTAATAATTAATCTAATTCAGAGCCACAAAAGGAGTTTCGTTGCGGAGGTAGGATTCGAACCGTTTATGACGATTTCTAGGTTATGAGCCTAGCGAGATGACCACTTCTCTACTCCACGATATTGGCAGCTACTTTACATCCGCTACCCAGGGATGCCTCTATCACCAGTGAGGCACGGACTATTCTAACCGTATAGCACGACTGGTTGGTAACGTCTCCAGACACGGCATTTAGACTGAAAATGTCGAAACAGTGATTTAAAGATTAAATAGGCTCTGGAAGATATTTCCAAATGTAGCCATACTATGATTTGGTTTTATTCTTACAGCATCCTATAATATGACTCTATGCAGATTTATTGTCAGTAATTCCGTTATTAATTAACCATTCCTAAGCTTCTCTGGAACCAAAGAATACCTGTATAAAATTACCTGCTAAGTCATACTAAGCAATTAACTTTGCGTTACTTTTTCTAATTTTTATATTATTTGCCTTCAAAACTTTGTAAATAGTGTCTTTACAGCACCCTATTTTTTCTTGTATCTAAGAACTAGTATATCCCAATCTAGCTAATTCTACAATTTCACTATGATTGTATAGAATAGTGCCATCTCCTCCTTTAGAGGCATTGTACCCATTAGAACCATAAGTTCCTAGCTCTTTTATCCAATAGATTTCTCTTTCAGATAATTCAGAGTTACTATCTACATATTCCAATTCCTCTATCATAAAGTTCTCAACACCATACTTATTCATGGCATCATATAAAGGTCTTTTGTTGCATCTTTCTTTCTAAAAGTCATAACAATGTTCCTTCCAGCGCTCTTCTATAGAAGTAGTAGTTTTTCCTACGTATCGCTTGCTATTAATTAAATTTGTAATGCAATAAATATATGCCATATTTTTAAATTTAAAATTAGAATCCGTGGAGGGATTCGAACCCTCATTAAAGATTTCTCTTTTCAGTTTTGCAGACTGATGGCTAAACCATTCACCCACACGGATATTAAGATTTAAAGTACTTCTCTCTAAATGGGATATTAAATAATGAATCATTAATATCCTTATCAGTTATTTCCCTACCTAGAGCCTTCTCCGCACATTCGCTACAGATAAACACATGGTGGTCTGGATAATAATCTTTACCTCCCCTTTGTAATAAGAGGAGAATTTCTTTGCAGCTTCTTTTTCAAAATTGGTTAGCTTAAAGTAATTTATTATCTTGTTCCAAACCTCATCAATAAACATTGGAGAGTTATGGTCTCCATAATAAAATTCTTTATTACATACTGTACACTTTATTTTCATAAAACTTAAATTTTGAGTAGGTAATGAGAATCGAACTCACATCCTCGGCATGGCAAGCCGATGCACTAACCATTGTGCTATACCCACAAATGTGCAGGTAGAGAGACTCGAACTCTCCCCTCCAGATTGGAAGTCTGGCGTGCTCAATCCATTAACACCACACCTGCATAACGGAGAGTTTTACGATACTCTCCTAAACGAATTACTCAGATAACAGCTCCTGCATATCAATCTCGCCAGCTACCTTAGTAATAGCGATTTTGAACGGATTCCCCTTAATTTTGTCAAACAAGTGAGCATCACGAGTTTCTTTCACCTCGTCAGGGACGTTAAATTTCTTCTTGCCTTTCTCTATGGTTTTCCATGTAACCACCTCGCAGCGAGTTATCTCGTAAACGCTGTCGTTTCGGTCAACGTAAACCTTGAAAAAGTTCTTTTTGTAGTTGAACTTCTCAACCCTTTTGAAATTCTTGGGATGAGCGTGGAACTTCAAGTCGCATTTTCCATTAGCTAAGAAAATCAATTCTGCCATAATAATACTCCGCATAGTCAGAGATTCAAAGTTAAACTATGTTAATTCCAGTCTTTCGTCTGGCACTCCACCTCGTTTTAACCAATAGCTACTATTATTCACTATTTGAGCTAAGCTCTAAACTGGGATAAAGGTATTAGTCTATGTAAATAAACGGTTTTCCAAATTCTTCCATGAAGGATTCAAACCATCCCTCCATTTCTTCGTCACTATCAAAATAGATAGATTCATCATGTCTTTTAGAGAACTCTAAAATGATATGAGGTTTCTGATATACTATTCCATCCTTGTAGAAGGCATATCTCTTCTCTAAAGATGAAATCATTTTTTCTTCCGTATAAGTTCCAAAACATGGGTCCCAATAATACCAATAATCTCGATGTATTTTCCAAAACAAGAATCGGTAATCGTCCACATAATGTACCCAATCGGGATGCTTTCTAGTTTTAAAAACTAAAACTCTCTTTACTAAACTTCCATTAATATACTTGTCCATACTTTAATCCCAATATTCTGGGCAGTTTTCAGTCATTAATAATCCCTTTTCGCAAAAGCCTTTATCATAGAAAATGCAGGATGAACACGAAAGATTGTCCCTAGATTCATATTCTTGAATACCTTCTTGAATATCTCTTTTTGCTTTATATCTATCCTTTCTATTCTCTTTCTTGTATTCATATTGCATCATTCTGCTTCTATAAGGAGAAGTGCAATTCTTAAGCATCTTTGCGTATTTAGAACTATCAAGGAAATCCGTAATTGACTCACAGACCTTCAACGCCTTATTCCTTATTATAGGAACATTATACCTTACATTGGCTTTAATCCCGGCAACAGGTACGTAAAATTTACCGCAAGCGTTGTAAACCTTTTTAGCTCTCGAAATCCACTTTCTTTTAGAAAGTTCTCTTCTTAATTCTCTATCCATAAGCAATAAGATTAGTGTAGAATCTAGAGTGGGATTCGAACCCACGAAACACGGTTTTGCAGACCGTTCCCTTAGACCGCTCGGGCATCTAGACATAAAGGGGAGACTAGCTCCCCAAGTTTTATAGTACCAAAGAGTTGTAAGCACCTCTACGATACAGAGACGGTTTACTATTTGGATCTTTAATCCAGTAGTAATTAATTTCGTTGCCGTCTTTAGTAACTACGATTCCTAGTTTCTTGTCAATCGCAATAATTTCGTCATCATAGAAGTCATCTCCAACTGCCAGATTTGCGAACTTAATATCCGAAGATACATAGTAATATGACAGATTGTGGAAATTGTGGCGGCGATATTCATAATACTCGTTAAGAGCTTTTCTTTCCTCAACAGTACAGTTATCCTCATCGTCTACAATGGGCTTTGGCATCGGATTGTTGAATCTCTCAACAGCTTTAGAGAACTCTTCAATAGAGAATTTATTCTTATCAGCAGAAATCTCACCAGCATATGCATAACCTCTAATGCAGGAATAGTCATACTCATTAGTTACTACGTTGAAGAAGCCTTTAGCTCTTCTCAATCCTTCTATACCGTGAATATTGACCTCATTAACTATAGTTTTGAGAATATCAATAGTAGATATAGTCAAAGAATCAATGAAATCAAGCAAATCTTGACGAGCTTCCGGCACTTGAAGTGCGTCGTCCAGATATTCGTTCACAACCTTCAAATCCAAGTTGCCAAATTCCTTGACATAACGGATTCTAGACGGACGTCCTACCATATTCTCATTGATGGTCATAGCATTAGTAGTAAGCAGGAAAACCTTGCGATACTTAGAGTTGTAAACACCGTCCATGATTTGCAAGATAGTAGAATCCGATTCACTGAAATTCTTTTCAAATTCATCCAAGAACAGAATGCAATCTCCTTCAATACCAGAAAGGAACTCAATCATAGATTGATTATGGTCTCCCATATCCTTTACGATAATGATGGGCAGATTTAGCTTGTTAGCCAGTTCCTTAGCAGTAACAGTCTTTCCAGTGCCCTTTGTACCAGTAAGCATAATTCCGAGATTGCCTTCTGTAGCGTGATACGTCTTAATTACATGGTCAATAAACTCGTTCTGCAAACCATACATTTTGTACGGGAATACAAACTTATCCGCATATCTGTCTAGGTGATAACCTGTCATTGTCAGACAAATACTGTAGATTCCAACTGGGAGAGACTGCTCAACGCTATAGCCTGAGCTTACCTGGGTATATGTAGACCCAGAACACATCCAAACTTTGTTCATTTTTTCTTTTTCTAAGTTACTTAAAACAGATGCCTGTTTGAGACATCCTACTAATTGATTAGCTATAGATTCTATAGCTTCTTTGTTATCAGTTTCCTCTGAGAGTCTTTTTACAAACCACTCTTTAGAACGGGCAACTATTTGCTCATCAGTCTCATTTTCGGAGATTGTTTCAGCAAATTCATGGTAGATACTAGTCAGCTTACCTTCTAATTCTTCTACGGTCATTAGTAATCCTCCTCGTTATGTTCATTAGTTATGAGAGAACGAGCCTTTTCCATACCAGATTCGTAAGCCTCTGTAACAAACACTATGGCAGTTTTTAGGTCCATTTGACCCATGGAATTGCCGTTGTCTACCATTTCCTGAATAATTTCACTTAACTCTTTCATATTACTTAATAAATAAAAGTTGTAGGGTAGGAGGGACTCGAACCCTCACGCCTTGCGGCACTAGATCCTAAGTCTAGCGCGTCTACCAATTCCGCCACTACCCCAACTGTTAGGTTGCTTTTATTTCTTTAGCAACCTTAACCATTTCGTTATATTTCTCTACTACCTTATTAAAGTCTTCCTCAGATATTTGAAAAACTTTGTGAGAGTTTCCATACCACTCTTCTTGACCAGGAAGCCACGTTATATTAATATACCTCTTCTTTTCTAATTCCATATGTACCTTAGATGAATCAATATAAACTGAATAGGCATCCTCTTCGATTCTACTACTTCGTGGATCTGTTGGGTCGGATGTAAGTCTGAAAAACATTGTTGACATACCATTGAAGTCTATCTTGAAACACTTTCCTATATAGCTTTTAAGTAGTGCTTTATGTTTATTGTCGCTGTCTACCTTCTCTTGGTGTCTCTTCCGTTCTTCTTCCTTAACATATTCATTATACTCTCTTAGAGTGCTGTCTGGATGCTTGTCCAGATATTCTTCTATAGGACTCTTTCTTCCCCACATATTATACTACTTTAAGATGGCAATAAATACTAAATTCTGGAATTGGAATCCAAGTTGCAATACCATTGCTATCTACTGGTTTACCCTTGTTGATTGTACAAATAGTGATATGAGGTTTAGCGTTTGCACAGGGTAGATATTGGTCTCCCAATTCTACTCCAAAAGCTATTGCTTTCTCAGAAATCCCTATTTTGTTTACAATTAATCGAAAATTACCATCTATACGATATTGTAGGTCATTAGCCATCTTTTCTTCATGTTGATTTTTATGGAGAAGAGTGCAATGGTCTAAATAAATAGTACTTCCTCTTTGGAACACCAGATTGCAAATGATGGGATTTCCAATGATAACTTGCATAAGTTTGTTTCTAGTTGGTTCATCTAAGAACAATCCAAAATACTGATAATTCATAAGTTTTATTTTTAATTATTTGAAATCAGACCTCATATCCGTTCCATGGAGCGCAATATAAGCCGACTATACTCGTGGCAACCTATATTACTTGATATGTCTTTTCGGTTGTACTACTTTCTCCGTATCTGATTATGTGAACCTATTGGGACTTGAACCCAAATCTAGCCAACGCGTCTAGACCTTTATTCCAATTAGGTAGGCTCAAGTGTGGACCTAGAGGGCTTTGAACCCCCGACCTTCTGATTATGAGTCAGCTGCTCTGACCAGACTGAGCTATAGGTCCTAAATATTATTCGTATGCACTTATTGATTTGCATTCAAATATTACCGTCTTCCCTAGAACATCGCTTGGTTTTATATTAAACTTAGCAAATTCTAGCATCAACTTTTCCGTTTCTTCTACGGAATGTGTTTCTCCTATGATACTTTTTCTATCTATAGAAGTTTGAAAATTGGCAAACAATTCTGTAACTAAACAACTATTAATTATTACTCTCATTTCTTACTATTATTTGTTCTTCTGGTTTTAACTTTTCTGCTGCATCAGAGTGTAGCTTACCACACCTAACACACCAACAAACTCCGAATGAATTTTCTCGAACTTTACATTTACCTTTGTCGCAAAACTTGACAACTTTTCTATAATCTTCTGGCTTCATAATTTAGAACGTATATCGTTAATTAACGCTTGAATCATATGAGTTTGTTCTCTCCATTTGTAATGAAATTCAAGACTGTTAGACTCTTCTTCGGTTAATGGAATATGAAATAATATCTTGTGGTGTATATTTTTAAACCATTTCCTCTCAAGCTTCCTACTTTCCTTAGTTCCTACCTCATATCCTCTCTTAGATTTACGGTTCTTAGAGCAACCACGTGCCCAACCAAATTGTTTGCCATCATTTACCCATTTCCAGTCTGCTCTGGCTTCTTTTTGCCTAAGCCTCTTGTTAATGATATTAATCTTTTCTATCTCTTCCATATTTGTTAAGTTTGTTGGGCTACTAGGACTCGAACCTAGACTGACAGAATCAAAATCTGTAGTGCTAACCATTACACCATAACCCAATTTTGGCTCAGCTATTCTCACGAACCACTAAGTCTATTTACCATGAAAAACACACAATGCAAGTGGGACGAGGCAGGATCGAACTGCCGCTAACGTCCTGGATTTTCAGTCCAGCGCTCTACCTACTGAGCTATCGTCCCATATCCGTTTATAATGTAAAGGCATAGATGAAGTAAACGGATAAAACCTTCATCTATGGAAAAGAGTCCCAAAGCAAGTTATGCATTTCCGAGTATGTTACGCACGTACTAAGGCGACTTCAACGGACTTAAGGTTATTAGCATTGCGCACTACTAATAACGTTTTGCTGGATTTATCCCTCAGCCATCCACTCTATATACTACATAAGGGGTCTATGCAGTCGATAGTCTACTAAGTGCACTTTCAACTATCAGTTATTCCAATTCTAGTATTTTTTTGTTCCACCAGTTAGTTAAATCCTGTAAAGAAAACTTAAATTCTTTTTCAAAGTCTTCTAACGGAACAACTTCTTCTCCTACTTCTATAGCCCACTGCCAACACGCTTCTACTTCTGCTAGTTCAATAGGCTCCTCACATAGCCAAGTATCATCTAGAAGCATACTGAGAAATTCTTTATGAAGGCTTCTAAATATTTCAATTTTATCTTCCATGAACTTTATGATTTTCATCCTGATTCACGAACTCTGCCTTAAGTTTATCCTTATAAAGCGGAATAATAGTATCAGCAGAATCAGTAAAACAAAAGTATTGTCCATTACTAAGTCTCTGGAAACGGATATACTTTATCCACCAATGGTCAATAGAATCCAATACCAAATGCCTCCAGTCTCCCTCACCACCCGATGCAGTCTCTAAACTCTTTAGTAAGGGAATAATCTCGTCCTTATTAAACGAACATTGTTCTACTATAATTCTATTCTTTTTCAGGAATTTATTTAATACTTTCCAAGGTTGACTTATAGTATCATAAGTAACCATATAAAAATCTCTTGTATCGCAGTGTGCACATTCAAAATCGGATAGCTCTGCGATTGAATCTATGTATTTCCATTCGCTCATATCTAATAATTATTTAAGTTAATGCGGAGGCAGCTGGATTCGAACCAGCGGGACCCTTTTGAGGCCCGGAGTCTTAGCAGGACTCTGGTTTAGACCGCTCACCCATACCTCCAAATTGCGAAGGGGCTTTTGTTATACTTTACTAATTCTTTGTAAAGCCCCTTCGCTGTGATTACTTCACTTCTTCAAACTCAGTAGCTTCTACTTGCTTCTTTCCGAACATTTCCTTTACTGTGTCAGCGAAAGGAATAGAACGTAATAAGTCAAGAGCAGGATTCAAGTTCTCAGCAGTCTTAGCCATGAAATTACCAGCGGTATTCTCATTACCATAAACAGTAACCTGTCCAAGGTGAATGTGTTCAAACATCTGAGCAGATGCCTGAGCAATACCGGCCAATTGGTCAACAGTCTTGTACTGAACCACCATTTGTGGAGTCAAGCCAGATTCAATCATCTTCTCAACTGCCAAGGCTGGAGCCATTTCGATAGCTTGAACCTTATCAGCTTCTGCCATCAATGATGCTCTCTTACCTTCAGCTTCAGCAAGCAATTTCTTGCGAGTACCTTCTGCCTCTGCTTCCAACTGCAGTTTAGTAGCATCAGCTTTCGCTTCTGCTTCTTTCAAAATCTTTGCAGCTTCTGCTTCTGCTTCCAATACCGCTTTGGCTTTAATTGCTTCTGCTTCAATAGTTACTCTCTCTTTTTGTTTCTGAGCAGGGACAATCATTTCAGCTTGAAGTTTTGCTTCCTCTGCCTTAGCAGCAGCTTCGTTAACCTCAATCTGGCGTTCTTGTTCTGTTTTGGCTACAGCCATTCTTGCTTCTACTTTAGAAGTACCAGCTACCTTTTCTGCTTCAGCTTGTGCCTGTGCAGCTTCTCCTTTTGCCTTTGATACTTCAATAGTTGCTTTCTGCTCAGCTACTCCAGCTTGCTTGTCAGCTTCTGCAGCCTTAATTCTCTTCTGAGACTCATACTCTGCAGTAGCAGCTTCTTGCTCATTAATTGCTTTCTGAGTGTCTGCTTCCTGCTTTTGCTTAGCTTGAGCAATACGAGTTTGCTTCAGAGCTTCAGCTTCAGCTTTCTTAGAATCTGCTTCTGCCTTAGCTTTAGCTACATTAGCTTCTGCTTCTGCGTCAGCAGCAGCTTTCTTAGAAGCAGCTTCTGAAGCGGATTTCGCTACATTAGCTATTCTCTGAGATTCAGCTTCAGCTTTAGCTGATTCTGCTTGAGTGTTTGCACGAGCAATACTAGCTTCTTGTTCCGCCTTCTGTTCAGCGATACCAGCTTGTTTGTTCTTTTCTGCTTCTGCCAAGCGAATAGCTTTCTCCTGATTAATCTCAGCAACCTTTACTTCCTGTTCTTGCTTAGTCTGAGCAACTGTAGTTTCTCTTTCCTTTTCAGCATCGGCTACGGCAATCTCACGCTGTTTGTTGGTTTCTGCAATCTGAATATCTCCTTTCTTCTTCTCTTCTGCAATGTCAGCCTGTGCCTGAGCAAGAGCTTTAGTTGCAGCTTTCTGACCAAGATTCTTGATATAGTTTGCATCGTCCGAGATATCAGCGTTGTTAATATTGATAATACTGAAACCTACCTTGTTCAACTCAGTTTCAATATTCTCTTTTGCCTTGCCGATAAATTTGATTCTATCAGCATTTATTTCCTCAATCGTCATTGTTGCCATCAAGCTTCTCACTTCACCAATGAGAATATCCTTGATTTGGTCTGAGATTTCAGAAGTTTTAGCTGTTAAGAATCTGCTTGCAGCGTTTTGCATTAGTACTTGATCGGTTCCTATACCAGTAGTTAATGTCACAGGAATCCTAACCTTAATCATTTGGCTGGATACTCCCTCTACCATTACCTGAATCTGAATAGGTTTCAAGGACATTTTAGCCCAGTCTTGAATGACAGGCATTACGAATGTACCTCCGCCGTGGATGATTTTAGACGGCAGTATAACTTCCTCCGTTTTACCAGTCTTCTCGTTAACTACCTTCTTCTTTCCTGCCTTACCAAATACTACCAGGATTTCATCACTAGCACACTTACGATACCGAGACAAAAGTCCGATAAAAGTTACAACTACTAAGAGTACAATAACACCCGCTACAATAAGAGTTTCTGTTGTCATCTTTAAAAATTCTTTTTAGTTAAAATAATACTTTCCATTCTCAAATTTTGAAATTCTCACTTTGTCCCCGTTTTTATACGTCTTATGCTCTTCTTCAGCATAAGCTGACAATTCTTGAAGCATTCCATTTATCTCAACTAAGATAACAGAACTACCACCAGAAATATCATTAGGAATAATGATTGTTCCAATTCTCCCAACTAAGGCTTCACCCTTTTCAGGAATAACTTGATGTTGGAGTTTTAAACAAAGTTTATATAAGTAGTAAAGTATAACCACAAAAAGAATACCGCATATTAATGCGATTAAATAATCGTACCATTCTATAGAATGGGAAACTGAATGCTTAATACAAAGCCATCCACTTGCTCCCATTACAAAATGTACTAGTCCTTTAAAAGAGACAATATCACTCACATCCATGTCCAATTCTCCATCTAAATCTACATCCAAGTCAGTGTCGCCACCAAACCAAGAGAGTATGAACTGAACAATAAAAATGCCATACGAAATGGCTGCTAAGAGATAATAAGTTTCGCTCATTGTAATTTACATAACCCTCCTTGAGTCGTATTATGAAGTACGTAATACATTCTCCCAGGAACGGAGACTCTATAGACATTCATGTGACTATTAGGGTCGGTGTATACCTTTTCAACCGAAAAATGATTTCGGTCTTCCCTAGAAGTAAACGAACAACAGACTGCCGTAACTATTGCTACAACAGCCATCATACAAATTAATCTAATTCTCTTCATAAGTTTTTAGTTATTGATATTTGCATAGGATAAAGGATTCGAACCCTTACCTTCGGTTTTGGAGACCGACGTGCTAACCGTTAACACCAATCCTATAGTTAATTGCGGAAGGACAGGGATTCGAACCCTGGGGACGTTTTACCGCCCGACGGTTTTCAAGACCGTTGCATTAAACCTGACTCTGCCACCCTTCCAAAGGGCTAACCAATTAGTTAGCCTAACATACATCCAAGAAGCAATAATACACAGAATATAGCTAGAATACACCAGCCTATAGCCTGGACTGCTCCTCAGCCAAATACACAAATCATAGAAGAAATAAAGAATACTGCGCCACCGACTACACTTATCCATCCGCCAGCATCTTCATCGTCTTTAGATAGTTTTCCTCTTCCAGTTATTAGTAAAAATAGAGATATTCCTAGCAGTAGTATACCTATTACGACTCCAGCTATCTCCTTATATAGTAATTTCCATACTACAATAGTTATCGCTGTTTGTCCTAGATTAGATTCAGATATTCTTATAGCCGAATCTTCAACTGCTTTTAGTGTCTCATTTACTGCAACTCCAATCTCCTTTCCGAGACTTGCATATTCAGATACTTCTTTGATTTCTCCTTTTATAGCCTTCTCGGTAGTTATTTTCTCGATTTGGGTTCTCGTCTCTCCAGGCAACCTATCATAATCTTCTTGAGATATGGTTATTTGAGAGAATGAGGCTACACTCATAAAGAGCATAGCCACAATAAGCATTAAAAATTTCTTCATTTGTTTAGTACTCTTCTTTTAACTACTCCTGTTCCATTACACATACTACACGATTCGGTATCACAAAGAGCACCTGGACCTAGTGTAAGGATGCCTAATACAACTCTAGACCCAGCTGACATCTTTACTTGACCAATTCCATCACAATTTGGGCAATATATCTCTTCATACTTTATGGTATCAGTTTGATTGTGATTTACTACCTTATCGTGTGTGCATGAGGCAAGCAATAGTAGAATTACAATTAGTCTAGCCATTCAAATTCTTTACCTTCAAAATGTCTTACAAAACAAGCATCAAACACTAACTTTCCAAACTGAGTTGATACATATTTGGCAATCTCCTCAGATTTGCACGCAAGCATCCCGACACCGGAATAGGCAGCGCCGACGCCATAGCTAGAATCGAAATAGCCGAGACCCGCACCGCCGCCATTACCCGCGCTGCCGCCCACTAGCAGC